TGCCTACATACGACGAGACAAAGATTCGTAAGTCTTTCATCTGTGAATACTGCCCGTACCATCAGAGTGTTCGTACAGAGCTAGGAAAGTAATGAAGAGATATGCTTCCAAGAGTGCCCTGGCGATAGATATTATCTATGGACTATATTGTCTTTATCTGATATTCTTTCGCACAGCAGATATACAAGGCAACTTAGAAGCGTCTGCTGTTTGGGCTTACCCCATGGCTGTTAGCCACATGGCAATTCATAAGAAACTAAACCGGGAGAACAATAAGAATGACAATTGATTTGGAAGAGCTACGTCAGAAGAAGGCTGCGGAAGCGCTAGAAGCAGAGCGCAAGGAGACTCAGCCAGAGGGACGACCAGTTACAACAGCCTTCCTTGTTGTTCAGGACACGAATGGCCAGTGGACGGCCCTACACGACTGGAGCAGCTTCGAACTGGCTCCAGAGCGTGCAGCTACCATTGATGACATTATCGGCGGTTCAGCGGCCATCCAGACAGGCGCACAGGCACAGATTACAGCCTTCCAGACTGTCTCCATGATGCAGCAGCAGGCACACGCCATGCAGCAGGCATATCAGAACCAGCAGATCGCACAGCAGTTAAACCTTAAGGGGAAGTAAATGGGAGTTTATGGGCAAGACTGGGCTAGCTTCCAGGGGACATATCCTCCTGCTGCTGGTCTTGCATTTGTATTCTTAAAGATCACTGAGGGTGAGTCTTACGTCAATCCTTATTGGCAGTCACAGAAGGCTGACGCATTAAAGGCTGGCGCAGCTATTGGAAAGTACCACTACCCTCACATGCACAATAGTGTTCCTGGAGAGATTGACTACTTCAAGACGCACGCACAGATTCAGCCAGGCGAGATGATCGTTCTGGACTGGGAAGGTTACGATAGTAACAATGCTGGCCTTTCCAATGCGGAGAAGCTTGCTTACAAGGAGCAATTCCTTACTCTTATGAAGAAGGAATTCCCTAACAATCCAGTTGGAATGTACTGCAATACCGATTATTGGTACAACGTAGATACAACTGGGCACGCTGGAGATTTCCTGTGGATTGCTACCGCTGGTAGAGCTGCTGGAGATCCTGGTATCAAGGCTCCATGGAAGTTCCACCAGTATTCCGCTGATCCGGTAGACAAGGATTATGGTAATTTCAGTTCTGTAGCTGATCTAAAGTCTTGGATCAACTCTTTCAATAAGACCAACCCAACACCACCACCAGTGGAGGATGACTTGCCATACACAGAGGCGCAACTGCGCACCATCATCAATTCTGAGGTAGTGAAGGCTGTCTCTTCACAGGCAGTTCGTGATGAGCTTGCTTTCGCTAACCTATACTGGCTCGTTGACGTATTCAGCGGAAAGCCAATTACTGTTGCCAACACTCAGATTCAAAACGTGGTAAACAGCCTACAAAGCGAGCTAGCAGGCGTTTTGGGCAAGCTAGACCCTGCGGTTGTATCTGAGCTATCCGCAGCCGTCGAAAAGGCCGTTGCCAGCACAGCTATTACAGCTACAGTTAACGTAAACGGTAAGGCTGTCTAATACAGCTAGACTTAAGGGGAAGCTCTTTATAGGGCTTCCCCTTTGTCGTTTTATACGGTAGGATAAAGTCATGCTAACAATTACCCCAGGAGAAAGCGGATATTTCTCCAGACCGACTGAAACACTTGATCCATTTCTATTCGACGGGACGCACTTAAAGGAAAATGTCAGAACGCGCCTCATCAATCTTCTTCTGGATTATCTTGATTCTCGTTATCGCGATGCCAATAGCTGGACTCGTATATGGCTGGCTGGTTCTGGTATCAGCTATCAATGGAGTGCTGCACGTGGCAATGGTGATCTTGACGTTCTATTCGGGCTAGACTATGACAAGTTCGTACAGAGTAATCCTCGCTTCGCATATGACACCAGAGAAGAGATCGCCGAACAGATAGATGCTGACTTGCGCACTAATCTTTGGCCTAGCACTGCTTATATAAGTTTTCCGTTAACGGATGATGACCTCTATAACTACAACCATTACGAAGTTACGTTCTTTCTTAATCCTGGAGTTGGTGCAGGTAAGGAAGATATTATGAATATTCATCCTTATGCTGCATACGATCTAACGCAAGATGAATGGACTACCAAGCCAGCTAAGAGCGGAAGTCCAGTATTCCAGCATCCCGAAGAGTTCGCCAGAGCTGCTGACTTGAATATCCAGACCACACAGGCTATAGTGGACCGTTACAATGCAGTACAGAGAGAAGAAGCTCAGACGCTACCAGGTTCACCCTACGCTGTCAACGCAGCAGCTCATAAGCGTCTGATTGTCGAAGAGGCTCGCAACCTGCTAGACTCCATCCATTTGGGTAGACGTGCAGCTTTCACAGGTAATGGAGAAGGCTATGGCGATTACTACAATTACCAATGGCAAAGAGCTAAGCAAGACGGTCTTGTAATGGCTCTAAATAATATAATTGGGAGCTATTAATGGCGGATTCATGGGGTAATCACGTAGCTATTGTTGTTGATGGAATCCTTAAGCAACCTAATGACAGTGGTGTTCTGGTACAAGGTCTCTTACTATATAAGTCTTTAGTTAAGGATCATAGAGTAAGCCTTATCATTGATAGTGCAGCTAAAGAGAAGGTTCAGTATTGGTTATTGATGAACAGCCTTACTGATCATGTTAATGAAATCTATTGGGAAGACATTGATCCTGATGATGCTCCTTCCAGACGAATAGCTCAGGTTGGTAGATTGCGAAAGCAAGGTCCACTGTCTCTGGTATTCGAAGCTGATACCACTGTAGCTACTGCATTACTCAATGCTGGTATTCCTTCATTCCTTTACCTACACCCTCAGTACACTCATCCTGAGCACCGCCCTGGATTCAGAACTGAGATAACTCCTTGGGATGATCTATTGGCAGAGAAGATCAGACAGCAGGAAGCTAGAGCAACCGATACTAGACTTACCGATATCTTCTAGGAGACAATATGGTTATGCCAAACATGGAGAATATCAACCATGTAGCAGCAGCCGAAGCTTCAAAGCCTAATGCATTTAAGATGGCTGGTGAACTCCAACACAAGGTTTTGCAGAACAAGGCACGCAAGCAGCGTATGGCTACAGCAGCTCAGCAGCAGAACGCAAGACAGGCTCAGGCTGCCTATAATCAGGCTCACGCCAATGCAAAGCTTGAAAATCAGGCATTCGATGCAAGAAAGAAGAATGCCGCCAAGGCTGCGGCTGCACAACAAGCAACAGCAAAGAAGGCAGCAGCCGCTCATGCAAAGAACGTAAAGGCGGGTACAGCAGCCCCAGCACAGGGGGCAGCACCTAGAACCTTTGCCATGCCTGCTGGTCCTCAGGGACAGGCTGCACAGGCTCACGCTGCGGCATCTGCTCAAGCAGCCAAGGTCATGCAGCAACAGCGCAACCATGCTCATGGTCAAGCTATTGCAATGCAGAATCAAATGAATCGTCAAGCAGCACAGACACAGGCGCAGCATGCGCGTACACTAAAGCAGCAGATCAACACTGCTCATGGACAGGCGCTCAAGATGAATGCAGCTATGACTCCTCAAAGCCCTACACCAGCCCCAGGAAAGCCCGCACAGCCCTTGACGGTACAACCCCGCTCTGGGAGCTTCAAAGAGCATCAGAACCCCGCTGGAAGCCCTCAGACACGTCTTCCTAAGCTCTCCGACACTGAGACAGCTAAGACAGGGCGAGAGAACAACTTCTCTGTTGGTACTAAGAAGCCTTCCAGCAACACTCAGGGTCTTGCGGCTATGGGTGCTCGTTTGGAAGCAGGATTGATGCAAAAGAAGATGACACTACCAGAACCAAGAAAGCGTGTGTAAGTGCGCATTTACTTCCAAGGCGCAGAACTCCCAACCTATAGAAATCTCATTAAGGAGATGAACATAGGTGGGAGTTCTATGTCTTTTCTCGGACTATTAAAACGAACCAAGACACCAGAGAAATGGGCTGTGACCAAATACTTTCCAGAAGGTCACCACCTATTTGTGGACTCAGGATGTTCTACCCTCAACAATTCAGTGGAGCAGAAATACACATACGATGAACTCAGAACCATTGCAGACAATTACTATTCATGGGTTGGCCAGAATATCGAGTCCATTGAACTCTTCTCCGAATTTGATGCTCTACAGTTGGGTACTGGATACCTTGAAGAAATGCGGAATAGTTTCCATGACCTGTACTACGACAAGGTTCTACCAATCTGGCGAGGAGACGATAGTACCTCTGGAGACTTACGTGAGCTGGGAGAGCGTTTTGGCAGGGTCGGAGTTACGCAGACTACTCTCAATGGCCGTGACCTCATCCCCGTACTCAGTCGAATGGCTTCCTTCGGAATAGAAATTCACGGATTGGCAATGACCAAGCCTGATATTATGCAGGCTTTGCCATGGACTAGTGTATCTTCGACCTCTTGGACTACTCCACAGAGGTATGGTGACACTATTATTTGGTCTCACAATCAGCTAAAGCGCTACCCAAAAAGCATGAAGGAACAGGCGCGTAAGAAGGAAAAGGCTGTAATCATTCGATCTGGATTTGATTATGATAAGATTCAGGCCAACGATCCAAAAGAATTACTACGACTCTCCCTTTGGTCTTGGACCCAATTGGAGAATAAGATCAATAGAAAGAGCACAGGAGTAACTTCACCAATGAATTCCAGCGATGAGGACTTCACGGAATTTGACTATGACGATGTTGGTACTGTTGAGAAAACACCCCAGAATAGAGTACCAACTGCGAGACCGCGAGAAGCCTCTGAAAGAACCATCCTTCCACTGCTGAATTTCACTGTAGACACAGAGAAGAAGCGCAATAAGGACACGGGCGAGACAGAATACGTAGAGCGCTCCATGATCCATGTACGTTCTGATTCTATGCGTATCTGTGACACCTGTTTCCTGGCTGCCAAGTGCCCAATGTTTGAGAATAATGCAACATGTGCCTATGACATCCCAATTCAGGTGGAAACTAAGGAACAAATGCAAAGCCTCATGAATGCCTTGGTTTCCATGCAAACACAGCGTGTTATGTTTATGAAAATGGTGGAAGACATCGAAGGTGGAAGTGCTGATCCTATTCTTTCTGCCGAAATTGACAGACTTGGAAAGCTCATTGAAAAGAAGCACACCATTGAGCAAGAGGGCTTCTCACTGACCATCACAGCCAAGCAACAGGGTGAAATGAGCATGGTTGACAGGATCTTCGGAGACGTAGCCAACACCAAGCCTTTGCATGCCCTACCGGCCCCACAGAACGTTCAGAGCGCCGCTCAAGCCCTCGGATTCAATGACGATTTTATTGATATCCCCGTGTATGAAATTGAACAGGAGTAACTACCATTGTTAGAATTTGATGAGGAAGATGTCGATTGGGATTACCAAGACGATATCGAACCTGAATGGTTTGACACTGAGCCTGAGGGATTCAGATGCCAGGCTTGCTATGGTAGTGGCTTAGATCGAGAATATGACACAGATTGTATTGTTTGCTTCGGAGAAGGGTACGTAGATGGCTTCGCAGTTTAATGACTTTGATGAGATGGTTGACGCAGTTCTTGATGGTGAGGGACTGGTAGCTGAGTTTGATGACGGTATGACTATCTCAGCCTATGATCTGGATAAGATCGGCATTACTATTGATCAACCTGGACACCTGACAGATATCGTAATCTCTGGAGAAGCCAGAGAGTATTTGATGCTGTTCCTGGAAACACAATTCGCAGCACAGGCTAATGTCAATGAGACTAATTGGGACAATCTGCTAAACGGAAATTAAATAACGAAAAACCTCCTGTATAATAAGTTTTCTAGACTTACTACACAGGAGGTTTTTCATGGGTAAATGGACGCATCGTCTGACTAACAAGGATTTTGATCTTCTTACAGCAGACTGCTCAGAGTGTGGCCCAGTAGATATGATGACCAATAGCAATGGCGCTCGTTGGTCTTGTGGGGTTAAGTACCGTCAATCACGCGATGAAATCAATAAGCGAGCCAAGGAAGCCAGAGCAGCCGCCAAGAAACTTCGTCAGGAAGCCAAGAAGGACAAGCTGCATCCCATTTTTAATATTCCGATGAGGGAAGTGGAAGAATTAAAGGCTAACCGTAGCTGTTTCATTTGCGGAAGCACTGAGCGTTTGGCCATTGACCATGATCACAAAACAGGTCGCCTTAGAGGACTGCTGTGCATGGATCACAATACAGCTCTGGGAAAGTTCCACGACAGCATTGCAGAACTCGAAAAAGCCATAATCTACTTAAAGAGTGAAACGGAATTTCTATACTACGAGAAGTAGAAATGGCTGAAAAGTCGGAGCAGAAATCCCCCGAAATCCTAAGTGGAAATCGGGGGATTTTTCATGTGAAATTAGATAGAGGGAAGAAGCTTTCGTGCCCAACGAACAGTTGCGGGCTCCCCATTATCGTAACGAGCCTCCACAACTACCAGACCAAGATCGATCATCAGATTCAGCACCCGCTTCTTCTGTCCACGACCATCCCCCGAGTAGACCTCAAGGAAGTCACTGACACTCAGACGATCTCGCATCTGCTTGGCCAGAGTGATCAAGCTCGCGCTGTAGATCACGAATTCACGAGCAGTCGCGTTATCCATTCGTGCTCCTCCTAATTATTTTCGGGCAGGCTTGGTACGAATCCGTAGGTGGCCGACTCCCCCGACCAGTGGGGCTTAGAGCGCAAGCGCTCCGTTCATGACTACAGTCAATCACACGCTAGAGGCTGTGTCAAGTACCATGGATGTACCAACTACAGAAAGGGCACACCATGCCAACACTCGTACTGTACAACACAAAGATTGTGGCTCAGACCACAGCATACACGGCACACCAGACCATTGGCGATCCGCAACTGATCGCGTGCACCTCTGTGGCAGACGCTGCCACGAAGCTACAGACGGCCCTAGGTAGCACAGCGAGAGCCGCACAGGCCGCAACCCACGCAACCAACTTTCAGAACCGTGTGACCAGCAATGCAGCCCTTACGACACACGCTATGAACTTCGGTGGGAGCGTAGGAGCACAGGCCACGTACAAGCCCTAGTTGACACGTTCGGCCTAGACGTGTAGCGTTCTTCTCGTCAGCCCAACGGGGCTACGACGAAAGGGAGGGCAACACAATGACTTCTGTCACGATCACTGAGATTGGCTTGGATGGTGTCTACACCAACGAGCTGATCAGCCTTGAGTCTTGCGAGCACGGGGAACACCTTGCGCTGCACTGGCCGATGTGTACTCTTGCTGTGGCGGATGAGCTGGTGCATACCACGGATGTGTCCGCTGCTGCCATGATCATGGCCATGTGGTTGGCGCACGATGGTGGGGCACCGTTCGAGTTCAACTGGATTGACAACGCAGGTATTTCCTACACGTGGCGTTACGAAACGCTCTAGTGGGTAGGATGGTCTAGGGGGTTGACACTCCCTAGTCCGTCTGGTTCACTAGAACCAACACACCGAAGGGAAACACAATGTCTGACTTCCGTGAGCTTCGCGTCGTCTTCAACAAGGGTGAGCGGTTCGTTAACGTGAACCTGAATGAGGACCACGACACCTACCGCTTTGAGGGTGTTTACTCTCGACTGATCGGCGCGGGCTATGAGATGGTGTCCGTTGTGATCGACGGTAACTCTTTCGAGTATGAGGCTCTTAAGGACCTCAGCTCTGAGCGTGACGTGATTGAGCTGTTCGATCAGCTCAAGGAAAGCGACTACGACGCGCACACCATCGCGGCATGGCTCACTGTGGATGAGTCTGCGAACTTCTCGAACATGACCTACGCCAAGCTTGCTGAGGGCTCTTGCCTTGAGTACCTGTGGGCTGCTGTGGAGGAGTACCAAGAGGAGATGTTGAACATCCCCTCTTGGGTTGTGCTGGACGCTGAGGAGACCGTTACGGCTTACGCCGATTACTACGGTTACGAGCTGGTTGAATTTGAGGGCTGGTTCTACATCTTTGATCTGAACTACTGAGACAGCTTTAGTGGAGTCCCCGAGAAATCGGGGGCTTTACTATGGCTAGCTGAGTGGCTAGTCTCCATTACATGAAAGGCTTTACCATGCTCAAGACTTACCCGAATGAGCCGGTTACCTCTGTCCGTACGGGTGATGTTGTTCGCGACAAGGGATATAACCGTACGTTCATCGCTGAGTCTGATCCCATTTGGGATGAGTACAACGAGAACTATGTCATCCTTGCTGCAACTCGTTGGCTGAATGTCTCGGATTACGTTGACATTCAGTGCGAGGAGATTGACGAAGACATGTACGTCTAATATCAAGACTCAAAGGCTTACCTCTAAAATAGGGGGTAAGCCTTTTTGTCGTTTATAGGAGTTTTTCATGGAGTCACCATCATTTCGTTTATGGGATAAGGGCACATGCATTCAAGCCCTAGCCGCACTAGCCCTAGCAAGTCTGCTGACGCTCTCTCTGGGAGCCTGGACAGGGACACTGAGCCCATCACCCCAGACACCATCTCAGAGCGCGTCACAGAGCCACACAGGGACTTGTAAGGGATAGAGCTATGCCATATGAGGTACGTAAGGTCAAGGGCGGATTCAAGGCCGCCCATAAGGGGACCAGCAAGACCTACAGCAAGCACCCCATGAGCCGAGAGAAAGCCGCCGCACAGATCAGAGCCATAGCGGCTAGTGAGTTCGGCCATGGTGCCAAGAAGGGAGCCTAGACGGTCCTGTGTGCCCTTCTGAGAGCCTGTCAGTGTCTAGGTGGACTGAGAGACGTACCCCATAGAACGATCTTGTTAGACAGGCTCCTGTGTCTTCGCTGCAAAGTACAACCATCAGATACAACGAAAGCCCCCTACCGATTTGGGTAGAGGGCTTTTCGTGTTTCTAGCGGACGATAAGCTTTCCGTCCTCTGTGATGGTGGCCTCAATGTAAGTCAATTGAACCTCACCATCCCAAAACTCTTGGGTCTGCAATGTGGCAGAGTCAGGAAGCTTCTTAATGAAATCCCTGAGCTCTCCAATGGTCTCCAGAGCGATCCAGCTTTCCATTACTGTCTCCTTTCTAGTAGGCCATAGCCTTTCTCGGATTGCTCCGAGAGAGACTAAAGCTCACTAGCGATTAGCGGCTCGAATCTTCTTTTCTACCCTCGTACCACCCGCAGCAAGCAACAGGAGCCAGAGGACGCCAAGCGTGCCCACAACGGCCAGCACAGCCGTTCCGAACAGAGCAGACACCAGAGTGACCAGAAGGACCAGAGAGCCCCACAGACCGTAGAAGAGGGTAAATCCTCGCTCTACCTGATCGATGGTGCCACCCTCGGGAAGCTTGTTCCCATCTGCCAGTGTCACGCTGAGGACTGCAACGTCATCAGCAGCCCTTTCGATCCTGTCAATAAGTGCCATTTACTATTTCCTTTCGACTAATGGACCATAGCAAAGCCCCGAATTAACGGGGCTTCACTAAAGCTCATTACTCGACTGAAATCCCCTCCTAGGAATCCATGGCAGAAACCCTGACCCCTAAACTGTCAGGGTCTCCACCATCAATTACTAGGCCGCGATTGCCGCCGTGTGCTGGGCAAGAGCCCTCTTGGCGTAGAACAGCCGCGCGGAGAACGTGTCACGAGGACTCACGCTGTAGGCGTTGAAGACGCCATTCCACGTGTTCTCTGCGACACCCTGAGGAAGCGCGGGAGGCTGGATCTCCGAGGGCTCTCCGTAACCGTCACGGACGTTCGTGGCGTTCGCGTGCTCCTCAGTCAGGGTCTCGATCATGCCCGTGATCAGAGCCACGTAGTCAGGAGCCTTGACCTTGATCACCTCATCGGAGATTACTGTTCCCACGGAGCCATCCGACAGGACGACCTTAGCACCCTTTGGCAGAGCGTCAGGGGCAGGCTTGAAGAGCTTTGCAGAGGGCTTAGGGGCCTTGTGCTCGGGAGCCTGAGACATAACCGCATCCTGGCTCTCAGCGGCGCGCGTGGCGTACTCCAGACGCCCCCGCTCCTTCTCCTTGTCGGCCGCAATCTGAGCCTTGGTGCGACGCGTCCGCTTGGGCTTGGCATTCTCGGCGAGAACCGCGACCTTCTCAGCGGGCACGGGCTCAGCAAGCTTGGCCGTAGGGCTCTCGTCCATGTACTCCGAGAGAACCTGAGCCGCCGTGCTCTTGGTGACCTCCATCAGAAGGTACCAACCGTCTGCCCCCTTCTCAGCGATTCCAGCCGCCTTGAAGCGGTCCAGCACGGTGGAAATCTGCTCCGGGAACTCCGCCAGGTCCGACGCGATGTCGTCAACCGTGGTCGGGTTCTCCTCGCTGCTCTCCATCTCCACCAGGGTCACGAGAACGTCGAACGGGGAAACGGGCATCTCGACAGCCTCAGCGTTCTTACGACGTGCAGCCATGATATTACCTCCTGTTTGTGGCTCCCGGTTAGGAGCCTGATAGGAAGAACGCTACTAGGTACCATTCTCCCTGTCAAGCCACTAGCTCAGTCCGTGCCGTGAATCTTTGCGTAGGCTTCCCACTCGTCCTCAAGTCGCTTCCAAGCGATCATGAGCGAACCGTAATCCTGGTACACCTCTACGGTGATCTTGTCAAGCCTCTCAGTCAGAATCGTCTGATCGGCACTGAAAAGAGCATGCCACCCGAAAGTGTAGGCATTCCCAAGGGAATCGTCCATCAGTTCGTTGTCGGCATCCTTGCTGAGCCGATCGATCATTGCTTCGATATCTTCCATCAGAACATCCCATCGTCTTCGTATTCGAATCCGAACACCTCAACAGGTGCGGAACAAGAGAAGCAGATGAGCATTTCGAAACCGAAATCGTCCGTGACGACCTCCATAAACCGGCCGCAAAGACACACCGGAATGGTTTCGATAATCTCAATTTCCAACTGAGTCCCCTCCTATTTGGTTGTCTCGGGTTTAACCGATTCGGAATCTCTCACGCACTAGCGTAAGAGAAACCGGACCTGTTAGGCCGCGAGGGTTTCGAACCAGAAATCGTCGTACTTCTCAGGCTTGCGGTTGTTGTCCGCACGGTCAACCATAGTGGTCAACTTCTCCAGTGCTGCGATGTACGCTTCCACGCTTGCTCCCCTACGCGTCGAACCAACATAGTGTCGGTTGACGTACAGGTCAAGCGAGACACCAACACGCTCGGTCGGACGGATCGAGAGACGACGACCGTTGTAGTTCATGATAAGCATTGGAAACCTCCGATGGTTCCGGTTTGGTTTCCCCCCTTGCGATACCTCTAGTCTTGCATGGTGGGGAGAGGCTGTCAACCTCTCCCCGCATGATCTTTTAGGACGCCTTGAAAGCCGTCTTGACCATGACCGTGCGTGCACCCTGGTAACGCTTGTCCATCTTGGCGAGAGCCTTGATGTACTGTCCGGCCGCGCGCTTGCTGGCGCTGAACGGGAGCGTCACGACAGAACCGGACGGGAGGACAGAGACGTAAGAACGGGGGTTCAGCATGGTTGTAAGCCTTTCTGAGAGCCTGTGAGAGGGTGGGTGGGGTGATTACTTGAGGAGAGAGCTACGGACGTGCTCACGCATGGTCTGAGCCGCCTTGTAGAGCCCCATGAACTGAGCCTCCTCCTGCTCCGTCCAGCGGTCGTAACCACGCTCGGAGATCAGGAAGCCGTCCGCGTCCGTGTCCATGTCATCCATGAACTGAGCTCCATAAGCCTCCGTGTGACGCTTGTGCAGTCGTGCGATTGCCTTGTCATACGCCGCAATGAGCGGGTGAGCGTAGACGCGGGCAGCAATCTCAATCTCAGTCAGGGGCAGGCTGACAGACATTTGTAAATCCTCTCGGGTATTTGCTGATTGGAATAACCAGCCATAACCACTCCCAATTTCTTGGGAATGATTAAAGCGGATTATGCAGGAATGAGCTCAGAGCGCGTTCGGTGGAAGACCCTGCCACCAGGCACAACGATCTTGTAGAACATGGAAGAAGGCAGGTATTCCACGATCGTACCCAACTTGATCTCAGCGATTCCCTTGGAAGTGTATTCGTCATACTCATAGAAGTATGCCGAGTCACCCGATGCGAGAATCTGAGTCTTGGTGTTGTTCTTCAACATGTCGTTGAACTCATGGAGAACCTTGATCACCTCACCCTTACGGCAACGGTTCTCCACAGCACCCTTGGTAACAGCGCGGGTGATGCGCTCACCAGTGATGAGAATTCCCTCACTCTCCCACGTGTGATCGAACACGACGCGGTAAACCTCAGCGTCCTTGACCTGTCCGATGATCGTACCTGAGAGAGCCTTACCGAGACCTGTGGAGTCAACGGTAATTCGGGTGCCGATTGCGTAACGGTGCTGCATTTGTATTTCCCTCCCTAAGGATTCCAGTATTCCATCCTGAATCTAGGGTTATCAAGACCTAGACTCAGAAAAGCTACTAGATTTCCCACTCTTCGAGCGTGCGCCCCTCTTCGGAATCCACCACCTGTAGGCGGTAGCTGTCAATTAGGAAGTCAGGCAGAATAACACAGCAGCCATCTGCTTCGTGCATCTTCCTTTCTTCCTCAATCGCCTGATCACGATAGGTTTCCGCATATTCCTTGGCGTAAGCGTACGCGGCTTCCTTGGAACGGAAACCCTTGGGCCTAAGGGTCTTACGGTCCTCCACATAGAACGGCTCAAGCTCAACCGTCCACCACGCACGGCGCTTGTACACACTGGCACAACCCATCAGGTCGCCAGTCTCACACCACACACGGTATTCCCTGATTGCCTGTTCCATCGCGCTCCCCTTTCGTTGGCACTAGCTAACCATGTGCCATGAGCCTGTGTCAAGTGGTACAGCCCTGTGTCTTAGAAACGGCTGTACTGCTCTGTAAGGCTCTCAACGTTCAGGTTGGTACCGATAGCCCAACGACCGTCCCACGTGGCCGCGTAGACCCCGTGAGGGGCTTCCTTAGCCTCAAGCCAGGTACGCCACACCATCACGTCTGTGTACTCCGTGCCAAGGATGTACATATGCTCCCATGATGCTGCGGACTGGTCGAAAACGTCCACATCAGGCTCGTAACGCTCGAAAGCCTCAGGGTTCACGTAAAGACCCGGAATGTAATCGGAGAGAATACGGTCAAGGTCGTATTCCGTAATGCGAATTGAGTAAAGCATTTAACCTCCTGATTGGCCATAGGCATATTCGAGTTTCCCCGAATATCCCTAAAGCTAATCACCAGGCAACCTCAGGACCCTGATCGAATTCCCAGTAAGGCGCGTGCGTGTAGGGAATGCGAGTAATTCCCAATTCGGCACACACCGCGATACGGTGATTACCATTGCGCACACAGGGCACGTATTGCCCAAGTTCGTAATTCCACTGACGCTCAGCAATCCAAATCATGGACGTAAAGCCCTGAGTCTGAATCATGAGCTTAAGCCGCTGGTAACCGGGGTCCTGTCGCTTTCCCTGGAGAATGTCACCAACCGTCTTGCAAGAGACAAGCTCACGAGAGGGAGCCTCACACCAGTCAAAGCAGCGTGCCTGAGATTCCCTGTAGCGCCGACTGACGGACGAACAGCACGGGCAACGCATCCAAGCGTTAACGTCTCCCGTCCACATCTCCAGAACCTCAGCCAGGTCCCTGTAACCCGCAAAGAACGGGCTCTCTTCCACGTTGGTCTTACCCTTGAGGTAGTCACCAATCGTGATCATTCTGTCCCACCCCTTTGTTAAGTAATTGGGCCAGTAACCCATTCGGACTATAGAGACACAATCCCTACGTGATTCCGAATGGAAAGCTGAGCTAATTACTCACCGAAACACGCATCGATAAACTTCTCACGATCGAAGCGCGGGTTTTGGGTGGCGAAATAGTCCGCCAGCCCGTTTCGGATCATCTCTCGGTACGCGTGGAATTCCACCTCTGCACCGTAGTTGACTCCCTCACTGATTGAGTCCTGATCCGCCTTGTAGACAATCGCGGCGATTGCCGCAAAGTCACGCTTGGTCATAGCCATTTCAATTCTCCTCTTCGCAGATCACGCACTCACCGTCAAGGATGCTGAATTCCTCACACCAGTGACAGAATTCCATTCCTGCATCGCTTTTCTTGGAATTGATGTACGCCTCAAGCGCATTCAATTCCGCGATTTCCTCAGTAGTGCGGAACGGACTTTCCCGCTCCTCAGTGCTGACGAAATCAGCCATGGTCATGGTTGCTGTGACAACACCACGAGTGGAGAGAGCGGCGCTCTCATTACCGGGCGAGTGCCACCATGACGCAATGGTTTGGGCGACGTAATCGGGAATGACAATTCCCTGAGAACCCCAGAGAAATACCGCGTCGTCAACCTCAGCGATGGATGCGAGAGGAAGAAAATCACCGTCGTAAACCACCAGCATTTTGGGTATCCTTTCGGTCTCGACAACCCTAGAGCCGCTGGATTCTTCATCGTAATTACTACTTACAAGCAACCGTAAGAGCAAGGTCGATTACTTCGTCAGCAGTGAGCCAACCAATAACCGCGTCACACTCTTCGGTAATGCCTTCGAAATAGGTAATTTCGCCGTCAAGCAAAACCGCAATTTCGAATTTACCTTCGTGGCCACCATAGGTATTGCGTCCCCTGATTACAGACAAGCCATAATCATTTGCGAACGTCAATTCCAGTCGCTCAGGATATACGTACTCCTGAGCGATGCCCTTAGAGGGCTCATAGTTCCACATTTTCGTGAAGAATTCACAAGCCTCGCGGATACTGCGCATGGTCTCCATAAGGACACCTTTCCAGAATCCAGCGGCTTTAGCGCTGCCGAGTGCGCATTTAGTTTTCAAGGAACACCAGGGTTTCCCTCTGGTCGTGCTGTGCGTTTCGTTCTGTGCTACATCCTTGCATCTTGCTGTGTTGCTTGTCAACTCGCTCTTGTGAGCGTCCGTCGCGTCGTTTTAGGCCACTTGGGCTGTCTCGCTCGGGCTGTGCTCTGTCGTGCTGACAAGAAGAACACTACACACTCGTATGGCCTAGCGCAAGCCCCATTGCGAAAGTCTCTGAATGCCCCTGTGAGGCTCTGTGACATAGCCCTATGACTCACAGTCCATCCGACACAGCAAAGAGCCCCACAGGGCCGTTTACGGGCTCCCATGGGGCTCTCTGTGTCTGTGCTACCACCAGTGAGGCGCGTAGTCCTCTGCTAGCTTGCGTACCCAGTTGGGCATGCGTTCGTCGTCAAGATCATGAAACGTGCGGCTCTCGAAGTGCTTGTGAGTCATGGTGTTGGTGCACTCACACACTTTCCGAGCATCACCCATGTACCAACCATGAATGTGCACTGTCACTCGCTTGGGACCCTTGATCACTCCAATGGAATAGCTGAGCTCCACACGGGTGATGGTTACCCAATTGCTCCCGCGCTTGTTGGCTATCTCCACAGGGTACGTGTCCCACTCCTCCAATGACAGAGTAAGGGATTCTCTGTGACTACTGACAGAGATCATGATTACTCCTTATGCGTGGTCGCCAACCAAGCAACGACAGGCGTACGCCGCTTAGCGTGCTCCACAGTGGCTGTGTCCTCTGCATTGTCCAGAATAGGCCGCAACTCATCAAACAGGGGAATACTGATTGCCCCATCATGAGTAACGGTGTAGATCATGCCACGGATCAAACGCACTTGATCACGCGTAAGCATAACGGGAACGGGAATGTCACCAAGCTTACTCACTGTCTGGCCTCTCTTCGATGAATTCAATAGTACGGGGGCGCTGAGAATACAATTCACGTCCAGAAGGGTGCTCACTTACCCACTCGTCTGGGAATCGCTCCATTACCTTTTCCGCAAAGAATCGGGCGAGATGCAATTGAATGCATTCCTCCCAATCCTGATTGGAAAGGTAATTATCCTTACCAACGAAATAGGCTACCGCTTGATCGAAAATGTAAAGCACGGTAGCAGGGTGTCCCTTGTACGTGTGAGTGTCTTCCACACGGACAATACCAGGAAGATTCAGGGTAAAGCTAGGCACTTGACAGACTCCAATCCAGGGTGTACCCTCTAGTATTTATATACTATATAGATATTAATTAGAATTAATATCTAATATTAAAGAGAAATAATCTAGTATTACTGTGACTATTTCTCTTTAATATTAATTACTAATTCTCCTCATATTCTGCATGAATAGAGGTAACCATACTCAGATCAATCTGAGTCTCTTTCTTATTCAGAACGTAGTAGTAAATACCACGCTTTTTCTTATTCGCGTAGAGAATTTGGAGCTTGTCCAATTCCTCTCTGGTCATCCCATAGACAGTCATTGTCTGTCCACCTATGGTGAAGAGCTGAACAGTAAACCTCTCGGTAGCTCTGACATCTCCCAAACCACTGATGATGTCAGAGAATGCCTTACGCTCTTTGCGTTCTGCACTCTTGAACATTACCCCTCCGTAATGACCATGATGAAATCGGTAAGGAACCAATACGAATAGCCAGACACATGGTCAGTGTCGCGGATACGCCAGACAGCATGTCCGGTAGGGCATTTCCCGTGCTGTGTCTCTTGATCCCACGTAAGACCCTGCCACGGAACCACGTAATCACATCCAGGACATTGGTAACGCTCCATAATGGCACCTCTAACAAGATCAATTGTGGTGTCTGGACCCTGTGTCCACTGAGGTACTGAAGGGCTCTCTCACAGCCTCTCAGTGCCCCAGAAGAGACAGGCTCTAGTAGCCGTAGTAACCCGTGTCCGGCAAGTCGTAATCGTCGTAGTCATACGACACGTCAACCGCATCGTAATCCTCGTACGGCTCACCCTCGTTGGCCTGGGCAATGCTCATGTCATGGTCAGCCGCTTTGTACGCGATAATCCCGAGAGGACCACGCGCCCAACTGGGCAGCAAACCATCACCAACACGCTCCCCGATTTCCATGATCTCATCACGCATGAGCGTGCCAGGCGCGGAAATGTCAATGATCACGTATGACCACAGACCTGAGCCGTTCCAACTGACGTACGCCTGAGCGTCGTTGATAGTGAAGCTCCACACTCCGCGCATGTGGTAGTCCCACACCATCACGTCGTTGTCGTCTGCGTCCGTGTGCGGGAAGGTGTAACCCGCGCAGGTGAGCAGCGCGTGAAACTCATCCTCTGCGCGGTCTCGTGCCTCTCGCAGAATGAGACTGCTACTGCCAAGCGCTGCGCGTTGAGCCTCCCGTGCACGGTCCTGAGCCTCAGTGATCGCAGCGTCAAGAATGTTGATCATGGCTGTATGCCTCTCTAACAAGATCGTTCATGGTGGTTGGACTGACTGCCTAGGGCAGGGGGTCTAAGCGTGTCCTAGACCCCCTGGAGAGCTTCCTAGCCCCAAGGAAGACCATAGTTGTCCGCACAGGTGGAGCCGTAACCGGCATCCTCGCTACGCGGGTCGTTCAGCGGGCGAGAGCAGAAGACACAGCAGTGGTGCGTGTGGCCAAATTCCTTAGCGCGCTCCGCACTGATAGCCATTTCGGGAGTGAGCTTGCGGACAATGCCACGCGCACTGTCGTAATCCCATTCACTGCCATTCCACTTGAGTGCGTAGGCGTAACCGGAGCGCTGTGCAATGGCGTAGCGGTAAAGCTCACCATCCATTTCGTAAACGCCACCCTTGACCATTTCGCCTGCCTTGAATGCAGCCTTAGGGGCAACAGGTGCGGCCACACGAGCGGCGCGCTTCACCTCAGACAACCGCGCCTTGAGCTTGTCAATGCTCGCGGAAATCGTGGTGAAAGCCTTGTCAATCTCAGTGCGATTGGCGAGCTTTGCGAAGAACTCATCCCCGACCGGAGACAACTCCGGAATCTCGTTGCCCTCTGCCTCTCGAATCTGCGCAATGAGGGAATTCTCAAAGTTGCTCATGCGGATGAGCGCGTTGCGCTGATTGTCCGTGAGAATGGAACGCGCCGGACGAGCGTTCTTCGGATCGATCATTCCCGCATTCGGGTTAGAGCGAGAGACACGCTTAGGGTCCGCGTACATGCCCGCGTCGATACCGGCATTCGGCGCGTACTCAAGCCACAGGATGTAAAGCGCACGGCAAGCGGGGTCAAGGTCACCGGACGTGTCTCGCAAGATCTCACGAAGGAACGAGCGACGGGAGGACGTGAGCGGCTTAGCGATTACCTCACGCACGTGAGCAACGTTGCCGTTGTAACGAGTAGCGGCCAACAGCTCAAGATCGTTGGCACCCTGTCCAACAAGCTTGCCGATACGCACGCACGAACGGCAGTCACGAAGAGCCTCACCCATGCCAGGGATCATGTACCGGCCGCACAGGCTGTGCGCGTCTGCACTGTGCGCGTAGTGGCGAACTGCGCCACCCTTGCGAGCTCCAGTGATCATGATCATTTCCCCTCTCGTGACTGCCAACGTTCACACCCTCTTATGTGGGGGTCTCAGTGTCAAGACCCCCACACGGTAAGAAGATGGTTAGAACCGGTTAGCCACTTCCCAAACCACGCTCGGAGCACGGAAGTTGTCGTTCGCAGGTTGGTGCCCCTCAGTGAGCCACACGTAACGGGCACACACGTAGGAAATGGTGTCGGACACGTAGTCACACGCTCCGTTCCTCCACGCGGTCAGCATGGCCTTACACCACACCAGCTCACGCGCGTTGACGCATGCCCACCAATCGCACTCGCCACATTGAGCGGTCGCGTAGGGACCGTCACAGTCCATGTCCCACAGGGACGGACGCGCCTTGCAGCCGTAGCAGATGTCAGTCTCGTAAGGCTCCACGTGGGTGGCCTTGTGGTTCAGCGTGTAGCCAGTGACGTAACCCTCTTCAATCATGGCCTTAACGATCTTGAGTCGGTCTGCCACCCACGAACGGCTCATGTTGGTGTACTCAAACACCTTCCTTGACTCAGTGACGTAGGTGAGCGTGTACGTGTGGGACGTGTAGGCGTAGACAGAGCGCATGGCTGTAAGCCTCTCAGACAAGATCATTCAGGTTGGTTGGATAACTATGACCTAGGAAGGGGGTACAGACGCTCTATACCCCCTTACAGGGCTTCCTAGCGGTTCAACAGACCGATGTACCGGAGATGAGTGACGCGAACGTTCGGGTTACGTCGCCCGTACCGCTTAATAGAGGTCATGTGCGCGCAGTCCGAGAGGTCCGAGTAACCAGGCGTGATGACGAACTGTTCCGTCCCTTCGTCAAGCTCAACCCCCTTGAGTCCGGGGATCTTGATCATGACGCGTCCCTCTACGACGTAGGGAGCCAAGGGAGCGTCACCGATCAGCCAGCACGCCAACACCTCACCCTCACCCGTGACATGAGCCAGCACCCATGTGCCATCGGGCAGGCGGTACGCGTTGCACTCACCAGCACGCGCCATGTCAATGACCGCGTGGAACGAGGACTCATCCGACATGCCCGGAATCGGCTTGAACGGGCGAAGCTGACGAAAGTCAGGGTTCACAGGCTCACCCGCGAACTCAGTGAAGACGGTAGCCACCTGCATGCGGCCAAACGGAATGTGGTCATAGACATCTGTCTCGTGAAAACCCGCGTCCTCGGGGAACATGGTCACGGGACGCTGAACCAGTGCGGCATGGCGAGCACAGACACCCTCCACGTTCCCCACGTAGTCGAAGAACACTCCCACCACATCGGCCGTGTCGCCGAAGTAGCAGTCACGCGGGAACTCATCCAGGTTGGCAAGATCGGGACCGTTCTCACCATCCCATGGGGCAACGTCCATGACGACGCTAGGAGCGGTCACCTCACCACGTGTGGCGTCAGCGATACGCGCGTCAGACTCCTTGATCATCTCCCCAGTGTTGGCCTCACGCGCCACACGCTCACTGATGGAAAGGCAACGCTTGCACGTGATCATCACGGGCTCACCGTAGTAGCCCCCCTGCCAACCTCCCGAACGGCCACAGAGCGTGTGGCCATCCTCACCCGTGCCAGCGTGGATGATCTTGGAACGGTTGAACTGAACGGGAAGCGTGGTCTGCATCATCTCAAGCGCGTTGATCATGATCCCTGCCCTCTCGCGTTGCTCTGTCGTTGTGCCTCCATCCTGCCCTATGCCTGACACTCCAAACGCCATTTCTCGTGTGACATAAAAGACAGTCCTACTCTCTTGACACAGGCTCATGGCACATGAGATAACCGCGCGCCCAACGCACAGGCGGGCACCCAAGCGGGGAAGGCGGGGGAAGGGAATCGGCGGGGGAAGCATGGATGACACCTACGGGCTCAACATACACACGCACACGCGTATAACACACACTACAGAGATACGTCAAAAAGCTCTGTACGGCTCTCTAATGAGATCGTTTAGCCTCTCTGGTCCTCCCTATCCAACACAGGGGAGATCGTGGCTTACAGAGGATTTTCACTCTCCGTAGAGGTATAGACCACTAGACCAATCTCAGACCATGTTGTCTAGACCACTACTGGTATGCCCTCTGACCTGCAATGGTTGCCCATGGATGACATGTCAACTCACACCCATGCACCATAGACGCCATACCAGACCATATGTCCGTTATCACTGTGAGTGCTGCTCTATATTACCCATGAGTATGGATTGACATACAGAGCACCAACTGATCTAAGCCTCCCCCTGGTCCTATATCAGGCAACACGAATAGATCCCTACATAGCCCACGAATTGCAGTATCCCCCTATTCATGCCCGAATATGGTGTGTAATTGCACTCCAGAGCCTATTCACCACTAATTCCCTCTAATATGTGCCCTAACTATGCGGATTTCGTTTAGTTGGCCTAGAGAAGGACAACGAATTCCGTTGTTAGTTCGTTGAAATACAGACCCCCCTACCTTTAAAAGATTCGAGCACGTAGGAAGGGGCCCCTGATAAAACGAATAGAGTTACAACTTTTCGCGTAGTACAGTATCTTTAATTTGGAAGCAGTATCGGTAAAACGAATGGACTTCATGATTTTTACGTAGTACAGTATCCGGGGACTTGACGCAGTATCGGAGGTCATGTAGACTCGTACCACCAACTAGGGGAGGAGCAACGTGAAGAAAGAACAAGTAGGGTTGGAGTCCTTTGATAGTGCTGATGAGGCTTGGAAGGTTCTGATGCAGAAGTACATGGGACCTTGGAACGCTGGTAAGTTTGATACTCACCGAAAGCTTGGATACACACTTACCGTTGTCTCTATCAAGCGCCGTTACTGGATCGTTTTGAATCCACCGAAGTAATACATAAGAAAGACCCCCTTTCCGATTAGGATTGGGGGTCTTTCTTTATTAGCTTCTATTGGCCCATTCGACTACTACGTTGTAGCTGTCACTTGTAAAGCCGACTACGCCATTCTTTACCGCCTGCCAGTATCCATTGGACTGACTGATGGTCCATCCGTTTATTACTTCTGCCTTGCCGTTCTTAGCCATAGTTCTCCTTAAAAACCAATTAGGGCTTTTGCTGCCGTTGTCATTGCGTCTTGGTTGAATGCTGTCTGCCACGGGCCGTAGACGTTATCACATTCATCTGTGATCATTGTCTGTGCATCTGGATAAGCATCGGAGGGATAGAAAGGAGTTCCGTTTACCGTCGCCGAGTCGCTCTGTCGGACGATGCTGATCTGATAGAGAGGCTGCTTTATTCCGAAAGCATAGGTGTTGGATGTCTGGCTCAGTACATAGATAAAGCCCGATGGGAGTACTTGTGCGTTCTGGAATAGATCGGGATTGGTGAGAGATGTGATAGTTGCCATTAGTACCTCTTAAAGGTGTATTTACGTCCTTCTGCCTTTGGAAGGGTTATAGTTACGAGCCCGTCCTCTAGAAAGACTACCTCATAGTCAAGATACTCTGCGAACCGCTTTACGTATCTCTCCTGTGTCGGTCTTCCCCACTTGTTATATCCCCTGTGTAGTAGTTCTTGTATACGGGATTCTCTCCACGCTTATCCGGCATTAATCCTCGTATTCCTTTCGTATCGACTGAATTACCCTATCAAGTTCTTCGTATGTCCACCACTCATTTTCAAGGCACTCATCCTCACATGTGTACGCTGAACCGTCCTTGAATTCCCAGCCGTGGTCGTACTGTACGTGATAGTACATAGAGGCACTTCTGGTTCCCCATTTCTCAGCGAGATGATCACAAAAGTTATCTAAGATATAAAAGTTTACATTTCTCTTGGACTGCCTTAGCTCTTTACAGATCTCACAGGAGTCTACATAGTCACTGCATAATCCGCACATAACTATCTCCAATACTCTTCCACGATCTCTTCGTCTCCGAGTTTATATACGCGCCACTCAAAGTCATCTTGACCCTTCCAGACGAGAATGACCTTCTCTGGATATCTCCACTTGGCACTTTGGAGGGCTTCCATAACCGTATCGAAGCTGACATAGTTGAATGCTGCTCCCCACACGTGGCCTTCCATGAACTTGACTCCGCCGTACCAGTCGTCGCCCATACGGAATTGCTGCTGTCTGTGGTCGTGCTCAAGGAGATAGTCATTGACCTCTTCCATGCGGTACTTCTCTTCCATACCGTAGAAGACTACAGCGTTATTCACCCAGCTCACGTTTCCTCATCTTTCTAACTTTAATAGGGCTATCATCTCCATAAAACCAAGCAGGGTTGTGATAAGCCTGCCCATTCTCATCCCTGAGAAACATAGGACCATCTTTAGCTACTTTGGCTGTTATTTCTTTACGCTGCTTTCTAGTCCAGGGCATATGTGTACAAGCGAAAGGGAACCGCCAGCAGTTTCTACAAACGGTTCCCCCGAGCAGCCAGTTTTTCACTGTTCGCTTTATGTACATTACTTATGCTTATTCCATGCGCACAGACACTTTAGCTCATAGTTGGCTGCCAGTCCCAGACATTCGTCGTGGTAACCCTGAATACACTGGTTACACGCCACCATGACCTTCTTTGGATTAGCTTTACCTTGTAGACGCTCAGGTCTACCTTTGTCCTTGTAACCCATGTTTTCCTCTTCTATTTCGTCTACCACATTCGTGTTCTTCCGGGGTTTGCGGTTGGAAAAGCAGGAATAGGAAGAGCCTTTCCACCCATGACCGCAGAAGCCATTCTCCGGTGCTCAATGTCGTCATATACGCTCTTGGTCCACCGAGCGTCTGCTAGAGCGTTGTGAGCCCCTTCAAGCTGCGCCTTGGGGGTGAATCCACGCTCCTTCTCAATCTCCTGCATCAGCTCATGTCCCCACTGTGGGATACCCATAGGCATATGTACCATAGTCCCGAACAACTGGGCAAGAACAACGTGGGCATAAGCACCATAGTAGTACCAGAGCTCTGGCTGAGCGTCCTGGCTAATGAAATACTTCACATCATCCGCGATCTGTGCAAGAGACTTTACGTTCTTGAAGTCCTCGTGGGACTGATCCCAGACCAGATCACCATCATAATCCACGAAAAGCGGAAGATGACACAGGACATTCTTATTGAGCCATGGGTGTTCATAGGCTCTTTCCATCAAACTAAGGTCTGAATTAACGGCATAATACTCTTCGCCGTCCTCTCGGACGATTCCAATAGAGATCGGCTTAATAGTAATGCCGTTCTCAAGGAACTCGGTGTCAATAAAATACTTCATCAGTCGTCTTCACCCTTCAAATACTTATCGATTGCCCTCTTGGCGTCAGCTTCATTAGGCTTTGACTTCCAGGACATACTCTCGCCATCCTTATAGATAGCCCAGTAACCTTGATATTCGTTCCACGACATAGTAAAACCTCTGTAATGGATATCCGGCTTTCTCATTGCCTCTTCCGATCCTTTGATTTATAAGTCCAATTTACGTCAAGTTATCCACAATACGCTTGGCCTGGTCCTTACTATCCGCCTGATCGACGTTTACACCATAGCGGCCACCCTTACGGATTATCCATTTACCGTTCTCAGGGTCCTTGTAAATGCTATAACCCTTGTAGTTAAACGCGTCCTTGTTAAACAAGCTCATAATATACCTCCAAATAATCATCGAGATAACTCTTAATGCCGTCTTTGTCAGAAGAACTGATCAAATGATGGCCATTTGGGTCTGCTGTAACCCACAAACCCTTCTCAGCGTCCCATTCCGCACGACATTTGCGGTAAGTGAAACTTCTAAAGGCTCTTCTGTCAATGTCCGCCATCGTATTCGTCCTCTGGATAGTGCTTATCGTAATATCTGTTCAACTTTTCACCGAGATTAGTCAAATGGCCAACATATTCAGGCACGTAAGCTTCCCGAGAGTTGTCCAAAACCTGATTCTTCTCGTAATTAACCAGAAGGAGGAGGGTAAATACCTCCTCCTCACTGAATCTAGCCACCCAAATCGTCCTTCCAGTCCTTGAAGTCCTTTAAATCGTCATCATCAATGCCCTTTGCAGGATTAATGGTGAAAACCTTCAAAGGCTGGCCTAGCTTTGACTTCAAATATTTCTCATCCTTCTTGAAAGCCTCATCATCCACCCAAATGAACGGACGATCCGGATAATGCTCATGCATCCAGGCTGCGATCTGCGGAGTCTTCCAATAGAGCTTTCTAAGACCCGGTTGCTCGATCTCTGCTCCATGTGGACCCCATTCGATGCACTCTAGGTCCGTAGGAAGGCCAATGTGCGGAGAAATCCACTCGTTGGCATCCTTAGCCCAAGTTGTAGCCCAAATAATCTCATATCCAAGGCTTTTTAGCTGCGCACCCATTGAATGATTGAGCCAAACGTGCAAAGGATTGTCTTCCCAGCCGGTTGGAGTCATTCTATGGACTGTATAGCCCTCTGGACGCTTATTTGCCTTAGCCGCATAAGGATTAAGTGGTCCGTCAACGTCTAATAGCATTATTGGCGTATTACCAGCCATTTGGGTCTACTTTCTCTAGCATTGAATAGAAATAGCGCCAGTCTCCTGTGGTGACATACAATTCACGATAATAATCATAATCTTTGATTTCTGTATAGTCTCCAGTAGGAATAAGCACAGTATTGCGCCAAATAGCATACTCGGACATGGTCATATTGCGAATTTCATCAACGCTTACCATACTTGATCCTCTCTTCGTTACACCAAGAGTGCAGCGCCTCTACATGACCCTTATGGCTCATAACCTTGACTACCCACTTGTGCTTCTTATGCTGATTGGTAATCGGCATTTCACAGTAACGGCAGCGATATCCCTGTGGGATCACCATCTCCCGCTGGAGCTGTTCTTGCCAATTCTTCGGGTAAACGACGTTACCCTTTAGGTTATTGCACTTCTTGTGCGTTAATTGAATGTTATCCCGGCCATTACCCCCGCCTTCTGAGCGAGGGATGATATGGTCTCGGGATGCATCCTTAAGCTCCACATATCCACCGCATAAAGCACAGATACCGTTGAAGTCAGCGTGTATCCGTGTAATCGGTTTAGAATAATAGGAGCTTTGGTTCTTCTGTCCCAAGCGTTCCATTATTACTTCTTTCTTACTGCATCCAAGAATTGCTGGAATGTCTTTCCGAAATTGCCCTGATTGTAGAAGAAACCAGACATAGCATTAAGGCATGTAGCCTCTAGCTTATGCTCTTGAGGATGACTCTTCAAGAGACAAGGACCAATCTTTCCGTAGCTGCAATCTTCTACGCTACGATAGTTACCAAGAGCCATTGTTGACCTTCTATCATTGGTGTACCCCCACCACTTCCCCCGTTAGGTAGACTCTACCAGAGATCGTAGTACAAAGTCAAGGACTTGACAGATGTACCACTCTCTGCTACCCTTAATATTTATATTAGAAAGATAGTTATGAAGATAGATAAAGACTTACTTAAGCCTTCTATATTTGGAATGTTTGATGGATTAACTTCTTTACTAGGAGTATTAATCCCTCTATTAGCTTTCTCTCATGTACTAGTCTTTGTTACTTGTATAGGATTAGCTGTTAGTTCAGCTATCTCTATGGGACTAGGAGAATATCTATCCTCAGATAAGTCTATACCCAAGAGAACTAGACTACGTTCTGCTACTTATATGGGTATCTTTACTGCTATAGGCTGTTTCGCTCCTGTGATACCTTTTGCGTTCATAGGAGGAACAGTAGCCCTCTGGTCTGCTGTTGGTATTTACATTGGTATGACCTTTGTGGTAGCGTACATGAAGAAGGAGGATCTGGGTTGGAAGACTGCTCTGGTACAGACATTCGCTGTCTCAATCGTTGCAGTAGCTCTGGTAATCTGTGCTACACTTGCTCTTCCTGCACCAACCTCATAAATCGATAGGAGAAGAATGAGTCAGGAAAGCAAGGCCATGGTATCCCGCTCTCTGCGGTTGCACAAGAACACTCTTGAGCGTTTGCAGAAGGAAGCAGATAAGCTTGGCTTAGGAATTACCGTTTACATCCGAACTGTGCTTGAGAAGCTAGTTGACAACCTTGAGGTTCCGGATGACGAGAAGTTGAGATACCCGGAGCTTTAATATGAAGAACGAACTATTCACAGAGATCCTAGATGCTCTGACAGCCTCTCTAAAGCCCTATACTCCAGACGAGAACACATTCGTCCATGAGGTAGCTCAAATCGCCTGTAAGGCGGCACAGAGCCATTTCTCAGAGGTCTTAGAGGCCAACGAACACCTTAACCGCACAGTTCGGGAGATGAGCAAGCGTGACAACGGAGCAACAGTTAGCTAGAATGCTTGTAGCGGCTATCAAGCAACTTGGTGGTCATCTGTACGTCACAGAGGAACAGCTTGACAAGCAAGGCGGCTGGAATATAGTATGGGAGCACGTAGAGCCCACCAAGGACGAAATCGGTATCAGACTAAGCTTGCGTTCTGGTGAGATCCTTATCGCACACGTTGACAACGATGTGGCGACCGTGCTACTGTAAGTCATGCCTTTTAAATACTATCCAGTCGGTAAGCAATGCTGGTTCAGAGCTTGCCATAACAAGGCGGCTGAGCTAGTATGGTTCAAAGGAGAATGGCGCAAGATGTGCGATAAGCACGTTAAGCAGTATCGTAAGACTTGATTTGCATTAAGGAAGAAGATGAGTTATACTGATCTTGCCTCCTTTCGAAAAGCTCATAGGATGTTTCCCTTCCGTCCTATGAGCCCTCGGGTACGAGGAAGATGGTAATCCGCCTGATTTGGGATCAGGATAAACGGGGTTCGATTCCCCGGTACCCGACTTATCGTCTAATGGTGTAACCGGTTGCACACTGTCCGTGGGAGGGCAGAGGAGTGGGTCCAGCCCCACAAAGACGACCAAGTTTGAGTAATAGACTAGTAAATACCGCTAAATATAATGGACTAGGGTACTAAACATAGTAATTACTCGTATTGCCGCTTTAGCTCAGTTGGAAGAGCGGTCGGTTGAAGCCCGACAGGTCGTAGGTTCGAGTCCTACAGGCGGCACATATCTTTTGCCGGGATAGTTCAATGGTAGAACGCAAGATTCATAACCTTGTCGTCGTGGGTTCGATTCCCACTCCCGGTACTCGCGGAGTAGAGAAGCTAGGTCATCTCGCTAGCCTCATAAGCTAGAGATCGCACAAAGAGGTTCAAATCCCGCCTCCGCTACCACTTGACATCTTCAAGTGAATGTAGTACAGTCTCTCACATGGGAGATAGAGCTAACGTATACATTCATGAAGGAAATCGTCCAGGTGTGTACATTTACACTCACTGGAATGGGTCGGACCTGCCAGCAATGGTTATGACAGGTCTAAGCGTCGGAAGAGCACTTAATCGCAAGTACGATACTCCATATCTGACTCGTATCCTCATTGAGGAGCTTATGAAGGCTGAATATGGTTCTGAAACGGGTTGGGGAGTATCTGCTGAGGTTCAGGATGGTTCTGACCGTATTGTTGACGTAGATGTAACCTCTGCGGGTCCTGTAGTAACTTTGATTGGTTATGAGGACGAAGAGGAAGAGGAATACTACGAAGACTGGTGTGATTGCGGTTGGTGTGTTCCTGAATGGGATGAAGACGAATCTCACGACGATTACTAAGTTTCCTGGCGGTTGCTGCGATATGTAGCGACAGAGGAGCTTGTAGAACCTGAAAGAACCGCCTGACTACAAGCAATGCCGTATTGATGTTTAATGGCAGCATGTCACTCTTCCAAAGTGAACGAAGGAGTTCGAGTCTCCTATACGGTACTTAGCCCATAAACAGCTAGCAATAGCAGGGCACTTATTCCCTGATGGTGTAAGGGCAGCACGCTTCGCTCTGGACGAAGAAATCGTGGTTCGAATCCATGTCGGGGAGCTTGCAGCAAATTTAATGGGGTTTCGTCTAATGGCAGGACTGCTGACTTTGGATCAGCCTATCGGAGTTCGAATCTCTGCGCCCCAGCGCCCCCGTCCCTTAACTGGGATACAACACTCTACAGACGTGAACGCTAGCTAGCAGCAGGAACGTACGGGAAAAGTCAGGTGCACACTGACTACGGGAAGACCACTTACGTAGGAGGTAAGAATGGGATATTACTCAAATTTTGAAACTGTAGACACGGACATTCCTGATATTAAGGATGTCCTTGCTGCTAATACAGGCAATTATGGTCCGTCTTGGGATGACGATGGTTGCATGTATAGCGCTAAGTGGTATAACTGGGACGAGGATTTACAGCAGATCGCGTACCAGTATCCAGATAAGTATCTGATTATGATTCGCTATGGTGAGGAATCCCCAGATATTGAACGTGCCATTGTAAGAAATGGCAGAGTTAAGTTTCAACGACCAAACATTACTTGGCCTGCTGAGTAACTTAAGGCCCCTGTTGTATTACAGGGGCTTTTTCTATTCTCTGATATACTGTCACTACATTGTGATAATAACTAGGAGAATATAATGAAGAAGTCCGCAATTAGAAACGCGTTGTCCCTTGTGTCAGATGAACTCAAGGACACCAAGTGGGAGCTTGAGGAAGCACGCTTAGGCATGGCTAGATGGCAGTCTGAGGCGCTTACGCTACGTCAGAAGCTATCTGAGACTGAGAAGAAGATTCGAGAGCTCTACAACGAAAATGACGCGCTAATTCACACACCTGAGTTTGCTGCGGACACCAAGGCTGCTGTTGACAGAGGACGCCAGGATGGTATAAGGTCTCTATCACAGAGAGCGCAGAACGACATGATGAACATGCTGAATGACATGTATGTTCAGATGGAGAAGATCGCTAACAAGTACACACGTGAGTTGACATACGATGTGTTCACTGGTAATGTAGAAGCACCACAAGACGCCAAGAAACTTCCTGACACGGAGTTCGCAGAAGCCATGCGTACGGCAGCTTTTAAGATGGTGTAAATAAAAGCCCCTGTAGTGTATGGGAGTAGCACGGTACCCTGTCAAGGTGCAAGGGCGGGTTCGAATCCCGTCAGGGGCGCGCGTACATTGAGGAACCATCTCCTTCGCCAACCAAGGAGATGTATGCTCCGTTAGAGTAATAGGACATCTCACCCGGCTCTCAACCGGGAGAATACGGGTTCGAATCCCGTACGGAGTACGTAAGACACCATAATAGGTCTCTAGGGATAAAGGAAGAGTTGGAAGCCTGAGCTAAAGGGCTACCTGTCCTCCCGCTAGCCGAAAAGAGATAGGCTGCCTATTAAATACTATGTAATAACCGCAGGGGTTGGTGTCATCTCTGCGCTTGCCGGAGTGGACGAATGGTAGAGTCACCAGCCTTTCAAGCTGGGTATTTGCGGGTTCAAATCTCGTCTTCGGTGCACAATAATCTTTCATGATATTATTGAGAATGCTATAGCGCTCAATCCCTTTCATGAAAGGTGCCACTTATGGCAATTACTTACAATGCTCCAATCAGAGTTAATGCTTTGACTGTGGGTACTCAGGTTGTTCTTGCAGCAGCCGCAGATGGTCACTGCTACGTGCAAACCGCTCCTGCGTCTGGTTCTGGACTGGGATATCCAACAGTTGCGTCAATTCAGCAGGCAGTTAACGCTCCTGGTGCTGGTGCTACTGACGGTCTTTGGACTGTTTACCTAACTGGTAACGCGTTCAGCAAGCCAATTGACTTTACTCTGAACGCAAACACAGACTGGGTAGTTACCGCTACGGGAACTGCCTAATATACTGGGAGTCTCTGTTTCCTCCTTCCGGAGACTCCCTATGCCCTTATAGCTCAGAGGCCAGAGCAACGCTCTTGTAAAGCGTAGGTCGTCGGTTCGAATCCGACTGGGGGCTCAAAGTCGGCACTGATCATGCTGACCGGATATGGCGGAAAAGACTCGCCTATGGGTCGAACGCACATCCTGACTTAGCGGTCTTGGGTAGCACCCAAAGGGATGGTAGGTATTTACTGTATGACGTAGGAAATGCCTTGTTGGTAATCATCGAATCCAACTATCCACATTGCCCTGCTAGTTAAACGGCAGAACAGCGCTTTCGTAATGCGCAAATGAGGGTTCAATTCCTTCGCAGGGCTCACATTATGGTCCTTTAGCCCAATGGAAGAGGCAACAGGCTTAAACCCTGTTCAGGTGTCGGTTCGAGTCCGACAAGGACTACTTTACCCCGATCCTGGAAATTCCAGTGCACAAGGCCCATCGGGGGCAGAAATGGTCCTGTAGCCCAATTGGCAGAGGCGTCACACTCAAAATGTGAAGGTTCTCGGTTCGAATCCGAGTAGGACTACATGGAAAAAGCATTTAGCGTGACTATTCATGATTGTGAGGTCCAAACCTTCCGTTCAGGAGGAAAGGGTGGTCAGAATCAGAATAAGCGCGAAACGGGCGTAAGAGTAATTCATAAGCCTTCCGGTGCTGTAGGTGAAAGCCGTGAGGAGCGCTCTCAGCTGATCAACAAGCGTTTGGCATTCAGACGTATGGCAGAGTCCTCAAAGTTCCGCATATGGACACACAGGACCCTTCATGGGCTTGAGAAGGTTGAAGACAGAGTAGCCAGAGACATGGAGCCTCGTAACCTTCTAGTAGAGGGCCGTGAGGGCAAGGGCTGGATACCGATTACTGAATTGGAATAATATGATAGAGCACTTATTTACATCCGGCACATTGCCTCTTGGGGCCACTGCAATTATTACTGTTAACGGTATAACAACTAAGACTAAGCTGACTAAGAACAGTATCGAAATATCAGTAGACACTGGATTTACACCTTCTCCTATTAGTGTAGGTGCTGTTAGTTACGGCCTAGTAGACAACTCTGTATCCTTTACCTCTACTGTGCTGCCAAAGGTATTCGAGATCATGTCTATTACTGATCCGACAGCACAGAGTTATTGGAAGACTGGACTTGTTACTGCGGCCAACCGTGAAAGCAGTTATGACTTTAACGCAGTAAACACTTATGATCTAAACGCTACTGGACCTATCGTTGCTGATGGTCATCCTGCAAATTGTTCTCGTGGTGTTCTACAATGTATTCCACCAACCTTTGCAAAGTATCACCAACTTGGAACGTCATATGACATTTACGATGCCGTAGCCAACACTTGTGCGGCTATGAACTATGTGGTACAGTTCTATGGAGTATCCAGAGATGGACATGACCTAGCTGCCAAGGTTCAGCAATTTGATCCAACACGCCCACCTAAGGGCTATTGACAGATAGGGCCAGTATGGGTAAGGTAGTAGAAGCGCATACACAAGCTGAAACTAAGCATTACACAGTAGCATTTCCGGCTCATCCAGCTAGAAAGGATGATCCACATTATCGTGACTTTGAGCACTATCGTAAGACTCACGTCAAGGACGCTGTATGCGAATTCGCATTACGTCGTGGCGGAGATACTTCCGAGTGTGCTGGAGGTCTGGAGCTACACCACAGCCATGTTGAATTCAGCATGCAGCAGGGTGTAGACTTGAAGTACCTAGAGCAGGACTTCCCTGGGATCTCTGATCCTAATGAAGTGGGCGCTTGGGTAGAATCAGAAGAGAACTTCATGTTCCTGTGTGCTAAGCACCACAGAGGACACGGAGGCATCCACAATGCATCAGCGTCAGACTATGAAGCTTCCCATTACGTTCATAATCTGATAAGCTAGTAACACAAGCACTCACCCGCTTTGGCCACTGAGTGCGTATGGCGCTCTAGCCCAATGGCAGAGGCATTAGTCTTAGGAACTAATCAGTGTCGGTTCGAATCCGACGGGCGCTACGAGCTTTTAGGAAACCGTTGTGCGTGGGAAACAACGGAACCATATAGGCCACTGATGTATCGGAAGCATGATTGGTTCCAACCCAATTCGGCCGGGTTCGACTCCTGGGTGGCCTGCTTGACTCTCTAACGAGAGTTTGCTAAGATAAACAACATACACCACCTCTTCCCTAGTGGTTGAGGCTTATTCTCGCATAGCTCAATGGCAGAGCAGGGAGCTGTTAACTCCAAGGTTGTTGGTTCGAATCCAGCTGTGAGAGCTTAGCCCATTAAGTTGGGCTTTTTATTTCATCTAGAGTGTGGTACACTAGATGAGAACACTGGGGCCATGGTGCTAACGGAAACACATCGGTTTTGCAATCCGAAGTTCGGGGTTCGATTCCCCGTGGCTCCACGTTTTATAACCAATATAAGGGAGGCAAAACCTTATGCCTGAGAAGTGGCTTACGCCTAAGGAGCAGAAGAAGCTCGGAGTTCATTACGATGCTTATTACGATAAGTATCTTAAGGACGATGGTTCCGATACTCCAGCACCTAACTTCAAGGTGAACGAGTATACCTCCAAGGACGGTATGCGCAAGGAGTTCTCTCGTGGTACCCCTTTAACTCCTGAGGGTCACGCACAGGTTTCTGCTGAGCGTCTTGCGTATGAGAGCACTTTCGGTGGAGGATACCAGGAGAACGAGCCTTATCGAGAGACAAAGGGTCTTGCACGTTGGCTCTTTGGTAAGTAACGTAAAACGGGCTCCAATAGGAGCCTTATGCTTCGCAAGCATTAATGGTGATGCAATGGACTCTTAATCCATGGATCAGGGTTCAAGTCCCTGGCGGAGTACAACGAACAACACTCTAAGCGCTTAGATGAGTTCCAGAGATTGAACTGTATGCAGGCAGTATCGCTGGGAAGTGACAAGTTCGGCGTCCCGATCTCAATCTTGTTTTGCCCTCTTAGCTCAGCCTGGCAGAGCACTTCATTGGTAATGAAGAGGTCATGGGTTCGAATCCCATAGTGGGCTCTCCGATCATTAGATCGGTACTCGGAGTATTAAGAAGGAGAATAACTAAATGTCTGAGATTCTGGGCAAGGGTGTTGCTGCGATTCTTGGTCTGGCTCTTGTAATCGGTATCTTCATGGGTGCCATTGCGGGTTTCCAGGCTTTTGGTCGATACCAGAATATCCAGGATGCTAAGAACAAGGCTCAGGCGAATATTATTGCTGCGAATAACCAGGTTGAGGTCTCTAACATTGAGATCCAGAATCAGGCGCAGCGAGTTCAGATTGCTAAGCAGCAGGCTGAGATTCGTCTCCAGGACGCCATTGGTGTCCGTGAGGCTCAGGATGAGATCGCTAAGACTCTGACTCCCATCTACGTTCAGTACGAGATGACTCAGGCTCTTGAGCGTATCGCTGAGTCTGGCAAGAACAACACTGTTGTTTACGTTCCTTCTGGTCAGGGTGGTATTCCTACCATTACTGCTCAGGCTGGCACTGGTAAGTAATTCGAAAGAGGGCTTCGGCCCTATGCCCCTATAGCACAACGGTTAATGCAGCGGACTTTTAATCCGCGTGGTGTGGGTTCGAGTCCCACTGGGGGTACGTAAAGGAGGAAAGATGGTCATTCAACATAGACCAGGTAAGTGGAAGTTTACTCACGAGTGCGCTACTGGTAGGCATTCTGAGGGTCCATTTGACTCTGAGGGTGAAGCAGAGAAAGCATTCTTTAAGCACAAGGAGAAGTGTAGTGGCGGAACTATTACCAGGTGATGTAGGCTTAGTAAGTATCAACGGTACTGTGGGCAAGCTGATTCGCTTAGGCCAGTGGCTTAACGGAGATGGCTTCTCCAACTATGAGCATGCCTTCATTTACATTGGTAATGGTGAGATCGTAGAAGCTCAACCTGGTGGTGCTATCAGAACTAACTTGTCGAAGTACGATGGACGAGAGATCCTGTGGTCCTCTGGTCTGATTGATTTGACAGCTCAGCAAAGAGTGACTATCGTTACTCTAGCAACCAATCAGATTGGCACACCATACAGTTTCCTGGATTACTTTGCGATTTTCACGAAGAGACTGCACTTGCCTCTTCCTTGGATCTCTGCTAGAGTTCTTAACAGCAAGCACTTGATCTGCTCTCAACTCTGTGCTGAGGATTACGATTTGGCGGGTTCCAAGCTGTCTAACAAGCCAGCATACTTGACAAGTCCTGGTGCTATAAGAGATTATCTGCTAAGTTTAAAGAAGTAACAAAGTATGGTGCTATAGCTCAACGGATAGAGCACTTGCCTACGAACCTATGCTATAATTAGTAGCATGAAAACATGTAGTAGGTGCAACCAAGAGTTGGCCAAAGAAGAGTTCGCAACTAAGAGTGCAATGTGTAAGCCTTGTCATCGTAAGTATACTCGTGAGCATTATCAAGCTAATAAGCAAAGCTACTTGGCTAAGGCACGGCGTAATGATGAGAAGTACCTAGTAAAGGTTAGAACTTACTTAGTAAATTACTATGATCAGAATCCCTGTATAGATTGTGGCGAGTCTGATATAGTCCTTCTGGACTTTGATCATCGAGATCCAGAAACCAAAAGTTTTAATATAGCGGATGGTATTAAGCGAAAGCTTAGTTTAGAAGTTTTACAAACTGAGATCGCTAAGTGCGATATTCGTTGTGTCAAATGTCACAGATACAGAACTGCCAGACAGTTTAATTGGTGGCAACTTAATGCGGATGTATACCCTCGCGCTACGAACGCGTAGAAAGGTTAAAGGACACATGCAGGTTCAACTCCTGTCATCCGTGCAGGGATATCTAAGCCGTTCTGAAACACACCCTAGAAAGTCTCAATGAACGGGAGGCCAGCCAGTTCCTCTAAATACTGGCATTTGCTTTAGCACTAACAAGGGAGTAAATATGTCCCGCACTCGCAAGGATCGTCCTTACTGGGTTCGCTCTAATGACTCTAAGGAACGCCGTGAGGCTGTCCATAATCATCTGCGTCATCGAAGAGAGTATGTTCGTACGGATGTAACTACCATCCCTTCCAAGTATGTTTGGGATTGGGATGAAATGCGTTACTACAAGATTCCAGAGCGTCAAGAATCCGTTCACGTCTGGGATCGTTGGACTGAGGAAGTTCCTTGTAATATTGATGAGCCAATGACACATACGCACAATCGTTGGCGTGATGGTTGCAAATACTACGCAACTGATATAGGCTACGGTTGGCCACGACACGGCGCTAAGAAGGCTGTAAGTCAGGCTCGCAGACACAACGTCAAGCAGCAACTCAAGCAGGCTATTAACTACATGGGACACCATGCTGACACTGATCCAAATTCTGCTATCGAAGTACCTAATGGATACGACGACTGGGGAACGATCTGGCGTTGGGCTGAGGTTGATAACTGGTGGGACGTTGACATAGAAGAGAATCCACTATATGCTAAGGCTATGTGGTGGGACTAAGCAGTATCCGGGACTTCGGTCCCTCTTGCCCTAGTAGAGTAACGGATAACTCACCAGCCTTCTAAGCTGTTCAATGCAGGTTCGAATCCTGTCTAGGGTACGTCATAGTATCAATCGAAGGGATGCACAAAATGGCTACACTCACTATTGATGTCGAGTCCAAGGACGGCTTTAAGAAGAGCTCTACGGTTCCTGTTGAGAGCTTTGCCGTTGCCGCTTACAACGTGGCTAAGACGATGGAGGCTCTGTGTGAGCTTGAGGAGATGGGTCTTCCCCAGCACCTTGACACTGAGTACCACCTGCGTCTGATGGCTTGGACGTTTGAGGAGGGTGAGGTCAATCGATCCATTAGCCTCAAGCGCACTGACGGTAGTGTTGACACTTGGTCCTACCTGGTCTAAGATAGACACACCAACTAACGAAGGGGAACACAGTGGGTCTGTTTGGTCGTAAGAAGAAGGAAGCACCTTCCAACTTCCGAGGGATCAATGTTGTTGGTAGGAATGGTTCTCGTCGTAATCACTCAGGCGTTACTCTTTGCCCTGAGTACGACTGGATGGGAACCACTTGCGTAGATGTCAGATGGCACGATGGAGTTGAGGAAAGCGTGCCGGTTGACTTTATCGCCTATCGCAGTTAAGCTATACTAGAAGAACTTCGGTTCTTCTACCTGCCCGGTTAGGTTAATGGGAGACCAGTGGTTTTACACACCACATGCGGGGGTTCGATTCCCTCACTGGGTACTGGAATCTGACGAGATTCCTTTACGGGACAGTAGCCCTAAGTGCGGGCTCTGGGCACTTCAAGTCTGGTAATAGCCCGTATGAGGCCAGACACAATGGGGCTGGTTGGTTTCGTCTGGTGATTAAAACCGCATGTCGGAAGTTATCAGCACCGGGGTTCGAATCCCCGCAGCTCCACTTATGCGCAGTGTCCTAACTCGGATGGTCTGGGGATCGCCTGCAAAGCGATTGGTTTGGAGTTCGATTCTCCTGCTGCGCTCTTTGGAAGGTGAGTCAGGGGTCTGGCAGACGGTTTGCTAAACCGTTCAGTGAATAGCTGGGGGTTCGAATCCTCCTCCTTCCGCTTGGAGGATATTATGGGTTGGAAATGCAATAACTGCGGCTCGTACAACAATGAAGCAAAAGCAAAGTGCTGGCACTGTCGATGGATGAAGGGTAAGCCAAAGTGAGCTTTTGGAAGTGTAAGTATTGTGGTCACATCAACATGGACAAGTACGGTCACTGCTATAACTGCAAGGTGGCACGATAATGTCTGGTGGAAGTATCTTCTATTGTCCAAAGTGCTATATGCCTTCTGATAAGAGAAATCTGTATTGCCCAAAGTGTGGAACAAAGAATCCTGATCCACGCTAATTAAATAATGGAGATATCGCATAGAGGTCTAGTGCACTGTCTTGGAAAGGCAGCGGGTATTCAAATCGCCCCGAGGGTTCGAATCCCTCTATCTCCGCTTAGGGATTAGATAAGCGCCCTACTAACCAAAAGGCTTATCACATGGAGGATCTAACATCGGTGGCGTGGAGTTGTCTTGAAAACAATACGGTGTAAAAGCCGTGGGGGTTCGAATCCCTCATCCTCCGCTTTGGCTAGTCCGAGCCATCAAACACCCTGTGTAACGAGGGTTAGTAGAGAAGTCTCACAGTAGTCCGAATGAGGTTACATAGAGAGTCGGAGAATGTGCGACAGGGCTTTGGGGCATTAGCATAACGGTCGATGCAGTGGGCTTATATCCCAACGATAAGAGGTTCAATTCCTCTATGCCCTACGTAAAGGAGAGATGATGCAGGCAGTATCAGAAATAACATTCGATTCAGTAATTGCTGATAACAAGTACGTATTAGTTGACTTCTGGGCTGAGTGGTGTGGTCCTTGCAAGATGATGGCACCTGTGCTAGAGTCTATCTCAGAAGAGAACGACTGGCTCAAGGTCATCAAGGTAAACGCAGATGAGAATCCTAACCTCACTAAGAAGTACGACATCTCATCTATACCAACCTTGCTTTTGTTCCGCGAAGGCAGTATCATTAAGTATGCAGTTGGAGCTAAGCCAAAGAGCTTCATTAAGCGCATGCTAGAGGATATTTAAATAATGCGAGCATGGTGAAACGGTTATCACGAGACTCTGATAAAGTCTAATTTCAAGTTCAATTCTTGGTGTTCGTACTTGACACTTACTGTTCCAATCCGATATAGTGTCTATGGGTCGCTAATGTAACGGTAACATAGCGGATTGTGTCCCCGCCATTTAGGGTTCGAGTCCCTAGCTTCCCTCTTTCACATGGTGGCCATGGTGTAGCGGTAACACGCTTGACTGTGACTCAAGTATCGCGGGTTCGATCCCCGTTGGTCACCCCATGGGTAGGTAAAGCGTAATTGGTAGCGCGCGGGTCTGTAAAACCCGTTCTTCGGATCTGGGGGTTCAAGTCCCTCTCTACCCACTCCACTGAAAGCCTCTGTCTCTTGACAGGGGTTTTCTTTTACACTAGAATCTAAACTATGCTACAATTAAGTTTATGAAGAAGACATGCAGCTTCCCTGATTGTGGAGGCAAAGTGACAGGACGCGGACTGTGTGGGGCACACTATTGGCAACAGTCTAAAGGTCAAGAACTACGCCCCGTGAGACGACGTGCGGCTAACGGAGCTGGCACAACTACTGAGCAAGGTTATAGACGTGTATACGCTCCTGAACATCCAAATGCACAAGCAAATGGAACTATTTTAGAGCATGTGCTAGTGATGTCTAGACACCTTGACAGACCCCTTCGAAAAGGGGAGAATGTGCACCATAAGAATGGCGTACGAGACGACAATCGTCTTGAAAATCTAGAACTTTGGGTAACTAAGCAACCTCTTGGACAAAGGGTTGAAGACCTGGTAGCTTGGGCGCGTGAGATTCTAGAAACCTATGAGGAGGAGGCAAATCGTGAAGCTCTGGGACTTGATGGATATGGATCTTTACCGTCAAATGGTTCGAGAGAAGTATATTCGGGTTAATGAGTTTACTCTTGAAGTAAGCTACTTGCACAAGAAGACTTTTAGAATTTTGGGGTATACCGAGAAGGCGCAGTTCGATAACCTGTGGAACGAGGTAACTAAGCAGTGCCGTGGTCTTGTAATTGATGAGAACTGGAATGTCCTGGCTCGTCCTTTCGACAAGTTCATGAACCTGTCTGAGGATGACAAGCAGCTTATGGATGAGCCAGTCCACGTCTCTGACAAGATGGACGGGTCTCTTGGTATCCTCTTCTGTTACAACCAGCAGTTCCCTGAGGACCGATGGCATGACCCTACCCCAGTTCGTTCTGTTCCGGCTGTTTACTACGCTCCTTGGGAGCCTAAGTGGACCCTTATCACTCGGGGTTCCTACGATTCGGATCAGGCTGTAATGGGGCGCAAGCTTGCGGAGCAGCACACAGGTCTGCTTGATCCTAACTGGACATACATGGTAGAGATCATCTACCCTGAGAACCGAATCGTCGTCAACTACGGTGACCGTAAGGGACTTACGTGGCTAGGTGCGCGTAACCTTTCCACAGGGCTTGTACGGCTCTCTCCGAGCCAATACGAGTGGTATGGGGAGCAGACCAAGGTCTTTCCCTACAAGACGCTTAGAGAGGCGCTGGAGTGCCCTCCACGGGCTAATGCAGAGGGTTACGTGGTCTACTTTCCGAACCTTGACTACCGTATCAAGGTGAAGCAGGATGATTACGTTGCTCTGCACCGTGTTGTCACAGGTTTGACCAAGCGGCGCGTCTGGGAGAACATGAAGGATGGTAAGACTCTTGCGGACTTGCTTGAGATCGTTCCGGATGAGTGGCACGCGTGGTTGCAGGAGACTTACAAGGAATTGCAGGATCACTATGACCGTAAGGTCTTCATCTTGAAGACTTTGTTTTATGACGGCATCGTAAGCTCTCTTCCTAGAGATTTTACTCGTAAGGATTTTGCTCTTGCAGTCAAGGACGCAAACCTTACGCACCCTGGAATTATGTTTCTTTTGCTAGATGGTAAGGATATTTCAAGTACAATTTGGGATATCATCAAGCCTACCGCAGAGTAACTGAGCGTGGTCAATCAAGTGGTGGTCTATGCTATCCTTAAAAGACGATAGCTAGGCCACCACTCATAAAAGGGACACTCACTTGCAGAACTAATACGGGAGGCTGAGCTACATTTCCCCCGTAAATATCGAGCCCCAAGCGAGTTGACCATGACTACACAGCCAGAGAACAACTGGTCAGGGGCAGTTCAGAGGGAGTTGGACGGTTTGCAAAGAAGCGTCGATGCAAGATTTGCGGACATTTACACTCGTCTGGACAAGCTCTTGACTCTAACTGAATATCGTGCAGATAAGCGCGTTACAGAAATTCAAATGCAAGGCATCAACGAGAAGATTGACGACAACGAGACTGATATTGCGCGAGTGCACAATGAACTAAGAGAAGCGCTTACAGCATTAAGACACGAATTAACAGCAGCGTTAGCGAGTGAAACGGACGATCGTAAGAAGACTTTTAAGGAATTCTTGGATGCAAAGAAAGCACAGTTCCGCTGGCTGGTGTCCATGGTCATGATTCCCCTTGGTATTGCCATTGTGGATCTTGTAATGAAGCACAAGTAGTAGACAACAGAAGATGCATAGTGTAGGATGTACTACACTATGCAGTTTCTTTTTAAGGAGGCAAGTTGAAGCACATCACAAGTTTCAAGGAGCTTGACGCTCTGGCGAACATTCACGATGACATCTGGACTCTTCTGGACGATGAGGATGTCAGCCGAGCACGAGCATCCATGATGCTTGCGGAGTGGGGCTACAAGGTCAGTGAGAAGCTGATTCGTACGTGGCGCAAGAAGACGGTAGAGCCTGCGCATGCAGAGACGCTGCGTCGTCTGAATGAACTGAAGAAGTATAATCCGTTTGAGCCATTCCCGATAACTGATCCTTATGGGCTACTGGGAAACACCAGCAAGACAATTACGGTGAATACCACTAACCCTGCTCCAGAGAAGGCAGTATCTCCGATCCTGCTTTCTACGCGTAAGGCGAACACGATTGTCATCATGCCAGACGTTCAGGCTCCACTGCACGATCAGGAGTTGGTTGACAAGTTCGTCAAGTTCCTTGGGGACTTCGAGCCTACAGAGTTGGGACAGGTTGGTGACTTTACGGATTCCACAGAGATTTCTCGATGGGTACGCGGAAAGAAGACTGAGTACGCAGGAGACCTTGCAGGAGGCTTCCGCACTGCTAAGTCAATTCTTCGAGACATTCGAAACGTCTTCGATGGACGATTCCGAATCGTCCGCTCCAACCACGATGACAGGCTGGAACTTTACATCGAAGGTTGTGCCGCTGGACTTGCATCCCTCATGGACGACGAACTTAACATCGAATATCTCGCTGGATTCGATGAGTACGATGTGGAGTTCATCCGTGATGAGGTCGTTGAACTTACACCTGGAATTGATAAGCCCTGGCTTATGGCGCATGGTGATGAGGGATCTTTGAACAGTATCGCTGGACGTACCGCATTCAACCTGGCTAAGAACAAGTTCGGTGCCAACGTTGTTTGTGGTCACACCCACCGTGCTGGAGTCACTTCTGAGTCCACTGGTTACAACGGCAAGATCCGTGACACCCGTTATGGTCTTGAGGTTGGACACTTCATGGATCTTACCAAGGCTGACTATCTGAAGAAGAAGGGTGTTGCGGCTAACTGGCAGCAGGCATTCGGAATTCTTGAGGTTCATGGTGACCGTGTTTACCCGCGTCTCATTACTGTTCAGGATGGCCGATTCTCTGTGGATGGTGTGGAATACTGATGACATATACTCCACAAAATGATGTCCGTATATTCCATGTGACTTTCTCTCCTGAGCAATATCAGGATATACATGCGGATAGAACCAAGCGTCGAATTGCTCTTATTACTGAGGAATTTGAGGAGACGATAGAGGCTCTTAAGACTGTTGATAGTAATTGGCATACGTTAGATGAATGGGACAACTACAAGAAGTCCAAGGAGCATCTGGCTAAGGAGCTTGCTGACCTACTATACGTAGTGTATGGAACTGCTGATGAGTTTCAGATCCCCTTGGATAAGGTATTTGAAGCAGTACATAACTCAAATATGTCAAAGGTATGGGATGATGGAGAGGTTCATAGAAATGAGCTTGGGAAGGTTCTAAAGCCTCCCACCTATTCCCCACCAGATTTGAGTTTTATCCATGAGCGTACAGTTTAATCATCCAGTTTGGGACGAAGGCGAAGTGTGGGAGGAAGAAAGCTGGACCTTCCACACTGGCTCTCATGCAGGACAGTATCTCCCTATGGACGTAGACGTATGTGTCTTCCATGATGGAGTGCATATTTATGAGGGTTATGCTTGTCCTCACAATCAGCCGGAAGACATCACTCCTGGCTGGACAGTACAACAGCAAAGGACAGTAGATGGATACTAATCATGGCTGGACAGCACAGTCTCAGAGCGCTTGGATTGAAGATCCTGGCGCAGTAGGACAGACATTCACAAAGGATCAGCTTCCTGATCCAGAGCAGCAGCGAAAGGGTGGGGTTGATCCAGACCTTTACCGTGCAGGCTATGGTCTCTGGATTGAAGAGGATGAGCCAGTAGACGAGTAAAAGAAAGCCCCTGCCTATATACTGGTAGGGGCTTTTCTGTATTTAGGAGCAAATTATGGCGAGACGTAAGGCATCATCAAGAATTACACCGCAACGTACAACACGTCGTGCGGGTGCTTGGGATGACGTATTTCTAAATCGTGCAGATCAGGATAAGCAATACACTGGGGATAACCGATATAATACGCGAGACAGTATCGGTCGAGTCCCTTTACGTAGTCAGCAGTCAATGTTTGAACTTCCTCAGATTCGCCAACGCGCAGAGGACTTAACTGATGACTATATGCAGAATGCCATTGCTATGGCTATTAATGGGGATCTCGATGAACTTCTGCCATACGATCCAACCCCGACCATCAATCCTGGTAGACCTAGAACTCTACGAGCCGGATATGACGAGAAGTCCATGACTTTACGTATTCAATTCCGTGAAGGAGAAATCTACACCTATTACCAGGTACCTCCGTCAGTATGGTGGAAGTTTCAGCGTGCTCAGTCACCCGGCCGATACATCAACAGCACATTGAACAATTATCCGTACTCAAGAGGTATTTACTAGAATGCACTATACGACTCACGAAATGACAGACTATCCGCGCATAGTCAAGCTACTACCCCGACTCAAGGATTACTTCTGGCACAGTATCCGATTGAAGCCTCTATCCTCTGTTGCTCATCGTTTTCCTTCTCACGAGACAGAGGAACCGTTCCGCTGGTCCAACTCACTGATCCTCCACCTCCCACTGACCCCATACGGGCTTGTAGTGGGGCGCTGGCACACGACTGACCGCACAGAGGAACAGATGCTCATCGACGCCATGCAAGGCCGTCAGATGACCGATGAAGAGTTTACAGAAGCAGAGAAAGTGCACATCCGCAGAAACCTTATCAAGAAGCAATTTTCCGCAGATCAACAAGAGACACTAATAGAGGTATTGGACCTATGAGTATTTTCAAGAGGGATGAGAATCCCAGAGACAAGATCAGACGTAAGGTGGTCAGCAGACTTCGCAACATCACCACAGGAGAAGTCATTCGTTGGGCTGACAATACGATCACAGGCATTGGCCAGAACATGCGTGAAACGCAAAAGAACCTGAACCGAAGTGATCCGGCTCAGGCTCTTATGCATCTAGAGGATATGAGACAAGGGGCAGTATCATTGCTGGCTGCTATCCAAGTCTTAGAGGAACGCGTGAATCAGGAAGCCTAGAAAGACTACGCAACAGAATGCAGCGTACCCGGCAACTCCGAGCAGTATCAGACCAATGATCCAACCGACGATGCGGCTGTTCTCGAATCGCTGACCCAACCGTGTCTTGGAGAGCTGGTGGCCAATGAAGCCGCCTACCATTCCACCCACGAAGGGTCTCATGAACTCCCCAGAGTGATCGTGCTGAGACATCTGCTCGAAAGGGTCGAACTCGTCCATGATGATCTCCTTGGTGTTTAGTTGTGGTACCACCAACGTACCGCAGGGTCAACCCTTTGTCAAGGTACAATGGAGGAACGAGATATTGATCAGGAGAACGACATGACAATGTACGACGAAACGTATGAAGATTTAACAACCGAAGAGCTGGAAGCCCTCAACTCCACCAAGATCGAACTAGACCCGATGTCTCAGGCATCCGTGGATCTCTTGGTGGAGAAGCTGCTGATCTTTGCCGACGAGCTGTCAGGACACCCTCTGTATGGCTATCAGAGACCCTTTGCAGCGCGCATCATGGAATCGGTCATCATCAACGACAACGCGACTGTGACAGCCCTTTTTAGCCGTCAGAGCGGCAAGACTGAGACAGTATCGGCTGCCATTGCTACGATGATGATCATGCTTCCCAGATTAGCGAAGCTGGAGCGCTACGCAGACCTTCTGGACTCTTTCAAGGAAGGCGTATGGGTAGGAGCCTTCGCACCCGTTGACGACATGGCTAAGACCCTCTTTAGCCGTATCGTGTCCATGCTGACATCCGAGCGCGCGCAAGCAATTCTTCTGGACCCTGGTATTGATGATCGTATCAAGGGTAAGGGAGCTGAGATCAAGTTAGAGAAGTGTGGCTCTCTAGTACGCAGGCAGACAGCTCACCCTCGCGCATCTATTGAAGGTAAGACTTATCACATCGCTCTTTTGGATGAGGCACAGGTTGCCGACCAGAGAGTTGTTGACAAGTCAATTCGCCCGATGCTTGCTTCTACTGCCGGTACCTTCATCATGACTGGAACACCCACGTATGAGAAGGGTGTTTTCTACCGACAGATTCAGCAGAACAAGCGTAATGCCACTAAGCGCGGAGCTCGTACCAACCACTACGAAGCTGACTACAGGGAAGTATCCAAGTGGAATAAGAAGTATGAGAAGGCTGTAGCGGGAGACATGCTGCGTATGGGTTACGACTCAGACGAATTCAAGCTGTCCTACCGCCTCATGTGGCTTCTGGAACAGGGAATGTTTACCACCTCCGAGCGCCTTGATGAGCTTGGAGATAAGACTATGGAGACAGTGAAGGCTTACTACACTACTCCTATCGTTATTGGAATTGACCCTGCACGTAAGATCGACTCCACTATTGTCACAGCTATGTTTGTTGACTGGGAGCACAGAGATGAATTCGGATATTACAATTGCCGAGTTCTTAATTGGCTTGATTTACAGGGACAAGATTGGGAAACACAGTATCACCGAATTGTTGAATTCGTTTCGAAATACAATGTATTCGCAATTGGAGTTGACTCAGGTGGAATGGGTGACCTAGTTGTTGACAGACTTAGGGTATTATTGCCTCATATAGAAATTATCGATGTATCCTCACAGCGACAGGCACAGTCTGATCGTTGGAAGTACCTTCGTGAAGTAATCGATAGAGGCAAGATCGGTTGGCCCGCTCACGCTAAGACACGTTCTCTGCGTACATACCGTAACTTCATCCAGCAAATGTCTGACCTACAGGTGAAGTTTGAAGGACCATACATGTTGGCTGAGGCTCCGAAGGAAGCCAATGCTCACGATGACTATTGTGACTCTCTGGCTATTGCACTCAGTATCATTCCTGAGTCAGTACAAGAGGAGATCGAAGTCAGCAATAATCCGTTCTATGATAGACGCAGATCGTAATGCGGTATCATATCTAGTAGATATCTGACTTAAGGAAACCATATGGCAGAAATGTACCAGGAAGCAGGCCGCGTAACCAATCTAGCGCCTACTCCTAGATTCCCAGAAAGAGACCGTGGAGCGGTCAATTATGAGGGCAAGGCAGCCGTTAATAGCGAGCGTCGTGGACCTCTGCGCTTTGAGGAAGGAATCGCTACAGATACAGATGTACCTAACGATTTCCAACTTGGCGCAATGCAGGGTTATCGCACAGCTCCCGGCAAGCCAAACCACAATCTACCAGTATTCATCAAGCCTGCTGCTGAGACCCTTCGTGAGCGTGCTCACGTTGGTTCTGCTGCATGGATTGACTCTGCTGGTATGAATGGTGAGTTTATGCATGGAGTACAGGTTGACTCCAATGCAGCAAAGAGATTTGAGCAAGTATCTCGCTCCGGTGGTCGTTACGAGCGTCTACACGGTGCTATCGTAACTGACTAATTCCAAAACCATTCGGAGCATAATATGAACAGCGATATCCAGAATAGATTTACTTTCCATCCTGCTACACCGGAACAGGGTCTTCTCTATGAGGAGGCACGTTCAAGAGCCTTAGAGTTCGCTTTGTGGATGGACGAACACGCCCCGGCAAGCAGAGAATTATCCTCTGCAATTACAAAGTTAGATGAAGCGGTCATGCATTTCAATGCCTCTGTCGCACGAAACTCTTAAGGAATAACAATGAGCGTATTTGCTGATGTAGAGAAGAAGCTTGCAGATGTCAAGGGAAAGGTGGAGGGTGACCTTCACGCTCTGACTCTAAAGCTTGAGGCAATTTTCCAGCGCGTACACCAGTCCCCAATTGAGGACGTTGTAAAGGCGGACATTGCTTCTAAGGTCCACGACGCTGCCTCTCACGTAGAGAAGGTCGCAGATACCCTGCGTTCTGATGTGGACACTGTTGATAAGGTTGTTGATTCTGCGGATGCCGCAGTGGACTCAGCCGCTAAGTAATCCTTCTATTATTGGACGTGAAATATGGCTGTACACGCAGTTAGCGGTACTCTTGTGTCTAACACTGTGGCCGCAAATACTTTAACTTCTTGGCAGAAGTGGGTATCCATCACCCTTAACGGTACTGGTACTGCTGGTATTGTTTATGCAACCGTTGATGGATCTACCCCAACCGTTGGTGGAGCAGACTGCACTGCAATCTCTGTACCAGCAACCGGTTCTGTTACCGCAGTTCTAAAGAACCTATTGCCAGCTGCCGAGTTGTCCGCAACTACTCCTGCTGCAACTGACCCATCTGCTGTGCCAGCGTTTACAACTGCACAGACCAAGGTGTCTTTGATTGGTACATTTGCTACCAATCCACCAACCTATAATATTGAACTGTCCAACAGCCCTGGTGCTGCAACTGTTCTAGCCTAAGGTTGATTAATGACGGTATTTCATAATAGACGTACCGCCGCATATGAAGAGCTGACCGGGAATAGCGGCGACTACATGTTCGTTCCTATTCCCGGTCAATCTAATGCTGACGCACAAATGCATGCTCATCTGCTCAACGAATTCGGATACAGCGGAGGACAGATACCTGGTGCGTCTCCAGTAAAGTATCCTCTAGACCAAACTACTGCGGTCGTTAACATGAGATAGGAAAGCTATGGCTGCAAGTAGATCACACTCAGATACTCTCACAGCGAGTATAGTAACCAATCAGGTTGTATATCCTGTGAACTTCCCTCAGTATTTTGCAAACATCACAGTCATTCACAGAGGAACGACAGGAACCATCTGGCTCCGTACAGACGGTAATAACCCTAAGATTTGGAATCCGTCTTCTCCTACAGACACAGATGACAGCTATCCTGTGCTTCCCGGACAGGCTGTGACATTCCCGAATGGTGTCCTGACTCAGGAACCAATTACCCGAAGCGTAAACGGTACTAGCGTATTGCTTGTATCTGATACAGCCATTCCTTTCACTGTATATGCTTCCTAAGGAGTAACTATGGCTGGTGTACACATCACTAGCGGTACGACTGTGGCAAACACAGTATCGCGCCTCACCTTCGGTTGGTTCCGTGGCATTGAAGTAGAGAACAGATCCACAGGAGATATGTGGGCTCGCTTTGATGGAATTGATCCAACTATTGCAGGAGATGACTGTTTCTTCATTGCAGCTAACAGCGCTCTCTCTGTTAACAATCCTAAGGTCAGTCCACAGGTTGGATCTGGAATTACCTCCAGCACTGATGTAAGACTTATTTCCGCAGCAGCAGCTAACTTCACTGTGCAGGTAGGTGTCTAATAGCACAGCAGCAGGAAATACTAATCAGGTTTGGAACCTACAGATACTCTGGGCCGAATACTAATATGTGATAAGATTTACACCAAGAGACACTAATTCGTAGAATGGGATTCCATGTCAACATCTTTCTACTCTCCATCAATGAGAGCAGCAGCCTCAGACCTAGCGATTGCAATTTCGCCACTAGGTCTAGTTGAGCTTTCCGATGAAGAATTTGAAATGCACGGACCAAGACTCAATCGCTATGCAGAATACTGGGCTTGGTATCTTGGACATCACTGGGGAACCCGTCGTGAATTTGGTGATCCACAACTTGTCTTCAATTACATCAAGGCTTTTGCTGACTATATCAATAACTTCTGTTTCTCCAGAGGCATCACATTCGACACCGTTAAGGAATACGACCACATTGTTCCTGCACTGCTAAAGCGCATTTGGCAGCAGGATAACAATATGAAGTCCGTAATCTGGGAGATGGGTCAGCAAGGTGGTGTCTCTGGAGATACGTTTATCAAGGTGGCCTACGAACCAGCTTGGGAAGACAACGCAGGAAATATGCATGAGGGTAGAGTACGTATCCTCCCGCTTAACTCTGCATTCTGCTTCCCCACTTGGCACCCACACGACCGTGACCGTTTGCTAGAGTTCAAACTAAAGTATCGCTTTTGGGGAACCAACACAGAGGGAACCAGAAGTGTTTACACATACACTGAGTTGATTCGTTCTGATGTTATTCGCGAGTATGTAAATGACGAGCTTATTGACGAGCGTCCAAACGTACTTGGCGTTATTCCTATCGTTCACATTGCTAATCACCCTGCTTCCGGATCTCCTTGGGGAATGTCCGATGTGCAGGACTTGATTACGCTTAATCGTCAGTACAATGAAACTGCTACGGACATTGCTGACATTGTTAATTACCACGCAGCTCCCATTACTGTGGTTATCGGTGCCAAGCCATCTCAGCTTGAGAAGGGTACCAACCGAGTATGGTCCATCGGAAACAAGGAAGTATCTGTACAGAACCTTGAGAACGGTGTAGACCTACAGTGGCCACTAGAGGTACTGAACACCATCAAGCGTGCTATGCACGAGATGACTGGAGTACCTGAGTCTGCACTTGGACAGAGCCAGCCTATTTCAAATACATCAGGTGTAGCTCTAGCAATTCAATTCTTCCCCCTTATCCAAAAGTTCGAATTAAAGAAGATACAATATGGTAAGGGACTACAGAAGATTAATGAGTTAGCTTTAAGAACTCTATTTATCTTCGAGCCGGAAGCATTAGTGTATAATCCTGATACAGAAGGAATTATGCAAGAGGGTCAGCCTCCAGTATTAGATCCTAATGACCCTCTAGTTTATTTCTCAGATATCACATGGCCATCTCCACTGCCAGTAGACAGACTTGTCAAGCTGAATGAGATTATGGCAATGATGAATCTGGATCTGGAATCACGTCGCGGTGCGCTTAAGGACCTGGGAGAGCAATTCCCAGACGACAAGCTACAGGAAATTTACGACGAACTACACGAGGATGCAATTCGTGACGGTGCTCTACGTATGCTGAGAGCACAGATTGATTCCATTGTGGTTGAGACCACTGGGCTTATGCCTGGTCCTGACGGATCAGAGCCTAACCCGAACGCACAACCTCAGCTAGATTCTGAGGGTAATCCGAAGCCAACAGGCGGAGGACCAGGAACCATCGACAACAGCCCTAACCTACAGGCTATGGATGGTGCGGGTTCCATGGAAGCTCTTAGAGCAATGGTAAACGACGCTTACGGTACGAAGCTAGGTTCACGTCAGCTTCCTACAGACGATAATAAGTAAGACTTAGAAGTTAATTCATTCGGGATATATTCGGAAAACTTACAGTGAGAATTCAGGAGATAATATAATGGGCACTCCAGTACAACCGGGTTTGGACGCGGCAATTGGGTCTCCAACCCCAGACAACGGCGCACAGAGTCCAGCTCCTTCCCCAGTAGCATTCCAGCATGGAGCTACGGGAGAGCGTACATTCACTGAGGCAGATATCGCCGCAGCACGCAAGCAGGAGAAGGATAAGCTATACAGTGAGATCACTTCCCTAAAGGAGCAGTTCAGTAGCTCTCAGAAGCTATTGCAGGATCTACAGAAGCAGCGCCAGGAAGAGCTCAGCGTCTTAGAGCGTGAACGTCAGGAAAAGGAATCCGCTAAGAAGGCCAAAAAGGAAGAAGAGATGTCTGCAAAGGCTCTCCTAGAGGCCAAGCTTAAGGAGACCAACGAGACTTGGGAATCCCGCTTTAATCAGCTCCAGATGGAGCGCGAGAATGAGCGTGCACTACTTGCCAAGGAAAGAGCATATAATGAACTTGTAGAGTACAGAAGCCAGGCACTATCGGCTAACTCTAACGAGATCGCACCGCAGTTCCATAACTTCATCACAGGTGAAACTAAGGAACAGATCGATAACGCTATAGCACAGGCAAAGATTGCTACTCAGTCCATTGCCGATGAAGTGGCTGCGGCTAGACAACAACAGATGTCCCAGATGCGTGGAGTATCAGCTACGGGATATACCGCCCTTGGTCCAATGGACGGGGCTATGGGACAGAAGCAGCTCTCCCCACAGGACATTGCAAACATGTCCATGAGTGAGTATGCGAAGTTCCGCCAGGAGTCGGGAATGGCTGCCCGTACAGCAGCTAGTGACCGTGGCATCCTAGGCTAAGTTTAAGAACATCTCTGGGCGGCTGGTGCCTAGCCCATACAAATGATAAGGACTAAATATGGCAGGATCAGCCATCACGGGTACTCCGAATATCTCTGGTGCCCCTACTTCCTACCCTGGTGGTAGCACCGCGCTATCCCCAGCAATTCAGACCATATGGTCAAAGGAAATCCTCTTCCAGGCAATGCCGATTCTAAGATTCGAGCAATTTGCCGTAAAGAAGACTGAGCTCGGGGTAACTCCTGGTCTCACAATTAACTTTATGCGTTACAATAACCTAGGACAGGCTAGCCAGCTTGTTGAAGGTATTCGTATGCAGACTGCTCCATTGACAGCTTCTCAGTTCTCCATCACCGTGGCTGAGCAGGGATTCGCTGTTGCTGTTTCTGAGCTATTGCTTAACGCTTCCTTCGATGACGTTATGGCTTCTGCTTCTCGTCTTCTAGGGCGTAACATGGCCACCTACCTAGACGTTAGTGCACGTAACACTCTTCTACAGGCTTCTTCACAAATCTTCGGATACCAGAAGGACACTGGCGCACTTAACAACCAGGTTTACTACAACATCGGTACTCCTGGTACTTCTAACGCTTCTATGACTGGTGACTTCAACTTGACTTCTCAGGTTGTATTCGATGCCGTAGAAACTTTGGCTACGAAGAATGTTCCACGTTTGGGCGAGACATATGTATGTTTCGTACACCCTCACCAGAGCCGTTGGTTGAGAAACGATCCTCAATTTATCGAAATGACTAAGTATGCGGCCCCAGGGAATTTCATGCTTGGTGAAATTGGTAGATTGAATGACGTAGTATTTATCGAAACTACTCAGGTTAGAAATGTAGTCGGTGGTGCCGGAACTGGTTGGACCGCTGATACTACAACTGGTGGAGTAACCACTGGTAATGGTTCCGCTAACCGTTATGACTCCATCTTTATTGGAGATAATGCATTCGGTCACGCTATTTCTCTTCCAGTAGAATTGCGTGATGGTGGTATCCTAGATTTCGGAAGAGAGCACGCCTTGGCGTGGTACGCTATCTGGGGACTTGGTTTGATCACAGACATCTCTGTGGTTATCGCATCCACCAACTAATTCTTGTTTAGAAAAGCCCTGCCTTCTATATTCGGGCGGGGCTTTTCTTCTTGATATAATCTAACTAACAATCGTGACTTATTAGGAGAACAGAATGCCACCACGTAAGCGTGCAGGAGACTTGACCGGTATTGAGACTGAGCGTCTACAGAAGGAGAACCAGGAAGCGCTAAAGGAGCGCGCCAAGGAAATCTCCATGATGCAGGAGGTCCGCGATGAAGAAGCGGCTACTCCAGTTGATTACTCAAACGGTCCTATCGTTCAGCCAGTAGAGGATGACCTAACTGTCCTTAAGGACATTGAGCTTGAGGCTCCTACTCGTACCATCATTCCAAACACCACTCTAGAGTCCATGACTTTCGGCGCAGGTAAGCATTACAATTTCGAAGAGGGACGTAAGTACGTTGTTCCTGTAGAATTGGCGAAGCACCTTGAGTCAAAGGGATTGCTATGGACTGGTGGATACGTTAGATAAGGAACTAACTAATGGCAGGTAATTGCACCGACGCGACGGATCGCGCTATTCTCAACTGGATTACAGGTACCTCTCTTGGTGGTTGGACTCCTCCATCAACTGCATACATCATGCTTTTGACTGCTGACCCAACAACTACTGCTGCGATCCCTACTAATCCTCAGCTCTCTGAGCTTACTGAGTTAGTAGCAACTGGGTACTCCCGTCAGGTGGTTACCTTTACGTCTGCTACTACTCCTACTGGTGGAGTCTCACAGATTCAGAACGCCAACCTTGTCAGCTTTGGTGTCTTCACCTCTGCCAATGGTTCGGGTACAGCCACTACATTTGGTGCGCTGGTAAACGCTGCATCTGGTACTACTGGTGAGGTTATCCTTACTTGGCAGTGGGACACCCCAATTCTGGCTCCACAGAATCAGTCAATCACTATTCCAATTGGTAACCTGACCTTCACGCTACAGTAAGGGGTGCCATGGGTTTCACTACTCAGGACATCATTAACAGAGTCCGCATGGAGTTAGGTGATACTGGAGCCCCGTTCTCAAACACTTTCTTGGGTACGGGAATGGTCTCCACGTATGACTTGACTGATTTCAATGTATGGAATGTCACTATCACATGGATTCACAACCAGTCTCCAATCGTGCTGGTCCTTAATACGGACTACACATTGAACACCCAAGAGGGAAGAGTCTATCTACAAGGACCATCCTCACCCTTGCCTCAGGGAGACACCTTAGTAGTTTCTGGGCAAGCAGGTGGAATGTTCTCTGATGATGAGCTAACGCAGTTCATCAATGGAGCAGTTCTCCAGCACACCAACGGGCGTTACGTGGAGACGAGATTCAAGGACAATAACGGATTTATCAAGTACGTACGTGTCCCTATGGATCTATCAAACCTTCCTCCGATAGAAGAGTCCCTAGTGGCCATCAGAGCGTCCATAGATGCCCTCTGGGCGCTTGCAACGGACGCTTCCACAGATATTGACATCTCCTCCGCTGACGGGACTACAGTGCCCCGTAGCCAGCGTTATCAGCAGCTCCGTGAGCAGATTGACGGAATGACCGAGAGATACAACCATCTCTGTGCAATGCTGAATGTAGGACTTGACGCAATCGAAGTATCTAAGATTCGTCGCGTATCCAAGACCACAAACCGTCTGGTACCGATCTTCGAAGACAGAGAGTACGACGACTACGAGCTACCACGCCGTCAGTTGCCTCCGATCTCTACAAGAGACGAAGACGAATCAAATATACAAAGCCCGATTTATGGAGGGATGTGGGGTCTATAACCTCCCCATCCTACTTGAAGACCCTCATAGAAAGAGTGTGGTGATTCCCTTGATTGACCGTGCTGGTTGGAAAGGTGGTCGCTTCTCTGTCGATTTCGAGACAGGCTCTATCTATGGGGGTCTTCGTGATTGGCAGAGATGGACAGGCGACCAAATCTACTACTACAGATTCGCTTATGATCAGTCCTCTGTAGATCCCGTCTATGGAGAAGCTGACTCCCCCCTTGGGCGTATTTACTTTGAGCAGGGATTAATTCCCGCTCTCCATGTCATCCACGTTGAGGGTGACAACGACAATACTGAGTATGGTTTCTATTCCAACGACAGAGCCCATGTCACTATGTCTTTCGACCAGCTAAAGCGCCTTGGTCTGAATAATATGGATATCAATACTCAGAATTACCTAAAGGATAGATTCGTTTATGATGGTAAAGTATTCAGAGTAACGAGCTTCCAGATCCTTGGTCAGATCCAGCAGCGAGATATCATTGTTGCTGTTGACGCTACACAGGTAAAGCCTAGTGAAATGGTCAATGATGTTCAATTCGCTCAGTACGCTATCCCTCATGTATCTCAGTCTGGTGATAACTTTGAGCAGCAGTGGAACCTAAACGTAGCCAAGTACGATCCAGTTAATGTAGGCCAGAACGTTTATCCACTGACTTACAAGACTCCTGCCCCTGCGGCTAATTTTGCTAAGCAGTTGGCTCAGGTAACTCCCCGATTGAATGGAGCCTATCTACAATATCCAATCGGTACGTATGGCTCTGGGCTATATGGTGCGGGTGGCTATGGTGGCTACCAACCTACCTCATAAGGAATTTAAATGACAGGATTTGTATTACCAACAGCAGGGCAGCCCGGCTGGGATGTGACCCTGAATAATGCTTTGCTGTACCTAGACGCTCAAACAGGGCAAATCAACGGTGTCTCTGTCACAAATGCACCAGCGGTTGGACAAGTTCTCGCTGCCACAGGTACAGCTACCGCCGCATGGACCACAGGAACGCCTGGAAGCCTTGTTGCAGCCAATAACTTGAGTGACTTGACCAATGTATCCACCGCACGTACGAACCTAGGTCTAGGAACCGCTGCAACAGCTTCCGCTAGTGCGTTTGCCCCAGCGCGCACAGATCAGTTTAACGTTCAGTCCTATGGTGCTGTCGGTGATGGACAGATCATTGGTACCGCCTCTATGACCTCCGGACAGAATGTCATTAATTTCACTGGAGGTTCATTCACTGTTGCGGACCAAGGCAAGAGCTTCATGCTCCACAAGGCAGGCACAACAGCACAGTATGTTTTGACCGGAACTATTACTACGGTTAACAGCGCAAATCAAATTGTCGTTAGCGCTACTGCGTCTACCACAGTTTCCAATGTTAACTTCTTCTGGGGAACAGACGACACTTTAGCTATTCAGACGGCGATTAATAATGCTGTGAGCTACGCAGCATCGCACGGTGCCGCTGAGGTATTCACTCCTGCACCCTCTAAGCTGTTCTATGTAATCGCTGGCCCGCTTAACACCTCCCACAATGGGAACGCTCAGCTTTACTTGCCACCTGTTGTAACCACTGGAAACAAGTCCAACATCACATTCCGTGGAATTGGAAACGGTGCACTGCTTGAGCACTGGCAGCAGACTATTCCACAGTTCTCTGGATCTACCTGGGTATCCTTCGGTTCCTTTGCCAGCGTTGCTGCACAGAATACTGCTATCAATAACAACGGAAATGCGTGTGTTATTGGTGGTCCGTCTCAGCCAGGTGGATATGGGGTCAGCCCTGGTGTATTCAGCAACATGGGTGTGACCTTCACCAACATGTCTATCCTTACTGCGTACACGGCTTATGGAATCGGATACAGCGCGGGAGACATGAGTGGAATGTCCAACTGCACTCTAATTGATTTCGGATATGGAACCACGGGGACTGTTCCATCCAACGAGCTTAATGTCGGTGGACTACTGGCTAACGGTGTGGTTATCGGTTGGCTTATGCCTGCCAATGGAAACAATGACCTGTGTGAGGTTCGCAACCTGACCTGTCACGGTGGGTACACCTTCGGATTCCTGGCTACTGAACACACAGTTATTGATTCAGCACGTATCCTTTACTGCTGGTCTGGTTACTGTCCAACGGGGGCTTACTTTGGTGGAGTTGGTGCCACACACGCTTTCTATGCAGCCCAGCTTTCCATTGAGGCTTGCACTAATGTCATGAATGTTTTCGGTGCGGGTTCCGCTGGTATTGGTCCGTTCATTGACATTGTTCAACTAGACACTGAAGCTGGTGCACCTACATTCGTAGACAGACAAAGTGGCGCAGCTTTGCAGTCTTGTTTGGGAACTATCAAGCTGACCGGTCTGTACACCGTGGCCAACGTGACAACTTCCCCTACAGGTTTGAAGATCATCAATGGTCAGAGTGCTTATCCGATCGTTACGAAGACTGCTAACTACACGGTTAGCGTAGTAGATGACACGATCCTAGTTGATGCTACTGCTGGACCTGTAACCATTACATTGATTCCAGCAGCGTGGACTCCTAATACGTATACAGTTAAGAAGATCGACAGTACCGCTAACGCAGTAACCGTTGCGGCACACGCAGGAGATACTATTGATGGTGCTGCAACTGTTTCCCTAACCACCCAATACCAGCACGTAAAGGTTGTTCCTGGCGGGGGCAATACTACTAAGTGGTTTACTGTATAAGAGGTTTTAATGGCTATTACTCCTATCGCAAGAGGAACCCTTAACTGGGACGCACCTCTTAATACCATCTTGGCGCAATTGGACGCGAATACTACTGGTGCCATTGCGTCCTCTCTACAGGCTGCCAACAATCTATCTGACCTGACTAACGTTCCTCTCGCCAGACAGAATCTAGGTATCTCCTCAGGTGCCGTCTCTGGTGTAAACAACTACAACGTCAAGGACTATGGCGCTTTAGGTAATGGTGTCGCTGATGACACTGCTGCCTTCCAGGCTGCGTGTAATGCTGCCACTGCGGGAGGAACTGTATACGTTCCACCAGGTAACTACCTGTTCAACAGCTCAGCCGTAACGGTCTCCAATGTGGGCACCAAGATTATGGGTGCTGGGGCCGAAGCCGCCAAGATTACTATTGGTACATCCTTCGCGGGTTCTACCGTCTTCAACATCACAGCCAATACCTGTGAAGTTACTGACTTGACTATCCAGGGAAACAACTCTACGACCACCAGCAACCCTGTGGCTGATGCTATCCAAGTCAACTCGGTTCGTAGAGGTAAGGTTTCTCGTTGTGTGTTCTGGTTCATTAACGGTTGGGCAGTCAACATCATTGGTGGAACTGGAACAAGCAACAACCCTGACGGAACGATGATCTCCCACAACATCATCCGCTCTTCTGCTGGGGGAATTAGATTCATCGGAAACACTGCATCAGGTTTCGCTGTCAACTCCTTCATTCTGAACAACGAGATCATCTCTGGTGGTGTCACCACGGGAGCTTCTGCCAACCTTGACGGTATTCACATCGAAGACTCTTGGGATGTTCTGACTAGCAACAACCTGGTCTGGACTTCTTTGGGAACTGGTGCGTCACTCCACATTAAGGGAAACTGTGCAGCGCAGTTCATCAAGAACTTCGACGGTCTCGGACCAAGCACGGGTAACTGTGTATTGATTGAGGACGGACCCAATGGTTCTCCGCAAAACGTTCAGCTCAATGGTGGAGTTATTCAGCAGGGTCTTATTGGTTTGAATGTAACAGGTGGAGCTACACAGCTTCGCTTCAATACCTTGCGCTTCATCAACAACCAGACACATGGCGCTGCCATTACGGGTACTGGTGCTGTAGTTCACTTCACTGACGTGTTCTTCTCCACTTCTGGTGCTGGTGCAACGGGTACGAACTATGACATCAACTGGTCTGGTTCTTCCAATGGGTACATCAGTGGATGTCGTTTCGATTCTCCTATTGTTTCCACTGGTGTAGCTGGAGTTCAGCAGACTATCAACTTCCCGGCTTCTGCTCCTGTTCGTGTATTCAACTGTGCGTTTGGTGGAACTGGTGCTTCTTCTACCAACTGGTTTACTAATTCCCCCTTGGGAGTGCTAGAGGCAACCAGCGGTCAGTACACCTTTGCTACTACCACTAGATTCCTGCCTGCCTCAGGTAACGCCATCATTACCAACGGTCTGATTGCCTCGCAGCCAACAGTTGTAGGAAACACTATTATCTCCAGCAACGTAAACGGTGCGGACACGTTTGACCGATACAGACTGCTCGGAGATGGTTCTCAGGCTTACGGGTCAGGATCGGCCGCCAGAGATGCCTTTACGGGCCGTGCAGCGGCAACTGTGTTCTATGCTCAGCCCAACCTTCTTGTAGGTACGGCTACGGATCTGGGAGATAATGGTGTTGGTGAGCTTAAGCTAGCTAACGCTACGACTGTTCCAACTACCAATCCTACTGGTGGAGGTTTGCTGTATAGCCAAGGTGGAAACTTAAAGACACGTAATTCAAATGGTCTTGTTCTTACTGAGGCGGGTCTAGCAAACCAGGTAACGGCTACGGCCTCCGTAACTACTACAGGTTTGCAGGCGTTATACACCTTCAATGTTCCTGCTAACGATGCTATTGCTGGTGCTGTATACGAGATTAATGGATATGGAACAATCACTACGAACTCCACGGCCACTACAATGGGCTTTGGATTGTACTGGGCAGGTACAGCGTTGGCAACTATAGGTACTGCTCCTTCTCTAACTGCTTCTCTGACGTATCCATTTGCGTTTAGAGGAGTAGTAAACATCCGAAGCACTACTTCTGCTGTAGGTGTTCTGGAATTCCAGATCGGAACTTCATCAACTACAGGTGCTCTTACCCCATTCTTGATCACATCAAGCGCACCAGTCACCATCGTAACCACGTCCACATCTGCTCTAGCTGTACAGATCAACCTGAGTTCTGCTCAGACTGTAAGCTTGTTGGGTGGGGACATTAGAAGAATGGCTTAATATGTCTCTATTTAGAAATGGTCAGACATTTGATTATCCAGTATATCTAATTGGATATCAGGTACAAGACGGTTCTGGCAGTATAGTAGAAAATGTTGGTATATACATCAATCAATATTCTGCTACATCTACGCAACTCAATAGAATGATCTCTGCTATAAAGGCTGACTTAACTAGTTTTAACTGGGTAAGCCTTTATGGAACTGGTGCGCATCTAAGCTTATTCCAAGTAGAATTTATAACTGAGACTGAAACTGACGTTTCTGCTAATTACTAATCCCTAAAGGAGAACAATGTTTATCTTCAATGAAGACAGAGCAATGAAGGACAAGTTCTCCAACCTAGTAGTACCGGACGTGAACGCGCCAGACACGGGTAGACCAGTCCAAGCTATTTGGTTGGACCCCGATGTTGAACTAGTCAACCTGACCTACCCATCCATCGTTATCTGTAATGTTGGGCTCTCATTCGATGCAGAGAGAGCTGGGTCAGGTTGGTACCAATTACCATATACTCCGGAGAATTTCACACAATGGATCAATGATGGTAATCTAGATGTGACTAATAGCCCGTACTGGGCTTTCACGCCAATCCCGTATAATATTGATTATCAAATAGAAGTCCTATCCCAGAACAATAAGCACTCTACTTTGCTTACAGCAATATTGTCCGGTCCGGATTTCCTCAGCGTACGTCATGGCTATCTAGCTATACCCGAAGATGGCACGGTGCGCAGAATGGATCTGATGGCAGGTCCAGAAAGACAGAACACTCATGATGCCGATGGCAAGAGATTGTTCCACAATGTATACACTGTTCGTGTATCTACTGAACTATTGCCAGTAGAGATCGATACCTACTACCAGGTCCAGAAGACAGTTAACAACATTACTGTCCTGCCGCCTCAAAACTAGGAGATATTAAATGCCTTACTCTCGTCCAGGCGTATATGTTAATACGCTCTTGACTCCGATTACAACGGGGAGTACATCACCCGGACAATCTACCGCTGCCTTCGTCGGAGTTCACACACAGGGACCAACCACCCCTACCCTTCTAAAGAGCTGGAATGACTTCCAGAACCTCTTTGGTGGATTCGGAAACGCTACTGCTTCCAGCTCTACCAACTACTTGCCTTTTGCGGTATGGCAGTACTTCCAGAACAACGGTAACCAGTGCTATGTAGTTCGCGCTACTGCTTCTGACGCTGTAACTGCAACGCTAACCATGAATGACCGTGAGGCTGGAGCTGGCGCTGTTCTTCCGCCTACTAACCTTGTAGCTACTCCGGGTGGAACTGTAACTCCTTCTTACACTTACGAGTACACCGTAACAGCTACCACTGCTGGTGGAGAGACCAATGGCTCTGTAGTTGCAACTGCTGTGGCTAATCAGACTCTTTCCAACACGAACAACGTTGTACTGACATGGACTGCCACCTCTGGAACCATTACGGGTTACAACATCTACCGTCGTAACCTGACTACTGGTGGACCGCTTGCTACACCATTGAAGCTCAGCTCTGTAGCAGCAGGAACCTTAACCTTTACTGACAATGGTTCCTACACACCTCTTGGTGCTATTCCTCTGTACAACACCACAGGTACTCCAGTTCCAATCCTAAAGCTTTCTTGTGTATCCGCTGGTGCGTGGGGAAACAATATCTACGTTGACATCGTTGACTCCAACACTGGAGCCGGGCGCTTCAACTTAATTGTCCACTACGGTGGAACTACAGACGCCACAATCGTAGAGCGTTTCCTAGATATGTCCATGAACCGCACTGACCAAAGATACGCTGTATCTATGATCAACTCCACACTTCTGGGATCTAAGTACATTCGTGCAGTTGACCTAGGAACATACACCACATGGACCTCTGCTATGACGCCACAAGCTCAAAGCGGTGTAGCACTGGCATCTGGTTCTGATGGTGTAGCTTCACCTTCTCTACTAACTGCGGTACAACAGCTTGGAACAATCCAGGGAACGCTTGATATCAACTTCCCAGGAATCAGTTCCACCTCTACACTGAATCCTCTACTTGCTTACACCTCCTCAACTCCGAACATGTTTGTGGTTGTGGATACTCCTCAGGCAGTAATTGGATCTGATGGTGTAACGCCTAACGAAACTTCCACAGTTAACAACTACCTGTCTATGGTGGTTGGTTCCAACTCAATCTCACCATTGACTTCTGGAGCCGCTATCTATGGTCCTTGGTTGAATGTACCTGATCCAATCTCTACGACTCCTGGTGCTACGCGTACGCTGCCTCCTGGTGGCGCTGTACTTGGTTTGATCAGCCAGACTGATGCTCTCTACGGAGTACAGAAGTCCCCTGCTGGTGTAACCATTCCACTTCTTCGTGTGGCTTCTACAGAATTAACATTCCAGAACTCCAACCTGGATACACTGAATGTTCAGGGTATCAACGTAATTCGTAACGTAGCTTCCTATGGATATTGCGTAATGGGTGCACGTACTACCCTGACAAATCTTCCAACACGTTATGTATCTATTGAGCGTACGCTGTTGAACATCACCTACAACTTGAACAACCTGACTCAGTTCGCGGTATTCGAGAACAACAACTCTCAGCTATGGGCTCGCCTGTCTGCTGTAGTTGCTCAGTACCTACAGGGAATTTGGCAGGCAGGAGTTCTACAGGGTGACACTCCACAGCAGGCTTACTACGTACAGTGTGACTCTGGAGTAAATACCCCAACCACAATCGCCGCTGGTGAAGTTCACGTTCAGGTTGGTATTGCCTTGAATACACCTGCTGAGTTCATCGTCATTAACATCAACCAGATGGCTGCTTCCACAACCACCTCAGCCTAAGGAGAATAGATAAATGGCTACAGTAGGTAATGCGCCAATCCTAAAGGCGACTCCCTCTATTGCCCACCTTGCCACTGATCCGTTGAGAAACTTTAAGTTCAACGTAAATATCATGCACCCTAAGATTAGCGGCTTCGCTAACCTAGGATTCATGACAGTCAGTGGACTAAACATCACGACGGAAGTAATTCCGTACCGTGAGGGTGGAATGAACACGACAACTCAGAAGATGCCTGGTCAGAGCGACTTCGCCCCGATCACGTTGAGCCAAGGAGTAGCTGTCGGCTCTGGTCCATTATGGCAATGGATGCAGGAATTGTTCGCTGTTATGCAGGGAACAGGAACCGGTTTCCCAGGTGCGGACTTCCGCGCAACGGTTGACATCATGGTTCTTGATCACCCTGTTACTACACCACAGGTTCCTGTAAAGGCAATCTATCGTGTGTACAACGCATGGCCAACAAGCATCGCCTTCTCTGACTTGGACGCTGGAGCTAATGCAGTTCTTATGCAGCAGATGTCCTTGGCACACGAAGGATTCGACTTCAAGCTCGCTTCTAAGACGGGCCTAAATGGAGTATCATTCTAAAGAGCTAGTCTGAAATCGAACTACTAAAGGAAGTTTAAATGGAATACGAGAAGCCACAATACAGTATGTCCTTTGATGATGATCAGGGGCAGATTCACACGGCAGAAACATCAGACCTTAATGCATTGACTAAGAAGGTACTGAGTTCTCTTACTCCGCAATCTGCCCCTGTCATCGAGCCATATCCAGAATGTTATGTCCAGCTTCCTGGTGGACTTGTAGCAGATGACGGAGAAGTTCTTCAGGACGCTGAGGTACAGGAACTTACTGGAGAGCATGAAGAGTTGTTGGCAAAGGCCAGACAGGCTCCTAACCCTGCTAAGTTCATCAGCACGCTACTCCAGTGCGGCGTGGTATCGATCGGCGATGTAAAGGCCACTCCAGCCATTCTGGACGGCATGCTACAGGGAGACCTAGACATGCTGATCCTTGGTATTCGTCGTGCTACCTTCGGAGAAGACTTTGAGCTTAATGGTCTTGAGTGTCCTCACTGTGGTGAGGCTAATGATCTCCAGCTTAATCTCTCTGATATCCCAGTACGTAAGCTGGAAGATCCAGAGCAGAGAGAATATGTTGTTGACCTGCGTAAGGGTCGCAAGGCTCGTATTACTCTGCCTACGGGTGCTCTACAGACGGAGCTTTTCAAGAAGCCACTGACCATTCCCGAAATGAATACGGTAACTCTTGCCCATTGCATTCTGTCTTTCGTAGACGCTACAGGCAATGAGACTCCATGCAACGGGTTGAATGATGTGAAGAAGCTAGGTCTAGCTGACCGCAGAGCTGTACAGGATTTCATTTACAACATCAATCCTGGTCCTCGCTATGATGAGGTCTCAGGTTCTTGCCCAAGTTGCGAAGGGGAGCTAACCATTCCTCTAAGCGTGGGTGCCCTATTTCGCGGTATCTAATTTAGAATTACTCTATAAAGATTATGAACAATTAGTAGATAATTACAATTGGCCACTCTCCGATATTAAAAGACTTAATAGAAGAGAACGCCTACATTGGGTTAACAGAGTGCTCTGGGAATTGGAACAGAAATACCAGAGAATGCACCAACAGAATAACGCGCCTCAGGTCGTCACTGGCTCTATTGGTCAGGGAGTTACTTTCAGCGGAAAGCCATTTAGGTATAATGGAAGGTAACGACTTAACATAGGAGACCAAGTGGCTGAGGAAAACAACATCGGAGCCAGCCGCTTGTTGGGGACCAATGGTCTTCAACAGGCGGTTGATTCATTAGATGCCAAAATCGATAAACTGAATATGAATGTGGAGAAGTTGGCTGGTGCGATGAATGCACTGACCAGCTCCAACAACCGTGCCACTGGATCTACTAGCTCCTACAATTGGAACTCGTCATCTAATCGCGCTAACTACTCCGCTAATGGGGGCGGCGGTAAGTTCACTCTTGGAGGAATGCTTAACCGCAATGCTAATGGTGGGGGCGGAAGCTTTGGTGCTTTGGGTTCTGGATCTCGCCTGTCTGCTGGATTTGCTGCTCTAGCTGCCATTGGAACGGCTGCGGCTGATTACGGTAACAAGAACATGGCTGGCATGATGCAGCAGGATTACTACGGTGTCCAGGCTTCTCAACTTGCTGGTAATGTAACCCAAGCAAATATCAACAATGCCGCGCGTTATGCAATGCAGCAATCCTATGGAGCACTATCCGCACAGGATCTTTACAAGGGTCAGTACACGGGGCAGTACACTTTCGGTCCTTCGATGAATGCTAATGGTTCTCAGAATGCTTACTACCGTCAGCAGATGAGTGCTGTTGGTGGTTTTGCATATGCTAACCCAACTCTAGGTTTCAGCACTGCGGCTACTACTGCACAGCAGACGTTCTCTGCACGAAGCATTATGATGGGACAAGCATTCGGACTGAACATTAATCCCAATACTCAGAACGTAGGAGATGTTGCTCAAAGTCTGTATAGTTATGTCTTTGGAAATCAGAAGATCACCTCTCAAGGATTTGGTAAGTCCATAACTCAAAACGGTTCCTTGGCTACAACCTTGAGAAGTCTTGGTGCGCAGATGGGTTGGAGTGGACAAACTCAGCAAGAGTACATGGGATACCTACAAGGAATGGTTCTTGCTCAGAACAAGGGAATGTCCCAGAGCCAGTATGTCTCTCTGATGAATCAAGCGTCCTCCAATTCCAAGGCAGGCTTAGCAGCACGCAATCAGCTTAAGTCCATTGGGGTTGGCCAGTCTGCCTTTGAAGCTCAACGTAACTTGAACTCCACAAGAATGAACCGCCAGGAAGATATCAATGAATCCATGGCTACAGCCTTCAAGAACACAACAGATGTAGTTAACAAGTTCAGTCAGGCCCTTACTGATTTGATGAAGACCACTGGATTGGACAAGCTTGTTGGTACTTCTGCTGGAATCGCAGCACCTATCTCAAACGCTCTCAGTGGCTTCTCAGGAGCCTTTGGAATGGGTGCCGGACTCTTCGGTGCCATGAAACTTTTCGGTGGCTTAGGAAGCCTGTCAGGGCTTATGAAGAACATGGGGTTTGGTTCTGGTGGCGCTGCGGCGGCTAGCCGTGGACTTCCAACAGGTCCAATTGGTGGGACCCCCGGTCCTGGTGGCGCTTACAACATCACGTCTATGGAACCCGGACTTACGGCTGCGGGTGGAACCGAAGCAGCTATGACCGCTGCTAATCCAGTTGGTCTTACTTTGTTAGCTGCTGCTGGTGCAGGAGATACAACTCAGCGTGTTACCTGGGATTGGATGTACAACCACTCCAAGAACATTCCATTCTCCAAGATCCCTCGACCAGCAGATTGGACAAAGGGCAACTTCGAAGACTTCATGTCCCAGTACCAATACGGTCTGAACTCTCCGATTGGGTGGAAGGATCAAAAGAAGAGAGACGCGTGGATTAATAACTTCATCGCAACTCACCGAGGATCTGGAACCACTGGACGTTCTGGTGGAGGTTCCTCTTCTGTAGTAGGTAATACTCCTGGTAATGGTGCTTCCAATATGGGAGTAAGCGCGGGAACTGTTATTGGTTTCGCTAAGAAAGAACTTGGTGTTCCATACGTTTGGGGTGGAGAAACACCTGGAGTTGGCTTTGACTGCTCTGGTCTTACTCAGTGGGCTTACGGTCAGGCGGGTGTAAAGATTCCTCGTGTTGCTGCTGACCAGCAGTCTGCATCTCAGCGTGTTGATCTGAACAACACTCTTCCTGGTGACTTGCTATTCGTTGGTAATCCTGCTCACCACGTTGTTATGGATATTGGTGGCGGACAGATCATTGAGGCTCCGCACACTGGTGCTGATGTTCGTATTCGCGCTAAGAACCCTGGTGAGTTCACCAATGCTGGTAGATTCCTGAACAACACCAGCACAGGACAGTCAGCCAACAACCAGGTGACTCCACAAACTCTAGGCAGCATGCCGGGTGCTGGTGGAGATGGTGGAGCATATGGTGGCACATCAGAGTTGCAGAACTTAATGGCTGCTCTTACCTCAACAGCCGGAACTTCTGTAGTTGCTGGATCTTCTACTGGATCTGCTGCTTCTACGGGAGCAACTGCGGGTGCAGGAAACATACCTACTGGTAATGGGCAAAACGACAAGGCGTCTCTACAGGCATACGCCAAGCAGCTTCTTAATGCAAGGGGTTGGGGTAATGAGTGGGATGACTTCAATGCTTTGGTCATGTCTGAGTCTGGCTGGGATGTCCACGCTACCAACCCAAGCTCTGGGGCCTATGGAATTCCTCAGGCTCTACCAGGTTCCAAGATGGCTAGCGCTGGTAAGGATTGGCAGACCAACGGAGACACACAGCTCCAGTGGATGATGGGTTACATTGCTGACCGCTATGGAGATCCAACTAAGGCATGGTCCTTCCACCAGAAGAACAATTGGTATGCTGCTGGTGCTTACAACATTGATAAGGATCAGCAAGCTATTGTCCACAAGGGCGAGATGATCATTCCTGCTCAGCAGGCTGAATCAATTCGTCAGGTACTTATGAACAACCAGTTCAATCCAGGACTTAGCTCTCGTGGAAATGGCGGCACCATCTCAATTGGCAATATAAATGTAAACCTACCTGAGGGATACTCTGGTACGCCAACAGAAGCTAAGGCGACTGGTAAGCTTATCGTTGACGCAATCGAAGAGTACACCCGAGTAAAGAACATACAGGTCGGAGTCTAATGTCAACACCAGTTAATGCACCAATTCAGGGTACTCCGTATCCTGCTTTATCAGGAACGCCGGGGACTACTATCTTTAGTAATCCCCCGTTCCACCCAAACATTTTGAATATAACCAATAGCTACAAGGCGGGGACCAACCGATCTGTTGATCCCCCCTTGGCTAGTGGTTTCGGATATAACTCTGGAGGCAATCTCCAAAGAGGAAGACTCATTACTGACTTGGCTCCCCTTACTAGTGGAGCTAAGGAAACACATAGCATTATTCGCCAGGTGAACTTCCTATACAATCCTTCCACTATTGCTGAGTCCCGTAACTTGGACCTGAACAATACGCCACTCCCATCTCAGTATCGAGTACAGGGAGATCCCGGGGCGTTCAAGGTTCCTCTTAATGCAACATTAGGATTCTCTCTATTGTTCGACAGAACTTTTGAACTATGGGATAGTGGATACGCCAGCACTGACGCCGGTAAGTATGGGGTCCGTGTAGACGTAGAAGCTATGTACAACCTCTTAGGTATTAACGCTCCTGCTACGTCTACTGCATCTACCGGAGCTGGTACGGGTGGTGCTCAGGCATCAGCTAATGTAACTGTGCAAGCAGGACCAATGTCTGTGCAGCCTGTCCACCTGTTCTTTGGAGCCACCAACCAGTGGTCACTGTCCTACTATGGTTTCATTACTGGCTTTGACGTAACGTGGACACACTTTACTTCGGCAATGGTCCCTCAGAGATGTGGTATCGATATTCAATTCAATATCCTTCCAATCACCGATTCCAATTTGCTCAACCCTGTAGGATAGGAGTTATCGTGGCTATTAGTCCATTCAGTCGCTATGCCGACAACACGGTAGTGGCTATCCAGGGAAGCAATGGCGTAGTGAAGCCTACGATTATCATTGAACCTGTAGATCAAGCTGTAACGTATAACGTCTCTATCTACACATGGAAGGTTGGGGATCAAATAGAATATCTTGCCTTCTCTGCATACGGAGACGAAACTCAGTGGTGGAGAATTGCTAACGCGAATCCGGAAGTTCTATTCTGGAATTCCGTTCAGCCCGGACAACAGATAAGAGTGCCACGTGCTTAGTAACTTACCTTCCGTACCGTACTTTGAGGTGTTCTATAACGGAAACACGCAGCTCACACAGTACACGCCTAAGGTGCGTATCATCCAGAAGACCAACGCTCACGCTGTTGCTTTTCTGGATGTTATGTATGTGGGTGAATACTTGCAGAACGCCAAGAACAACTCTTGGCAGTATCTACCGGAGCATACTCCTATCCAGATCAACTATGGGATGCGTCCACACTTTCTGTCTTCCTTCGTGGGATACACAGCTTCCTACAAGTTGATCAGAACGGGTAAGGACATCGGGTACAACAACCTGACAACTACTACTGTTCAGTACACGATCATTGGTAGTTCTCAGGTAATGCAGAGTACCCGTAATATCGCATGGAAGAACACTAGTCCTTCTACAATCGCAGGTAACATCGCGATCAAGAATGGTATGCGTTCCATCATCCATTCCTACCCTGCGGCCATTCAGTATCGTCTCCAGAACTCTTCTGACTTCATGTTCCTCAACCAGTTGGCACATGAAATCGGTTACAAGTTCTATGTAGACAACACTGATCTATATTTCGTAAATCCTAATCTCATTCTCGACAGAGGGAACATCAGAAATATCCCAGAGTTCTGGTCACACAATCTGCCAGGTGTATGGGATACCATCAGAGACTTTCAGCCAGTCGTAGGAACGATCACTCCTGATGGTGGAATCTCCGCTAGCCGTAACGTGGTTGGTCTGAATCCTAGAACCAATCAGATTACTCAGGCGCAGGTCAGTCCTAATCTAACGGTCTCCGCTACTGACTCCTCTACCATTGCTCCAGTAATTACTCAGTATTACAATGAGCATCCTGCCGAGTCTTACTACGAAGCAAGCCAGAAGGCTCAAGCGGACTTCAACAGAAATCTATATTGGAATACTGCTAAGGCTGAGTTATATGGAGACGCGCGAGTAAAACCAAATACTCTCGTGAACCTAGTTGGAAATGCTCTGCCACAGAACGAGGCGGGTACATGGATTGTGGAAGAAGTAGAGCATTGCCTGACCATGCCGCTCCCTGGTTTTGTTCCGCAGAATGCAGACTATAGAATGTATACTTGCTTGGGCAGAGATCAGGTTTACACGACATTGAATTCTGCACTGTCCGAAACATCCTCCGTAACACAGACTGTACCTGCCAAGCTCATTGGCGGCGTATGGGTCTCAAGTAACATGGGAGCAAATATCTATGCAACCTAAGTATGATGCACTATATAGATCACTGGTAACTAGTAATACTGATCCAACAAATAAGGGTTTGATCAGGGTCCAGTGTCCACAAATTGCAGGTACCGCAGAGATTCGTTCTGCCGAACCGGCTAATCCTCAAGAGCCAATTCCTCCTGTGGGTTCTACAGTTTGGGTTGCTTTCAGTGGTGGGGACATTACCAAGCCTGTGTACTTTACCAATCAGGCTGTGCCAGCAACGGTGACATCCTCTACTTTGCCAGCTACGCCATATGCGGGACAGCTAGCTTTTGCAACTGATATCAATGATTTGGAAGTATATGATGGGACAGCCTGGCAGTCTGTGTATACTCCTTGGTACTCTTACACGCCAACATGGTCTGGGCTGTCTGCTCTAGGAACTGGTTTTACCGCACAAGGTTACTATCAGCTTAGTGGACGAACTGTATTTGTTTCCGCTATGCTGATTGGTGGAACAGGTACTTCTCTTGGAACGGGAAATATCACTGTAACTATTCCGTTTACTTCCACTAATGTGCCTAACGGAAACTTCGGCTGGGTTGGTAATGGCAGATACAATCCTACTGGTGGTAATGCCTGGCATCCACTCAATACCTGGCTGGGACCTAACAGCAACAATATGACTGTATTCGCTATTCGACAGACTGACATTGGTTGGGTAACTCCTGGTACTCCTGCGTATTCTTGGGTGGCTGGTTCCGTCATGAACGTGAATATCACGTACCAAATCTAAGGGATAATATAGCTATGGGAATTCAAATGACAATACCGTTTACAGTTCTCCAGAACGGAGCGGTATCTACGGAATCTGATCCTGATACTCAGGTAGCTCAGAGAGTAAATGCACTCGTGTCCACCGAACAAGGCGGGCGCGCTATGCGTGCTGGCTTGGGGCTTCCTTTGTCTCAGATGCTCTTTGCTCCTAGCAACGATGTAATCTCTTCTAACCTGGCTACCTTGGTTGATGCTCAGCTCACCAGATATGAGCCAGGTATCAAGGCTGTCTCCGTGACACAAAACGTACAGGACAGTGGCGGAGGGTCTGCCTCCATCAATGTAAACTATCAACCAATTCTCCAGGCTTCACGTACTAGCTCTGTGGCTCACATGGTGACCGTAGAGGTTGGAGGAACCGTTACGGAGGTAACACTAAATGGCGCAAGTTAGTGCGGGAGTTCCCGCTATTGATTACACCGGGAAGGACTACACAGGCTTTCTCAATGCCATGATGGCGTACGCCAAGGTGGCGTTCCCTGAATGGACCAATCAGAATCCAGGCGCTCTTGAAGTCATGCTCTTGGAGTCTTTGGCGCGAGAGCTTGATGTCTTGAGCTACTACGGTGATCGCATTGTAGGAGAGTCATATATTGGTACTGCTACTCAACTAGAGTCTGTAATCCTATTAGCTCAGTTACTCGGATATACTCCGGGACCAGCTTTAGCCGCTACGGGTACAGTAACTTTCCAAACCAATCCTGGTGGGGCCGCTGTAGTTGTTCCGGCTGCTACGCAGGTAACTACTAACTACATCACCAGCTTGAATGGTCCACTTGTATTCGAAACTACTGCTACGGGTACTGTTCCTGGTAATGGTGGAACTCTTGCTATCCCCGTTATTCAGGGTGTGACTCAGGGTTCTGCTGTATTCACTATCGGAAATTCAACTAGCACACCTACCTCTATTACTACAGAGTTACTGGGTACTTCTACGGGTGCTCCGCTACAAACATTCAACCTGGCTAACAATCCTGTTATCCAGAGCTCTATCACTATCTATGTACAGAATCCAAACTACCCTGCTACTCCAGGATCAGATCCAATCGTCCCATGGAACCAGGTGAATTCTCTACAGTCCTCTCTAGGATCTGATCTTGCTTGGTCTGATTCTACGAACGCCAATGGTGTAGTAACGATTCAGTTTGGTGATGGTATTAATGGGTTCATCCCTCCTGCTGGTCTTGCTATCTATGCGAACTATCGTGTGGGTGGAGGAACCATTGGTAACTTGACCGCTAACTCTATTGTGGATATCGCTTCCCCAATCCTAGGTATCACCATCTCTGGATCTTCCCAGACGACTGGTGGAGCGAACGCAGAAACCATCGACCACATCAGAGTCAACGCACCAAAGAGCTTCACAGCCCAGCAGAGAGCCGTAACGCTACAGGACTATGGAAACCTTGCTCTGGCTCTTCCGGCTGTCTCACAGGCCAACGCAGTGGCTAACAGCTATTCCAATGTGACCTGCTATGTGGCTGCTACAGGAAACACTATTCCTACTCAGGCTATCTTGGATTCTGTAACCACATATCTACAAGCGAGAGCATTGGCGGGAACTGTAGTGGCTGCTGCCCCATGTTCATTGATCCCAATTAACGTAGGCAACAACTCTTCACCTGTAGTTATTACTTGTAGTTCTCGCTACACACCTTCAACAATTCAGACGGCAGCCGTTCAGGCTATTCAGAATCTATTCTCTACTGCGAACGCAACACTTGGAGCACGTGTTCCATTGTCTGCTTTCTACTCAGCTCTGTACAATATTCCAGGCGTACAGTATGTGAATATTCCTCTGCTAGTAAGAAACGATGCCACCTCTCAGACTGGTGCAAATGATATTCTCCTTCGTCCGAATGAGCTACCTAGCGCTGGTACTATCGTAGTAAACGTCAGCGCCTCACCATTCTAAGGAGTCCTAATGGTAGCGATTTATCCGGCAGCGATAAAGAAGTTCAATTACAGAACGGACTTTACGAATATCGTAGACGCAGCCGATGTCAATGTTCTTTATGATGAAGTAACCGCACTGGAAAACACACTGGGTCCTAATCCAATGTGGGACACCATTGACGGCAAAGTTAACAAGTGGTCCTCAGTTAGTAATAGAATTACTGCTGTGCGCCAAGGGGTATCGAAGCCTTATGTAAATGCACACCTGCACAATGTAGTAGTTCCTTACAACCAGTCAAAGACAATGAACTGGTCTGCTGTGACCTGGGACACTCACGGAATGTTTACAGGCGGTCCAAACCTTACATGTCCAAGAACAGGTGTGTACCGCTTTGATATTTATATCAGATGGCATGCGGACAATCTTCCCGCTGATAACCAGCAACCTGCTTTCGATCGCTCTGGTGCTCTTGGCATTAAGGCTCTACAGGCTGGACAGAACTGGGAGATTGTAGACACTATTGGCTTCTTCCCACAGGGTTGGCAGCGTTCTAATCACCAGGCCGCATCCCTTACCTTCCCGTGGACCAAGGGAGTCTCCGTCAATATGCAGGCATACCAGAACTGCTTAACTACTGGAATTACTGCAACCGCATTCATGTCTATCACCTACGAGCGTGATGCACCTACTGTTAACAACCTATAAGGAGTAACGCATGAGCCAAGGATTTGGTGTTGATATCTATGGAATTCCGTTCTATGGATACTCACAGCCAATTGACTACAGCGTAACTCCCTTCACTGCAACACAGGCAGACTATGGGGAGATCACGCTATCGTGGAATGCCCCCAATGCAACTTCCTGGAAGTACATGCAGCTGGTTCGTAGCCAGTATGGTTATCCGACTACTCCATTAGACGGAACACTGCTACAGCAGTTCACTCCGTCTACGATTCAGAAGTCTTATGACGATACTGGCTTGACACCCGGACTGATCTATTACTACGCGATCTTCCTGTCTGCCGAAGCGCCAGCATGGAATTCCGGAACTACTTACCCTGCGAACTATCAGGTTCTTTACAATGGACAATACTGGACCAGCTTGCAGGCATCCAACACTAACAACACGCCTGTTCAGGGTGGTGTGTGGTGGGCCACGGGTCCATATGTGCCTACCTGGAATCCTGCTGGATATGCTGCCAACCTGGCTCTCGCCAATGAGGGTTATGGTAATCAGCTATACAACAGAACCCCACAACCATATAAGATTGCGGGGTCCGATACTTTCGGCAATACAGCAGTAGACAATCCTTCTCTACAGAACTACTTGAACGTTCTGGGATTTGGTTTGGATACCTTGAAGAATAGATACGACAGTTTCCTTAACCTGAATAATCCAGACGTAGTATCTGCTACCGATCTAGATATTCTTGGGCAGCAGTTGGGTCTTGCTACCGATTACATGGCAACGCCACAGCAGCGTCGTCAGCGCGTTAAGACAGCTACGACGAACTATCAGCTACGTGGAGAACCACAGTCCATTCACAACCTTGTAGCGCAGCTTACAGGATGGGATTCTACTATCACAGAGACCTCCAACCTGTATGTCTCTGCTGATCAGGCTAACTTCCTGCATCCGCTGAATCCAACATGGAATGCGAATACCACTTATCAGGTGAACGCACTTGTTCAGTATGGAAACTACAACTACAAGTGTTTGGTACAGGCAACCGGTACTGCTCAGGCTCCTACTGGAACTAACTCCAGTAATACTTGGTGGCAGGTACAGATACAAACGTTCGATACCACGACGCTGTACAATCCAACTACCACACACTATTCCACTTGGGCTGCAAGTTCTACAATTGCTGTTACCTATAACGGAATTGCAACGGGACTACCTAATCCTTCCGTTCCTGGTAATAACACTATGAATGCTCTCGCTGCTGTACCGAATTCAGCGCAACCAGGATTGACCTTCTACTCTGCCAGTTCAATTACTACACCAACATGGACTAACGGTACAAACTATGTGATCAATAATTATGTAGTTTTGAACAGCATTTATTATCAGTGCGTTAAGGCATCTGGTCCTGCTACAACAGCAGGAGCTATTACGCCTGGAACTAATGAAGCTTATTGGAGACCCTTCCAGTATTCAGCACCGCTTGTAACAGATCAGCCGAACTATATTAAGGATGGAGCTCCACTCATTCAACCTGTATCCTGGGGTTCCACTATTTCTTATGTAGCAGGTCAGCAGGTTCAGTATCAGGGTATTCTTTATCAAGCCGCTTTGAATCACATCAATCAGCAGCCCTCTGGATACTACTATTCCACTAAGTATTGGATTTGCATTGGTCCAGTACAGCAAATGCTCAATGTCTCTGCATACTTGGCTAAGTCCACCAATGCTCAGGGAGCGTCAACAGCTAGCTCTAGCGTGCTGTTCTATGACGGCTCTGTTAACCAGGCCAGAAATGTTATCCAAGGTGGAGGAAACGTCTTTGCTATTGGTGTTGGCCTTACCGCTAGATTCCAGAATGATGTAGCTAGTCTAGGTCAGACATCTGAGCCTGCCCTGCTTAATTACAGCTTGGCAAACTCTAGTGCATGGGCTCAGACGCCTTTGACTAACGGTGCTTGGTACACCAAGTATGGTATGGCTGCGGCTAACCAGTCTATCGTAGGTACCACTACGTACAGTTATGCGTTACTGAATAACGGTGGAGTCGGAGCACAGCAAGGTCTTTACTGTGTAACTTTCGCAAATGACTTTGTAGATACGGCACACAAGACTCATGGAATTGTATTCGCATGGGTAGATGCTAACAACTTCTGGTACGCTACAAGAACTACATTATGGAAGGTAGTGGCTGGAGTAGAAACCTCCATGGCCACCTGGTCACGCTTGAAGACTGGTGACCGCATGGTGGTCCTTGTGGCAGCGAACAACGTTGTATTTGTGTATGCATACGCCAGAGACGGCTTGGGAACATGGATTCCTCTGAATCCTGGTGGAACTACTGGTCCTACCTCCGGTAATCAGTTCGGACTTATTCAGAAGTATTCAGCAACAGGAGCATTGTAAATGGCGACACCAAAAGCACATACACTTATTGATGTATTCCTCCCTGACGGTTTTGGAGCTTTCCAATTCGGTCAGGGAGGCTATGGTGGTACCTTCGAATTACTGAATCCTCAATGGAATACAGTAAGCGGTACCTATGGCTTCGATCCAATCGTTGGAGCCAGCTACGTACAAGCCACCTCTACACCTAGCTATGTGGGTGCTTCGGGCTACGACATTTCTTACGACAGCTTCTTTGCAAAGGTTACCCCTGCCCCATTTGGTGGGGGTAATATTCAGACTGCCCTTGTGGTTAAGTTTGACGCGATTAACTATGTAGAAATGGCTGTAGGACCACAGGGTGTATTCTCCGCATTCGGATCAAACAATAACAACATTGTTTATCCAAGCTCTGCAATGCCTGCATACAATCCTACGTCCCATGCCTTCTGGCGTATTCGTAATGATGGAATTCTATTCCACTTCGATACCTCACCAGATGGTTCCACATGGACAGAGCTAGGTAATGTTCCCTATTCTTGGGACGCCACAAATGTAACCGTTATGTTCTTTGCAGGATTCACGGGCAGTGAGAATTCTGGACAGAATGCTTACATCTCTAATGTAAATCTGCCAGGTACTACTCTCCAGCTTTCTGCCAAGACGGTTAACACTGCCTCTGCATGGGGTCTAGGAAGCGCTACAGTGCCCTTCTCGCTGGCTGCGAGAACCACTAACAAGTTCAACGTCGCTGCCAAGTTCACAGCCACTCTAGGGCTGCCTGAGGGCGGTTTAACTGACTTCTCTTACAGCCAACTAGCCAGTGGTAGCACACCCATTGATCCTCTGATCACTACTCAGACTGGCGGATATCAGCAGCCGGTTACTGTTCCTGTATCTAATCCAGTTACTTCCTGGGGACGCACAAACAATACGTATGTCGTACCTACTGCTTATCGTGATGGTTCGTACTTCCCAGTAGCACGTGTGGCTCTAGGAACTTACTCCATGACTAATCCTGAGACCTCCAATAACTTCATTGCTAATGCGCAGATGGAATTCACTCCAGGGTTTAGTAATAGATATACAGCTAACGTATCCAATTATGTAAACGGAACGTACTTTGTTCCTGGACCAGGTACGCAGACATTGACTCGTTCAACTACTACAGTATTGAGCGGTCAGTATTCAGGTGCGCTAACCAGTAGCAGCTCTCCGGTATCGATTAACGGTGGAGCGTACAATGGATACTATCCGTATCCATCCACCGTGGGATTGATTCCAGTAAGACACAATGGAACTATTTATGAAGAGTTCGTAGGATATGTATCTCTGTCTACAACTAGAGCGAATACCACTTGGTATGCGCAGTTAATTTATTACGATGCCAACTTCAATATTACGAACAGCCCAACAAGCGGTGTGGCATCTTACTCCATCATGACGCATCCTGGTGGAGGAGTTTGGCAAACAGCCGCAACCATTCCACAGTTCGCGCCAACTAATACAGCATGGGTAGCTGTAGTTCCTTTCATCGCTAATCCGTCTAACTTGGTGGAAACGGTTTACATCAGTGGCCACTCTGTAGTGGGCGCAGATGTTTATAACTTGGATGTACCGACAACCTTCAATCAGCCAAATACTTTGAATATCAATATCAAGGCTGATCGTGTGAATTATGTATGGAATGGCGGATTCAATACAAACATTAATTACTATTCCGCAGTAAATACAAATACCACAGGGTCTCCTAGCCCAGCAACACTTTCATGGGATGGGACCACAGGCTATAACTCTTTGGGCTCTGCAAAGATGACCTTCGTTACAGCCTCAGGTACATTCAGTGGAGGATCTAATTCCCAGATGGGATTCGGAACTCCATTCAGATTATCTGGTGGAGCTATTCCTGTGATCCAAGGACTAAAGGTAGGACACACCTATACGATTTCAGCATGGGTAAAGCAAGGCGCTAACTGTCCAGATGTATTCATGAATTGTCTTGATCAGAACTTTGCCGCCTCTGGTAATGGTGTATCCGCTGTAAGTACAAATGCTGCGAAGTCCGCAGGTAACACTGTTAATGGATGGACTCAGATTTCTGGAACATTCACAGTTCCGTTTAATGGATTACCAGACATGGGATTGTACTTCTATGTGAACTACATTGACTACATAGGAGCAGGACAGAACTTCTCTTTCTGGGTAGACGATATTCTGTTGGAAGAATCTACTACCGCAGGTAGTTTCTTTGATGGAAATACAGCCACTAATGATTACCTCTGGGAATCTGGAGCTAGTGCTAATGCTGGTAGATCCTACTACTACAAGAACTACACCAATAAGATAAACAGATTGAATGTAGCTCTACCTTCTGTAATGCCTTTAGGATCTACTTATAATCTACAATTTGCTCAACCAATAACTCCATAAATAGTTAAAGAGAGATATAGAATTTCTATATCTCTCTTTTTCTTTATATACATATATTAAAGATTAGGGTAGCAGGGTACCCAACGGCTGTCAAGTGTGGTAGCATCCCCTCATGATTCTAATACACGTGATACTCGTTGGCATGGCTCTCGCATACCTGTGGGCTTACATTAACACATCGTTCCCAGAACTACCAGACTGGGTGATACACTTCTTCGCGATCCCACTGATGTCGCTAGGTCTCTGGTTCTGTCCAGTGATTGTGTTGACAACACTGGCTCCCTGTGTCATAGTTCTTCTCGTCGCCACGGTGACACCGAAACGAACGAAGAGGCAGAAGCAACCGAAGTACCAATCTAAGGTACCTCCGTTGCCATAACGAACGAAGGGAATTTACATGCGAGACTTTACTAAGCCTGTCGCCATTATGGTCACGGGTACTGGTCCTGTGGACAAGCGCAACCTGCGTGCAGAGCTGGACGATTGGGTCTTCGGTCCTGTTGACGCTGCCAATTCGGTGGAGAGTCGAGAGGTTACCATCATCTTCCCGATCATGGACAAGCCCTCTCCGGGTATGCGCTTCATGGTGGACTGGGCTATTGATGTTGATGCGGATGTTCAGGTCTTTCAGACCAAGGGCAAGCCTATGACCAAGGAACTCTCTGGTCTTCCGGACATTGAGGTCTCTGACAACGAGCGTGAGACTCTGGAGAAGGCTTTCTCTCGACTGCTTGAGCTGGAGAAGGATGGTCACGAGACTGTCTTCCTCATGCACTACAACGAAGATTCCATCTACACTCAGGGTGACAGCTCCATGTCTGATCTTGAGATCCTGTGCGAGGCAAAGAATTACACGTGGCTCAAGACTCTGAACTCTGAGGTCATGGGTGACACGTTCCCCAACTACGAGTCCACTGACGACCGAATCAAGCGTGAGAAGCTTGAGGCTGAATTCGCTAAGAAGGAAGCGGAGGAGAAGGCTGCTGCCAAGCCTGCTAAGAAGGCCGCAGCGCCCCGTAAGACGGCTGCAAAGAAGACTGTGGCAAAGAAGCCCGCTGAGCCTGTGAAGGAGCCTGAGAAGCCCCTTGCAGGGCTCGACAAGCTTATCTCTGACGCAGTTGCGAAGGACCCTGCACACAAGCACAAGTTTGTGTGGTTTGACGACGAGAATGGGAAGGATGGTTCGTTCTGCGAGCACTGTGGTATGGACGAGAGGGATTTCTGGAGTGCTGCTGAACTAATCAAGCACTCCACCGTGGATCGTCTGTCTCCTGAGCAGCGTAAGACTGTTGTTGACATGGGTGTCATGACTCAGGCTGAGGTAGACGAAGAGATCAAGCTGGTTGAGACTAAGCTTAAGGCCACTGTGGCTCTTGAGCGACCGATGCCGAAGTCTCTGGGTGCTGCCAAGGGTATGCCCGAGAACCTGTCTGTGGTTTCGTCTGAGGATATCTGGGCGGATGTTGCCAAGAACGCTCCGAAGGCTGTAGAGTCTACTCGTAACGAGCTGGTTATGCAGCTTGGAGAGGACATCGCTGCTATGGGTGACGCGTTCTCTCGGACTATTCGTACTTACGCCGCACTTGTGGAGGACATTCGTAATGGCTGAGCCAAAGGTGGGAGATATCATTTGGCATCCTACTGATCCTGATAAGTTTTACGAAGTTTATGAAACTAGTGTTCAGTCCATTTGGATGCGCATAAAGGGTAAGTCCTATTCAACATCTTGGATTACTCATTCAGACTTCGAAGACTACGGATGGATAATTGGTATGCCAGAAACTCAGGATAAGAAGCAGGTTGGTGGAGACCATTACACCAAGCACAAGATCATGCCTTGGGACATCATTGATGAGTATGGGCTTGACTTTTATGCGGGTAACGCCATAAAGTACATCCTGCGAGCACCAGACAAGAATGGTGTTGAGGATCTTGAGAAGGCCAAGCACTACCTTGAGCGCATGATTGAGAGGGCTAAGCAGAATGGCTAAGGAAGATTTCGTCTGGGAGATTCGGCACGAGACTTGGGAAGGATTTCCCGGTAACGAGCTGTATGATACAGTTCCTTATGCCAAGGAATGCGGTATGTCAGACTATATGGATGCCTTTGCTGTTGATGGTGTTCTCACTTGGGAGACTATTCTCAAGGGCTTCTTTGTCCTCTATGAGGATGGCCTTGCCACTGGTCTGACTTGCCGTGCGCGACCCGTTCATAGTAAGGACAAGTAATGATGATAGTCATGGGACTTCTGTTCCCATTCGCGATGTGTATCATCGCAGCGTGTTTGCTTGCTGGAGTGTTTATCGTACTAGGTGGTAATCCTGGTGAGTGATTTATACAAGGAACTATGGGGGTCTCCAGAAGAGGAGATCCCCGTAGTTTCGTTTAGTGGAATGGCTCTTGCAAAATACTTCAAGATGAAGTTGGATAGAGCCATATGGTCTGGGTTCGGTATGGTAAACCTTACAGCTCTTGCAGCACAGTTCAATCGCTGGAAGGGTAAGGTAGACTCTGACACGATCAAGAGTTGTATTGATCTGTATATGGACGATCCCGAGCTGCGCGGGAAGAATCCTGGTTGGCAGGACTTCCTCTATCGCTTGGAACAGATCCATGCTAAGCTCAACGAAGTTACCCCACAGGACAAGTGGGCAGCACTTGAAAAGGAGTGGATGGAGAAGTATGGATCAGATGCCCCATGATTTCTATGTCAACAAGTGGGACCGTGCACGAATCCCTATCAAGTTCAGGGGAATGCGTTTCGATGACTACAGTCATCCGCACCCTACTGGGAGGATGGCTCTCGCGAATGCGCGCAATTTCGTAGAGAACTTTACTAACCACTACGTGTCAGCGAAGCGGGCAAAGGCAGGAAGGTTCCCAGAGGACCGTAGCGATATCGGCAAGGGTATGCTACTCTATGGACCGAACGGTACGCGTAAGACGACGCTTGCTTCCATCACTCTGACGGAAATCATTTACAAGTATCCTCAGGCTGATGTACTCTATATCCGCATGGCGGATTGGAAGCGTGCTATGACTGACTCGTTTGCCAATGAGGTTACCGAGCGAACAGTTCAGGCACGAGAGCTTCTGCGTCACGTAGAGCTTGCACACTTCCTTGTCCTTGATGACATGGGACAGGAGCACCGAACTGCGACAGGCTTTACGGAGAAGGAGTTCCATGAGCTTCTGCGTATCCGTTATGAGTCTGCCCGCCCGACAGAGGTCACTACTAATGTAGACGAGAAGTCGTTCGGCAGAATTTACGGAGAGTCTTTCGATTCTTTCCGTCATGATGCATTCAACCTTCACCCGATTCTGGGTGATGACACACGACTTCTTAAGGATTAACTATGAGTGACAAGCAAGACATTTATGACCTTGACGCCAAGATCGATTGGGAGGGTGGTATTGACTCCGCCCTAGACTATGGTGTTAAGATTCATGAGTACGATGTCTCCTCCGAGTTGGAGGCGGCATGGTATGAGATGGAGGATGCTTATGAAGCATTCTCGGATATCCGTGCGACAGTGTATGCCCTTATCGAAGAGGAGAAGCGAAATGCATGACATCCAGGACTCGATCCTTGCGGCGTTCGGGAAGTTCTTTCCGATCAACGACCTGCATCCGTTTGATTTGAAGATGCTTGTTGAGGAGCTGAATGAGGCTCTTGAGGAGTTTGCTTCTGACGCTGCTAATGAGGCATACAGCGATGGATACAGCGATGGCAAGGATGAGGGATATGACTACGGCTATGATGCTGGCCGTGAGGCAGGCTTTGAAGAGGGCTACGAGGATGCCAAGGGCGATGTCTTGACTGCACTGGGTATGTGAGTTAAGGTAGGACCAACAGAGCGGAGAGCAAGTCTCTCCGTTCGATTGGCTCTATCTTAAGGAGGACTGTGAGGTGTCGAAAGCGACGGTATAGAGATGAGCTGGGCGCTAAGATTGCTCTAGCAGACATTGATCGTGTAGCGCATAAGCAACACGTTAAGGGAGATCGCAGGACAGAAGTTAGAGCATATCGTTGCCCTAATTGCAAGGGATATCATCTCACGTCACAACCTAGGAGGACTAGAAATGCAGACCATTACCTTCACGCGAGGCTTGCCAGCGTCGGGTAAGAGCACTTGGGCTAAGGAGCAGGTGGTAAATGGAAACGGTAAGATTGTTCGTGTCAACATGGATGACATTCGATCCATGCTTGGACTCCCTTACTCCGTCTACGCTGAGGAGCTTGCTCTTCGCGTTCAGGACCAAGCGATTCTCAGTGCTGTCAAGTCGGGACGAGATGTAATCGTTGATAACACGCACATTGAGAAGAAGATGCCGACGCGCATCAAGAAGCTCTTTGATGGAGATGTTCTTTTCAAGATTAAGGACTTCACTGATGTGCCTCTGGGGCATTGTCTTGAGAGGGATCAGCAGCGTGTGGGTTCTGCCCACGTTGGTGCTGATGTTATTCGGCGTATGCACGCACGCTTGCAGAAGGTTTCTATCACGGAGGATTGGCTGAACGATGTAAAGCTGTCCCCTGTGTACAAGCCTAAGGCTGGTTCAGATGCATGTGTTGTCTTCGATATCGATGGCACTCTTGCTGAGCATGTTGCCCGCTCTCCGTACGATTACAGCCGTGTCCACACGGATGCTTTGATTCAGCACATCGCTAATCTGAATCAGCTGTACTGGGATGAGGGTTACGAAATCATCATCATGTCTGGTCGTCCTGATTCATGTCGTACTGAGACTGAGAAGTGGCTTAAGGATCATAGTGTAAAGTACACTGCGCTGTTTATGCGTGATAAGGACGACAAGCGTAATGACGCAGACGTGAAGCAGGATCTCTTTGATGAGCACGTTCGTGATAATTACTGGGTTCACGCCTGGTTTGACGACCGTGACCGTGTTGTACGGCGTATGCGTAAGCTTGGTCTGAATGTCTTGCAGGTGGCTGATGGCGACTTCTGAGTACCCTCAGACAGTTGATGGAGTAACATGGGTCAACTCTTCCGCATTTATTGTGGAAAGGGCGGGCTCATGTTTCTTCTGTGGCAATGACACGTACATTGTTGATATCAATTTCAATTGGTATTACTGCCAGGAAGATGATGAGGCCATTGCGGCTGATCTAAGGAGACTTGATGGCGCGTAAGTTAAAGGCTCAGTTGTTTCAGGAGCTTATGGATAACAACCAGCAGATGGAAGCAGAAGCTTCCGCCAGTATGGCCAACAAGGCTCCTAGGCGGAAGCCTGATGCTGCCACACACGACCAATGGACAGATGATGCAGGAGTGGTCTTCTGGGTCCACAGGTGGAAGCCTGAGTGTCGCGACGGCTGTGCTATTCACGCGCCCTCCAACCATCACATGAGGGACTTGCCTCAGATCATGAGAGCTAGTACACTGATAGAGCGTCACTGTTCTCACGGAGTCGGACATCCCGACCCGGACAGTCTTCGCTATTTCGAGTCGGTAGGCCAAGAGCACATGGGTGTTCACGGCTGTGATGGATGTTGTCTGGAGTAGAACATGGGAACGGCAGAATTTGATGCCGAAGATTGGTATCCAGAGATGGAAGCTGAAATAGAATCCATCTTTGAGAACAGCGTATTTGGTTACACAGATCCCGATGTAATAGATCGTGAGGTAGCCAGATTCGCAGAGTTCCTGGCAGGTACCCCAAGTGCGCAACGGTGAGCTCTCTAATGTGAGACTCCCTAGAGCGTACATTGTATTTGAGAACTTGGTAGGTCTGCTGCCTGATAGAAAGACAAAGTTAGCCCACGATATAGCTATTAAGCGTAAGAAGTGGGATCAGGCAGCAGGCTATTATCAGCTCAATATTCAAACTTCACAGGGAATGCGGGATCTATATTTTAATCGCAACTTTAATGTTGACGTGATTACATTTATAGATCCCGCTTTTGTTATCCCTATGCGTGATCGTTTGGATAGCAGGAACCTGCTCTTCGGTGGAGTACACTACTACGACAAGCAAGAACTACTAGGGGATCTGACGTATGATCCCTCCATCTTGGCAGTGCTTGATCCAGAGCCTAGCCGCGTGCTAACGTGGGGTAGCAAGGGTCGCTACTGCGATGCATCTCAGCTTAACTTGCTTAAACTGATCGTCTAAGGGAGGCATTGATTGGATACGACGTTCAACGTCGAAAAGCTGGTAATCTCAAAGATTATCGAGACTGGAAGCATTAAGGAAGTCGGTGATATTCAGCCATTCTTCTTCGCTAATGAGGATTGTCGAGAAGCATTTGAAGGGATTCGTGCTCACTACAATGAGCATGGTGCTACGCCAACAGCACGTGAGTTCAAGGTTGACTATCCAAAGGTTCCGATCCTTAAGAATGTCAATGAAACTTTCTCCTCACTGGTAAAGCGACTGACTAGTCAGTATCTCACTGGTGTTCTCAATGAAAATCTCGATAAGGTCGGGGAAGCCATTGAGAAGAATGATATTGAAACTGCTGTAAACTTCCTTGGTATGACTCTGACTAAGGTTCACACGTCTGTTGTCACAAGCAGGGATGTGGACGTTACAGAGAACGGTCATGAGAGGCTTGAGCGGTACCTAGAGCGCCGTGCAAACCCTGGGAAGATGATTGGTATCCCGACAGGGTTTCCGACGCTTGACAGGGCTACTCTGGGCTTTCAGGGTGGTCAGCTCATCACTCTTACAGGTCTTGCCAAGGCATCCAAGTCAACGGCTGCTATGCTGTTCGCTATGGCTGCGCAGGAGGATGGTAAGAAGGTTCTCTATTGCACATATGAGATGTCCGTAGAGGAGCAGGAGCGTAGGCTTGATGCCTATCGTGCTGGCTTCAACGATAACAAGCTGCTCAGTGGTAAGTTTGACGCTGAGGATGAGAAGAAGCTCAAGCTTGGAATTGAGAAGACTGCTTCTCTGCCCAAGATGATCATCTCTCAGGACTGTAAGACCATCTCGGCACTCAATGCCAAGGTGGAGCAGGAGGAGCCAGATCTCGTTGTCATTGATGGTGCATACCTGCTGGATGACGAGTATGGTGAGCCTCCGCAGAGTCCGCAAGCCTTGACACACATCGTCAAGGGACTGCATAATCTAGCTATGTCCCGCAACAAGGTTGTCCTTGCTGTCACTCAGTCAACTCCCGCGCGTACCAAGGGGGAGACGCTGAACACTGACTCCATCATGGGCTCTCGTGCCTTCGTACAGTATTCGTACTGCGTGATTGGTATTGAGCGCACTGAGGATGTCTGTGTTCGTCGCCTCAAGATCATCATGGGTAGGTCTTATGCTCCCTGTGATGTTATGATCAAGTTCGATTATGACACTGGAGACTTCCAGGAACTTGAGGGTTGGAACGACGAAGAGGATGACGATGGCGACGAGACGGACGACTTCGACCAGTATTACTAAGGGTTGGGGTAACGGGGGTGGACAAGCCGCCCCTGGTGATGTACTATCTTGTTTGTTGGAACTCAACATACAAGTAGTCAGAGTAGTTCATGGAGAGGCTTGGGCGTACTGTCCAGGCCATCTCAAAAGATTGGGTAAGCCCAATCAGCACCCGAATAAGTGGTCTGTAAATCTTGAGACAGGTCAACATTCCTGTTTCAGTTGTGGTTTCCGTGGTTCATTCGGTACTCTAGTGCAGGAGGTTCTTGGTTATGACCGTTCAGACGCAGAGTCATGGGTCCGTCGTCGCGGTGGAGTTCAACGACTTCGTAGAGCTTTGGGAGTTTCCGCTGACCGTGAGCAGCCAGAACAGGGGCTACGAGCGTGGAACGAAGCTAGACTGGCGCTCTTCACTGATCCGCCGGACGAAGAGCTTCAACAGCGAGGGCTTTCTTCGGGAAGTGTAAGCCATTACGGTGTCCTTTGGGACACAGAGAATAGCCGTTGGATCTTGCCAATCAGAGATGAATCTGGTAAGTTCTTGGGCTATCAAGAGAAGGGGAAAGGCTGGGTATCCAACAAGCCCAGCCAAGTTCAGAAGGGTGATACACTCTTCGGACTGCACTGTCTCAGAGGTACAACCCTGATTCTGGTAGAGAGTCCTCTTGACTGTCTACGGTTGTACACTGCCGGACTTGACGGAGCCGTTTCCAGCTTCGGTGTACAGGTCTCGGATAGACAGTTGGAACTTCTATTCGACTACGCTGAGGTAGTCATCTTTGCTCTTGACAATGACGAAGCTGGAATAAAGAAGTCATTGGAGCTTAGGCAGAAGTTCCTAAAGAGTGGTCGTAGAATTCGCTTTGCTAATTACGATCACATTCCAGACGCCAAGGATCTTGGCACTGATGGAGTAAGTGATAACGAAATACAGAGGGCTATCCTAGAAGCGAAATCTATCCTTAGATATAGATAGTCCCATAAATGACAAACTCTCTGCTATACTTTTATAAAAGTAATCTAGCAGAGAGTTTGTCATGCCAAGACCTAAATCAAATAAAACCTGTTCTATCTGCGATATAAAGCACTACGCTAAAGGTTGGTGTCGTAAACATTACGTGCGTAACTTGACCCACGGTGATCCTAATATAAAACTAATAGCAGATAAGGGAGCAGGTAAGCCGTATAAGACGAGTAACGGATATCTGGTTATACCCAATCACAGTGACCATCCTAATGCTAGAAAAGATGGACAAATTCTAGAGCATGTTTTAGTAATGTCTAAGCACTTAGGCAGACCATTACTGGCTAACGAAAATGTCCATCACAAGAATGGCGATAGATTAGATAACCGTATAGAAAATCTTGAGCTGTGGTCTCGCTCCCAGCCATCTGGTCAACGTGTGGAAGATAAAATTGAGTGGGCTATAGAAATCCTAAAGACATATCGGCCTGCACTACTGGCTTAGAAGCGAAATCTCTGCTAAGATACCGAGCATGAGTTTTCTTGGAGAATTACGGCCCTATCAAGATCAAGCCAGGGCGTTTCTACTTAATCGTGGAAGCGCCCTGCTTGCGTTGGACCTAGGGACAGGAAAGACAGTCGTATCTATCGCAGCCATTGAAGAGTTGCGAGCACAAGGAAAGGTGAAATGCGCACTCCTGATAATGAGCAGCAGCCTGACGGCTCAATGGGTAGAACGAATCCACCAGTTTACGGATTCGGAGAGCGTGGTGTTAGTGGATGGATCTCTGACACCTACGAAGCGCTCGAATATATTAAGCAACGCTATGGAACATACGCCGGAATACTTGATTATGGGAATCCGGCAAGTGGTCCAAAACATAGACTTGATAATTGGTATGGCTCCCGATTTAGTTCTAGTAGACGAAGTTACGTCGATAAAGAACTTCTCCACACAGCAGACCAAAGCTATAAAGAAGTTGAAGTCAACCTATCGTATTGGCTTAACCGCCGAGCCGATTGAGAATGGTAAGGCAGAGGAAATGTTCTCCATCATGGAGTGGATTGATCGCTCTGTCTTTGGTAACTGGCGTGACTTTGAATTGAATTACATCAAGAGGAATTCAGCAGGAATCATTACAGGATATAGAAATGTACCTGAATTGAATAAGCAATTCCTTACTGCGTGTTTTGTGAAGCGTAGAGATGATAAAGACGTAGCTGAATTCATGCCAACAGTAGAAGAATACAATTGCTATGTAGAAATGGATGACGACATTGACTTGGTCTATCGACGGATCGCCCGAGACCTCTTGGACGTTCTCTACTCCGCTGGAGACAGAGCAAGTATTGACCTTGATGCGCACTATTCTGGAGGAAGGCAAGGTGGATCTGACCATCAACTTGGGCCTATCGGATCGAGACTTGGTGCAGCGCAACTACTCCTCTCTTCTCCAACGCTGCTCAGAGCCTCTGGAGAACGCTACAACGAGTCAGGAGACGACGGAGGTAGTAAGTACGCCGCAGGACTCCTTGATGCCCTCAGAGGGCTCTCAGTGGGTCCGAAGCTTGAAGCGTGCGTTGAATTGGCAGAGGAATATTTAAAAGCAAATAGCTCTCATAAAGTAATTGTCTTTTCAAAGTACAAGGGAATTCTTCCTATGCTTGAAAAGGAATTAAAAGAATACAATCCTGTTCTATTTTCAGGAGATTTAAATGGAAGACAACGTGGAGAGGCTATCTCCCGATTTACAAACGATAGTGATTGCAGGCTATTTCTATCCTCTGACGCAGGAGGATACGGAGTTGATCTTTACGCAGCTTCGCACCTTATCAACTTCAATCTCCCAGACTCTTCGGGAGCACTTAAACAGCGAAACGGGCGACACGTCAGAGCTAATTCTAAGTTTCGGCACGTCTACATTGACAATCTCTTGGTCAAAGGAAGCATTGAAGAATATCAACAACAAAGACTTGCCTATAAAGGCAGAGTATCAAGTGCGGTTTTAACTGGATTGTCAGACCGTGCTGGTAATTTAGACAATGACGTCACTAGCCTAACCAAATTCCTTAAGGACTATTTAAATGGATGATGCAGTAGTAAAGGCCATGACTGGCAAGTATCTTCTTCTGGCTCAGGAGATCAAGGATGCCAAGGCACAGCAGGAAGCCGTGAAGGAGCAGCTAGCTCCCTACCTTGACAACGCAGAGCCTAATGCGAGAGGATCACTCGTGATCGGGTTCGAAGAGCCACTAGAGGTCTTCGGCCAGAAGTACAAGGGCTTGCAAAGAGTCCGCAAGGAGAGTAAGGTACTCAACGAGGAACGCGTCATTGAATATATCCTTGAGTGCACATCAGCCGGACGTAAGGATGGTATGGTGAACGGCATCAAGGTTCTGCACCAGACCTGGGAAGTTGATCAGGACGGGTTGTGGGAAATGTTCGTCAATGATATGCTCACTCAGGAAGAGCTCGACAGCTTCTTTGACACTACCGTCACATGGAGCTTCCTACCTACGAAGGAGTAATGGTGGCCTTCCGATCGTTAGAGCAATGGGCAACAGTCCTTGGTGAACTGCTTGACGAAGCTAGCGCAGATGGATATGCTGTCTACGCAAAGCCAGAGGGGAACGAAGTTAACCTCTACATTGGGTACCAAATGCACGACTTTGGCGACAAAGATTTGTTCATACAGGAACTCGGCATCTAATAAGGAGTAGCAATGAAGGTTGGCAAGGCGCTCGCTAGCACGGTCCTGGCTCTGGCTGTTCTCAGCGGAGCGGTTGCCTGTGATGGTCAGGGAGACAACTACACCAACGACGACAGCGGTAACATCGCTGAGTATGAGTACGGTTACTACAGCACCACGCACGTGTGGGTTGAGTACCCGTCTCCGCGACTGGTCTATGTTTCTCCCACTTACTACCGTTCCCACACCTACCTGTACGCTAACCCGTTGCACATTCACGTGACTGTGCCAAAGGGTGTCACGGTTGGTCGTCCGCGTCTGGGATCTGGTATGGTGTCCACTTCGCGTGGCTACAAGGTTCAGGGCTGCAACTCTTGCCGTGCAGGTGGTGGCGGTACTCGCTACGGTTCTGGTCCGCGTAGTGGCTTTGGTTCGAGCGGTGGTTCTCGCTCGGGTCGTCGCTAATTAGCTTTAGTTATCTCCCTGAAAAGGGAGGTAGCTATGGATAATTAGAGGAGGTAATAATGTACGACGAATGTCGCTGTATCTATTGTGAAGAAGACGCAGAACAGAAGAAGATTGATGAGCGCAATGAGCGCTTGGCAAGATTGGAAGCAGATGCTATGCTTCGTCTCCTGAACCCTGAGGTTGAGGAAGAGGAGGAAGAGCACTACTACGAGGATGAAGACTACGATTATTGTGACATTTGCTGCACAGATGATTACGCTGGTGAGTCCCATTACCATTGTGGAGAATGTGGACAGATATGTGGCATGATGGGGCATAAAGAGTGTGACCCCTATGAGGCTTGGGCATGGTGTCTAGAAAGGGATCTGTATGGTTACTAAACTAGTTACTCGTGAATTCCACAGGGATCTTCTAGAAGAGTTGGAGATTCCTGACAACTGTATCGATGAGACAATCATTGACACCAGCCGTTGGGCAGTGCATTATGAGGGTGTCTTCGAGTACGAGAAGAAGCATTACCAAGTTCAATGGCAGCAAGGTGCTACTGAATACCAGGAAGGCGAAGATCTTTGGTACGACGCAGATGTAATTGAAGCTGTAGAGGTTGTCAAGCTTCCTGTTGTCAAGTATGAATGGACTCCCGTCAGTGCCCTATGACATTCCACTTTATGAAGTGGATTCGATGTTCAATAATAGCTTTGAAACCACCTACAACTCTATTCGTGTAGAGATTGTACACACTTGGTTGGACCCTGAGGACAAGGAGCGCTATTACATCATCAAATGCCGAGAGGTATTCGATGAGTTGCGCTCTGGTAACGGAGGTTATAACCTAGCCTACAGTCCATGGATGCTGGTGGACGACATCAAGTTGGTAGACGGATTTTACCTGTACAAGTATTTCGAAGAGGAGTAAGAATGCTGGACCTGAATGTTGCTATTGACCCTGCTGATGTGCTTGACGCACTGATCCAGACGCGAGATGATGATGCTCTGTTCGAGTTCATCGTTGACCTTGACGCCATGATGGTGGACTGGGATTTCACTGAGCGTCTGTACAAGCATTTCAAGATGCTCCACAAGGAGTACAAGGATGAGCGTAACTACCTCAAGGAGCTGTATTCTCTGTGAATTCCTGGTACCACGCTAAGTCTAGTGCGCATAAGTGGGGTGGTACTCCAGAAGATTACCTTGCCATTCATGAATTTATTGATTCGTCCAAGCAGGTAATCGGTGACGCTCGGCATCGTAGTCTGTATCACCACACACTGGGGGTCTTCCTTTGCCAGCAAATCTTTGGTAAGGTACTCCAGGTTGGCCGCAAGGAAGTTCCTGTGCGACTTATTGCAGAGCAGCACATAGAAGAGGATCTTGGTTGGCTGCCTAGCCCCAAGGACTACATCGATGGTATGCTCCTAAAGCCTTGGATGTCTGGGGCAAAGCGTAAGGATCACGGTAGTTTTGACGATGTATTCAACAAGGAGAGTAATGGGTAAGTCTGATAACCGTACGTTTATGGGTATTCCTGTTGAGGGATACTACAACTTTGGTCGCAGCTATTACGACCAGCGTCCTATGGAGGAGCTGGTTCCTTATTTCAAGGAGGCATTTGCTAAGGGCATCAAGGCAATTGCATGGCGTCAGTACACTCCTTACTTCAATGATGGTGAGCCGTGTGAGTTTGGCGTTGGTGATATCTCTTACACCTCTAATCCGCACGTAGCAAACGCCTGGTTGAGGGAGGAAGACGGAGATGAGGACGACCGTTACGACGAGAACGGTGAGATCATCGCTGACTATGTGCCTACGGACTTCTACTCCTACGAGAAGCCATGGTCTGTGAAGTATCCTCACCCGGATGGTTTTGTAAAGGGTGATATTGTGTTTCCCAACATGAGTGAGTTTGAGCGTGTGCTGTGTGAGACTTTCGGAGATCATACTACTGTCGTTGTGACTCCTGACCGTGTTGTTCAGTTCGAATACGATCACGACTAAGGAATAAATGGCTACATCCTGGCAAGAAGAACTAAATAGAATGTTTCCCGGTTCTCGAACTCCTATTCTTCATAAGGAATTTCGAGAAGTCCAAGAGGAATACATTGAGAAATGGGATGACAAGCCTAATATCTTCACGGTCGGTGGAAAAGAGCAGGAGTTCTTTTCCATCGGCCAACTCGGCAAGGCACTTGGCAACAGGTCAAGTAACACCTTGCGTGCGTGGGAGAAAGAAGGTATCATCCCCAAGTCCCCATACGTCAAGCCCTCCAGCACGCCGAATGGTAGACGACGCATGTACACACGTGCTATGGTTGAGGGCCTGATCAAGATTGCTAGAGAGGAAGGCGTACTTTGGCCGCACAAAGGCGTAAGGTTGAGCGAGACGAAGTTCCAGCAGAGGGCACACGAACTGTTCCAGAGTTTGTTGAGACGCCAGTGACAGTTACGACTGATATACTTGGTGACACAATGAAGGTAGCGATTAGTCGTTCCTTCAAGGTCAACATGGGAGACTACGAGAGTGCAGACAGCTTCGCGTCTGTTACTGTAGAGGTTCCCACAGATACTGACCTGGGAGCCCTAAGCACACGGTTCGGCCATGTGCTAGACTCCATTCAGCATCCCGACATGACAATGTTCAAGATGCTGACCAAGCAGCCACGGTCAATTGCTAAGCAGGTTGACTTTAGCGCTGAGTAATTCCAACTAATTCCTGATATCGGCGTAAGTGCCAAACTAACTAGGAGAAATATTTATGGCTAAGATTACCCGCACTGCTGTTGTTGACGAGAACACTGAGGACTCCTACGAGGAGAACACTCAGGAGTCTTACGACGAGACTCCCGTTCGCCCTTCTGTTACCCGTAAGGTGAGCAAGGGTTGGGGCTCTGCTGGTGAGACTGAGGAGCGCCGTGAGACTGTCAAGGCTCCTTACATCGACTTCGGCAAGCAGTCTGGTGACAAGATCGTCAAGATTCTCGATGATGAGCCTGTGGCTCGTTGGCGTCGTCACTTTATTCCGGGTCGTCCTCCGATCTACTGCCACGGTGGCAACTGCCCGCTGTGCGCCAAGAACTACAAGGCGGCTGAGGTCTACCGTATCAACGTTGTTGAGATGAGTGACCCCAACTCTGCTACTGAGGACGGTTGGACTGTCAAGGTCTGGGACTTTACCTTCCCGGTTGCACGTGCTCTCCAGGGTTACATGGAGAAGATGGATCTCAATGACCCGCGTCGTTACTTCCAGCTCATGTACGTTCGTGGTAATGGTGTGACTGTTGTCCCGCTGAACCGCAGCATGGTGGAAGAGGAGTTCGGCATCATTCCGATGACTGACTCTGAGATTGAAGAGGCGCAGACTCGTTGCTATGGTGAGGAGACTGTGTTCATCAATACTCCGAGCAAGGTGGCTGAGATCGCTGAGGGTCTGTCCTACAACAAGGACACTAAGTAATTAATTGTTAAGCCCCCTGCCTTTAATTAGGTGGGGGGCTTTCCCATAGGAGGAATAGAAATGCACGTAAAGGTTTTAGTTGAAACTGATGTATGGATGACTGATCCTGGTGAGCCGCCCGACGTTGAATGGGGAAATCGAGAAAGCTATGACGGTAGAGTCGTAGACGTAGAGGTACAAAAGACCGATCTTCCAGTGGAAGAGAAGTGGTATGGAGATTCTGTATTCGAAATCGATACCATGGTTGGGAATACAGTTTATGTCGTAGTTGTTGACTATTCCACTGGTGACACCTTTGGTAGAGATGGTGGGTACTATCAGGTACTTGATGTCTTTGAAGACCCCAACCAGGCACAGGAACTCAAGCGTCTGGCAGAGGCGTACACCCATGACTATGGTAAGAGAGTGCAGCAGAGCCAGTTGACATACCTGGGCAAGAAATACTATGCTGGGTGGCTCGGGTACTTCGAGTGCGTCAATGAGATCGCTGTGTGGGAGTGCGATGTAAGAGACCCGAATTTCAGAAGAGGCCGTAAGCGATAGGGAGATAATGGAAGAGATTATCCTAGACGCTAAGCGTCTTAAGGAAGAGGTTGCTTATTTCCTCAAGCAGGATGCATTTGTATTCGACGTAGAAACAATGGATGGCAGTGAACCAGATACGCGAGGTGTTCCGGCACGGAACCGAGTGGTGTGGATTGGGTTGGCTACTTATGGTCGCTCTATTGTCATTCCCATGGGACACCCTAATGGAAATGTACTTCTAAAGAAGGAATACCGGAAGAAGAATAAGGAGACAGGGAAGTTCGAGAATTTCCCTCCGACCTTTGATGCTCCTCCGACTCAGCTCAAGCCCTCTGTGGTCTACGAGATCCTGCGTCCGCTGTTCTTCCATCCTGAGATCATTAAGATTGCTCACAGTGAAACCTTTGATGCTGCGTCAATGTACGACGGCTTTGGAGACATCCCCTGTGGCCCGTACACCGACACCATTGTCATGCAGTGGGGTATCGATGAGAACATTGGTGAGTTCACCTATGGATGGCGTAAGCGTCCGATGAACAAGGGTCTCAAGGTCCTTACCAAGTGGTACTTCGGTGTCGATTACGACAAGGAAGAGGTTGGTAAGTGCATTGAGAAGCACGAGTTCATCAAGGTGGCTCGCTATCTTCTCTATGACGTTCGTAAGGACTGGCTGCTCTACCGCAAGTTCCGTCAGATGGTGTCTCAGGAGGACGTAGAGGCCATTCTGGGGCTCGAAAACCAGGTGACTGAGGTCTGCTCCCAGATGCGTGTCATCGGGGCTCCTGTGGACGTTCAGGCGATTCTGGATCTGGAGAAGGATCTCTCTGCACGGCTGGAAGTTCTTGAGGCAAATGTATATCGTGCGGCTGGAAAGCTGTTCAATATCAACTCCTCTCAGCAGAAATGCGAGATCCTTTATGGACCTAAGAAGGAAGGTGGTCAGGGACTAAAGCCTTTCAAGCTGACTGACGGCGGGAAGAAGAAAAAGCAGAGGCACGAAGAGCTGACCATTCTGGATTACTCCACGGATGCAGAGTCACTAAAGTCATTCGAAGGTAATCCAGTAGTTGATGCGCTACTGGCTTATGCAGAAGTCAATAAGCTCCTGAGTACATATGTGTACGGATATCTGGGAGTGGAAGGCAACGATAAGAAGCCGTGTCGTATCTTCGATGGTCGTATCTTTACTGACCTGGTGCAGTACGGTACTCTGACTGGACGTTTCTCTTCCCGTGAACCTAATCTCCAGAACATTCCTGCACCCAAGACTGAGCTGGGTAAGAAGGTCCGTGGTCTGTTCGCTCCGCCTGAGGGATATAAGTTCCTTGTGGCTGACTACGCACAGATGGAGCTTCGAGTCCTTGCCTCCATGATTGGGTATGGTGGTCTTTACGATGGTTTCCATGCAGGGATTGACGCACACACTCAGACAGCAGCGCTGGTCTTCGGTGTAGCTGTTGCAGATGTAGAGAAGTGGATGCGAGATGCAGCCAAGACTCTGAACTTCGCTATTGTTTATGGTGCTCAGGCTCCTAAGATTGCGAAGACGCTGAATATTACAGTGGAAGAGGCTAATAAGCTTCTCGATGACCACCGAATTGCATTCCCAGAGATTTATGAATGGAAGGATAAGATTGTTGCTCTTGCGCAGAAGCGCGGGCGCAATGGAACTCCGTTCATTCGTACCATCCTTGGGCGTAAGCGTCGTGTGTGGGAAATTGTTCCCCGTATTGCAGAGCAGGAAGCCGTTAACCTCCCGTGGTATGAGCCTGAGCGTCACAGCAGTGCTGTTCGTTCGGTGTTGGCACGTGGAGAGCGACAGGTCATCAACTCTTTGGTTCAGGGATCACTTGGTGATATCATCAAGCTTGCGATGATTCGCATGCACAAGGCTACCCGAGAGGATGCCAAGCTGAATCCGGGTCGAGAGATCCATATGATTCTGTCTGTGCACGATGAGCTAGTCATTCAGTGTCCTGATGACAGGATCGAAGAGGGCTGTGCAATGCTCCTGGAAGCTATGTCTGGAGCAGAGATTCAGGATCTCATCAAGGTACCGCTGGCAATGACTAGGGAGAAGATTGCTGTAGTAAGCAACTGGGCAGATGCGAAGGATTAATGTACGATCCATTTGAAGAAGTCGAGCCTGTAGAGGAGATTGAGCCTCTACAGCAGCTCGCCATGGAAATATCCCGTTCAATGACATGGGATATGATCGGTCCAATCAAAATGCAGAAGGACCCAATTCGATTCGGCCAGAATCCTGCCAGCCTTGATGTCCTTGAGGCAGAGGCTAGGGAAATGTGGGGCCGAAAGAATTCCCTTCTGCCTTTTGGCTTGGACTTCCCCTTCCTGTGCTATATGGCATCGGAAGCAGCCTCTTACGCTCTGATTAATAGTGACGACGCTATGAAATTACTGAGCGAGGAGGATAAAATGAAGTTCCGTTTCCACAATTACAAACTAGGAACTGCGATTGCGGAAGCGGTTGTTTCCCACATGCTCCAAAGAGGGCTAATCACATACGGAGAACACAATGAGTTTCTGGGCTAACAAGTTAAACGGACAGACACCACCCCCACAGCCAGTGAGCAGGGAATTATACGGACTGTATCAGCCGGTACATACCCCACAACCTGAACCACAGCAACCAAGTATCCCGCAGTACGTACCAACTGCTGCGACTACGAAGGGATCTATATGTGGTGGCTGTGGTTCTGATACGATCCTAATACTGCCTGGAAATCATGTGTCAGCCTGTGGTGAATGTGGTTGGCATCCCCGTTTCCAGCAGTCTACTTATGGCCTGAATGCACCCACTGACAGAAGCCAGGCAGCGACGCCTGCACGTCAGAATGATTCAGGCCAATCTCTTTCTGCCAGCATTGCCGAATTGAATGCTGGTGGCGGCATCCATATCTAATTACTATCCCAGCGGAGTATTAATCTATGACTAAGATGAGTCCTTATCAGTCCTTCATTGCCACTTCTAGATATGCCCGCTGGGATGATGAGAAGGAGCGTCGTGAGACATGGGATGAGACTGTTGATCGCTACATGGCAGCAATGGATAAGCAAGCCATTAAGCACGGATACATTATGGAAGAGGAGATTCACGAATTCCTACGTGATAGCTTCCATAACCTAGAAGCCTTCGGATCTATGCGTGCATTGATGACTGCTGGTCCCGCATTGGATCGATCCAACATTGCAGGATACAACTGTTCCTATCTTCCTATTGATGACATGGTTGCTTTCGATGAGTTGCTGTACATCCTTATGAATGGCACGGGTGTGGGATTCTCTGTAGAGAAGAAGTATGTGGACCAACTGCCCACAGTCATGACTCCGTACTACTCTGGAGACCATGGGACCATTGTCGTGGAGGACTCCAAGGAGGGTTGGGCAAAGGCTCTGAGAGAGCTTGTAAGCTCCTTGTATCAGGGCTTCTACCCCGACTGGGATACCAGCGCTGTTCGCCCCGCAGGAAGCCGTTTGAAGACGTTTGGAGGCCGTTCCTCCGGACCTGAGCCACTGGAAGAACTCTTTGAGTTTGTCTCCGAGAAGTTCTCTGGTGCTCAGGGCCGTAAGTTGACTACACTTGAGGTCTTTGATATCGTCTGCAAGATTGCATCGGTTGTTGTAGTGGGTGGCGTCCGTCGCTCTGCTCTGATAGGCTTGACTGATCTATCAGACAATGACTTGGCTACAGCTAAGTCCGGACAATGGTGGGAGGACCACCCCTATCGTGCACTATGCAATATCTCTGCGGTATATGAAACACGTCCTTCACTCTCTACATTTATGGGTGAGTGGAGGAATATCTATGATTCAAACTCGGGTGAGAGAGGCATCTTCAACCGAGAGGCTAGCCAGAAGCAGGCAGCAAAGTATGGAAGACGCTCTCCGGATATCGATTACGGAACTAATCCATGCTCAGAGATAATTCTGCGTCCTTATCAGTTCTGTAATCTCTCCACCGTAATTGTGGGAGAGGGCGACACACTACAGGACTTGTACACAAAGGTAGTTGCTGCTACGATCTTCGGGACTATTCAGTCAACTCTTACGGACTTCCAGTACCTCCGTCCTATCTGGCGTGAGAACACAGAAGAGGAAAGACTTCTGGGTGTCTCCATGACTGGACAGATGGGTCACCCTGTTCTGAATGGTAGTCAGGGTAGACAAATCCAGGAAGAGTGGCTAGACTACCTCCGTATTGCTGCGGTAAAGACCAATGAGTTCTACGCAAAGCTACTTGGCATTCCCGCGTCTGCTGCTGTAACATGTGTGAAGCCTGAGGGAACTACTTCTCAGCTTTCCAACACATCATCAGGTGCACATGCCTGGCATGCTAAGTTCTTCATTCGTAGAGTTCGTGCGGATAAGAAGGACCCACTTACAGCATTCCTGATTGACAATGGAATTCCTTACGAGGATGACAAGATGAATTCCTCTGCTGTTGTATTCTCATTTCCAATGAGAGCACCAGAAGGAGCCATTACCCGTCATGATTTGACTGCTGTTCAGCATCTAGATACGTGGTTGACGTACCAGCGACACTGGACAGAGCACAAGCCATCTGTTACTATCTCCGTGAGAGATCACGAATGGATGGAACTCGGGGCAAAGGTATGGGAACACTTTGATGAGTTGTCAGGTGTAGCCTTCCTGCCTATGAGTGATCATGTGTATGTTCAGGCACCGTACGAAGACATTGACGAGAAGACATACGAGCTGCTACTATCTCGTATGCCAAAGGATCTCCCTTGGGAAGACCTGAGCTGGTATGAGAAGTACGATCAGACTGTGGGATCACAGACCTTGGCTTGCAGTGCCGATGGAGGCTGTGAAACAGTAGATCTAATCTAGGAATAGTACACCGCTTGGCGAGAGTAGTACGAGGAAGACTAGACAAATGTCACACCGGGCTGGTAGGGTAATACTTACCAGCCCGTTCTATTTGAAAGAGGTATGCGTGTCTGATCAGCACGAAAAGTTAAGACTGTTCCAAGCTGCAAAGAACAAGGAACTAATTAAGGCTGGCTTAAAGCCCCTTATTATGGCGTCCGAAATCTACATTCCACCACGCCAGTCCTCTGGAATTCTTTCCTTAGATGTGGCGTTAGGTGGCGGTTGGCCTGCTAACCGTTGGATTGAGATCGTTGGAGAGTCCAGCGCATCCAAGACCAGCTCTATTCTCCACACCATTGCAACTAATCAGGCAATGAACCCTGATTATTCCGTGTACTGGGTAGCATCTGAGCCGTATAACCCTGAGTGGGCTGCACTTTGCGGCGTAGACAATGACCGTGTTACTGTGTTCGAGCACAATAACATGGAGTTATGCTTCCAGAACGTTATTGATGCCGCTAAGGCTAATATTTACGATTGCATTGTGATCGATTCATATCCTGCCATGATTGCTTCTGATGAAGAAGAGAAGGACATGTCAGGGTTCACCGTTGGTGGCGGAGCTAGACGAGTAGGGCAGTTCTTCCGTAAGATTCCGGATACGTTCAGCGATGAGCGTCCTTATGTTGGTTTCTTTGTCAACCAGTACCGTGACAAGATTGGTGGGTTCTCTCCATACGGAACACCTAAGACTGAGCCTGGTGGTAAGGCTAAGAACTATCAGTTCTACCAGCGAATTAAGGTAGCCCTTGACGAGATCATTGATGAGTCGAGAGACGGACAGGGAAAGGTAGCCGTTGGACAGCGCGTTAAGTTTGAGGTAACAAAGAACAAGGCTGGTGCCCCGCGTCGTACAGCGACGGCTGACATGTACTTTGATAAGACTGCCAATGGCTTCAAGCCTGGCGACTACGACAAAGTACGTGACGTTATTACTATGGCTATCTCCTACAAGATCATCACTCGTGGTGGTTCGTGGTACTCCTACGGAGACTACAAGTGGCAGGGTGCAAACCCCATTGTGGAGGAGCTACGCGGTAACATAGAGCTACTTGAAGAGATCACCAAGAAGACTCTTGACTTCGCTACCGCAAAGGAATAACCTATGCCTATCACTGGTGGAAAGACCATCATCGTCACTGGGAAGTATGTGAATTTCATCAGTGGCGCGGGAGAGACAGGGGTGGTAAAGTTCGTACCGAGCGTGCCATCCCTGTCTGACCAGACAGACTCCGAGTTCTTGACAATCACTCCGTTTACTGCTGTACTACCAGGTACACAAGGTGGTTCACCGAACACGGGTGGGTCTGGTGCATTCAGCATCACCTTACCTTGCACGGACAACACTGAGTTGTTCCCACAGGGTTTCACGTATACAATCATCGAGCAAGTCAGCAACATGGCCAACCGTATTACCAAGGGTGTGCAGATTCCAAGCACCTATGGATCAACGGTTGACTTGACCAAGGTACTTGCACCATACTTAACACCACAGTAAAACTAATTCGGGAGGCATAAATTGGAGTTTCAGAAGTGGCCCAGCATTCCGCGCCTGTCTAAGGAGCGAATGACGATCACTGAGAAGATCGACGGTACCAATAGTGCTATTCGTGTTCGTCCGTCTGGAATCTTTCCGGACAATAGTGCACGACTCACTACTGTTATCGATCCTGCTGGATATCTTTATGACGTGTGGGTTCAGTCTCGCTCTCGCTTCCTCAAGGCTACTAAGAATGAGGACAACTTCGGTTTTGCCGGATGGGTTCTTGATAACGCTACGGCTCTCGTGGATATTCTTGGTCCTGGTGATCACTATGGTGAGTGGTGGGGCTCTGGTATCCAGCGTGGCTACGGTCTGACCAAGGGTGAGAAGCGATTCTCTCTGTTCCACGCTACCAAGTGGATGGAGACCATTAAGGTTCAGCCGGGCTCTACTGCTGTTCATGAGCTGTGCACTGTTCCTCTCCTCTACACTGGAGACTTTGAGCAGGGTGCTATCACTCGTCTCAAGCAAACGCTTCGTCTCAAGGGCTCCAACGCTGTTGAGCACGCGTTCAACGCTGAGGGTATGGTTGTCCAGCTCCGCGAGGCTCAGGCAGTCTACAAGGTGCTTCTGGAGAACGATGATCTGCACAAGTGGCAGGTTGCTGCGTGATATTCCTTGGGGTACTATACTTCCTTGGTGTCGGTGTCCTCATATCGTTTTCTCTCATCGCGTGGAACGATGACATCAAGTTGATTGATACCCTTGACCTGGATTGGCAATGGCTGTACGGTAGTACCCTCGGTGCTACGATGGAGTTCTTGCTTACAGTAGCAATCATTGCAACCTGGCCCGTCACACTAGGTGGATACTACATCTACAAGCTGGTCCAGGACATCAAGGAAGTGAGGGCACGTAAGAAGTGATTAACGAACCTGCGTATGGATTTCTAAAGTCTGATCGTGAGGCTCTTGCTCAGGCTCTTGAGGCTGTACGTCGTAGGATCTGTGTGTATAACATGGGTCATCGTATGGATCAGGATTGTTACTGCGACTGCAAGTATGGTCTCAGCATTGACAAGCTGGTCAGTGGAGATCAACGCGCCCCGCAGGGTGGTAGTGAGCAGTCAGGTTGTCCGGAGCTTCGCTCTGTGATTTACTGGCTTCTTCACGGTGAACCTGATGAGCCTATCGATGATCTCGATAGAATCTATATCGCTGATTAAGTAGCTTTAATCGCTCTCCCGAAAGGGAGAACGGTTATGGATTACTTAACCAATAGGAGGAATAATGTCTTACATCTTCGACCACGCTTACCGTATGGGTTGGACGGAGCTGGGTATTCTGGAGTGGGATTATGAGGACTGGCAGTTTGACGAGACCATTATTTGGATGGCTGGTCCAAACGAGTTCTACATGGCGCACGATTCTGGTTGTTCCTGCCCCATTCCGTTTGACCTGCATGAGGTTGGCGACATTGAGGGTCCTCTGACGAAGGATGAGGCACTGACCAAGCTGCTTAAGAAGATTCCGGTCACTCTGGACAAGCTTTCTGGTCAGTGGTATAACGATGATGACCGCAAGCACTTTGCGGATAAGTCTGCTGTAATTGTGCAGCGTATTCTAATTGGAGACTAATGGCTGATACGAAAGACAGCCAGAGACAAGAGCGCCGGATAGCCAAAGAGCTATCCGGCTTTGTCAATTCTGGTTCAGGTAATGGATGGATTCGTAAGTCTGATATACGGACTGCATACGAATTGGTAGAGGCAAAGATAACAGGAGCCAAATCCTATTCGCTAAAGGATGCAGACCTACAGAAGAATTATGACTATGCACTTATGGATGGACGAATTCCGATCTTTATGGTAGAGTTCCAGGGTACTGGAAACAAATGGGTAATCATGCAATACGATGATTACCTGACTCTACGAGAAGGTCCCGGAATTGGTAATGAAACTGCGTAGCGTTGCTCCCCAATGGTTTAGCGACGATACTAAGAAGACAGCTAAGTGTGTGTTATTCCCTGCCACGAAGGACTATGATCCGTGGTTCGGGGATACAGAGGGGGAAGAGGAAGCCTATGACGAGATGGAAGACGCCAAGAATATATGCACTGGCGCTCTCGATGGCCGACCCTGCCCCCTCTTAGAAGCCTGCTTAGAATTCTCTATGGTAAACAATGAACGCTACGGAGTTTGGGGTGGACTACTGCCCGATGAACGAGCCAAGCTAAGGAAAGAGAGAAAGATTTGGCAATCCAAAGAGGCTGGGGAAAAGCGAAAGGAAAGCTAGGCGATTGGGCTAACGCGTCTAAGGGAACTATCCTTCTGGGAGACATTCAAGCTCATATGTTGAAGGAACACTCAAAGCCTTCGACTCGCCGACAGGATATTATCCATCCATCCGAAATGGCGAAGCAGAATTGGTGTCCACGTGCTACCTACTATCGAATCAAGACTTGCCGAGACTCCAACAACCCATATCTTAAGCCTGATGAGAAAATTGGGGTACAGCTCCTCAACATCTTCGATGAAGGACATCTCATTCACGATAAGTGGCAAAAGCGACTATGGAAAATGGGAAAGCTTTGGGGCAATTGGGAATGTCTTGCATGTACCCATTATTTTAGAGATACCCTTTCTCCCAGTAAGTGTCCCGACTGCCACACTGTTGGAACTCTCATATACCGCGAGGTACCTCTCCGACATGAACAGTATCTAATTGCCGGACATGCTGATGGCGCTGTGCCAGACTTGGGCGCTCTGATTGAGGTTAAGAGCGTGGGAGCGGGTACGGTTAGAATAGAGGCACCTGACATCTACAACGCCCATACGGAAGGTCAGAAGATAGACCCACAAGGGCTCTGGAAGGCCATTGAGGAGCCGTTCAGCTCCCACATGCGTCAGGGGCAGCTCTACCTCGCGCTGTGCGCTGAGATGGGGCTTCCATACGATCGCATCATCTTTATTTATGAAGCGAAGTTTAATCAGGGAGTAAAGGAATTCGTAGTTAAGTACGATCCCAATTACAGTTTCCCCATTATTGATATGGCGAGACTAATTGCGAATGCACTTGATTTCGGGGGTCCTATCCCTGCATGTCCTACTGGTACTTGCAAAGATTGTGAGAATTATGGCCCAGAGAGTACAGAGCGGTTGGGGACTGGGGAGCACGGGGCTACGAGCACCAGCCAGACCATCCGACGACCAACCGGAGCTACCAGCAAGATTGTCCGAAATTTCTGATCCTGAGCTAATGGAACTTCTTTCCGAATTCACCAGTTGGACTGGTTATGCCGGTTATGAGGTTGCAAAGGCCACCATTGCTGTTCGTCAAGCCACACGTGTCTTGCAAAGAGTCAGTGATGCTGCTACTGTACGTCTCAAGGCCAAGACAGTGGCAGAGACCAAGGCTCTTGTAGCTCAGACTCCTGAGTACATTGAAGCTGAGGATCACCTGGACACTTGTGAGAACTATGAGATCCTGGTAAAGTCCCTCTATACCCACCTAGAAGCGTGCGGTAAGGCAGTATCTAGAGAGTTGACAAGACGTACCTCTCGCGCTACTGTTGAGCAAAGAGACGGCAAGTACAACACCTAAGGAGATTAGTGGCTGTCAAGTTCAAGCACAAGATGATCCATGATGTCGAGTACACAATGATTGGCAAGACTGGAAATAGCTTCCAGCTTCGAGAGAGTAATACCGGACGAGAGTTCTGGATTACCAAGGCAGAGTTCGAGAAGAACTACGAGAAGAAGTAAGGGAAATCACAGTGCTGATTGACATTGATGACGTTCGGAATGATATTCCGGGCGTCATCGCCCTTAAGGGCAAGAATTATGTGTATAAGCAGCAAGATGGCGCTGATTGCGTCTATGTAGAGGATGGTTACCCCTCTTGTATGATCGGGGTTTACTTGATCAATAAGCTTAAGGTTTCCATTGATTTCTTTGAGGAAAACTGGAAGCTGAATAACGTGGAGTTCCCAGACCTTGAGGGCGAGCTTTTCCGCGAGTACGGAATTCATTTCACGGATGAGGCATCTGAGGCGCTTACTAAGCTCCAGACTTATCAGGACACCGGCGTTTCTTGGGGAGACGCATACGCAACTACCTTTGGAGAAGAGCTTGCAGGTTAGTCTAATTGCACGGACTTTGATGATTGATACGCCTCAGTCCGTACATGGAACTAAGTTCGATGATTACTACAGTGGGAATTCGGGAACAGATTGTGATGAACTCGCACATTTCGCAGGACGAGCATGTTACCAGTCCTGGCACATGCCTAATCCTGTCACTTCGGATGCCGAAGGGTATATCAGTAACATCATCTCCCAAGGACATTTCAGTGTCCTTGAGCACGCTTCGGCTACTTTCTACGTGGAAGGCGTCAGCCGAAGTCTCACGCATGAGCTTGTGCGTCATCGCCATCTGAGCTATAGTGAGCTGTCACAGCGATACGTGAACATGGATGACTCGATCATCACTGTTCCACCCGCTATTGACAAGAATCTCGGTATTGGTAGTATTGCCGAGATGGGTCGTCATCAGCGCGAGTCAATTCAGCTTTACAACAAGCTAGTTGAGAAGCTAGAGTCTGTAGGAATCAAGGGTAAGAAGGCTAGGGAAGCAGCACGAGCCGTAATGCCTGGTGGTGTAGAGACTGCCATCGTGGTGACTGGAAATATGCGGGCATGGCGTGATATGCTTCACAAGCGCTACAGTGTGCATGCAGATGCTGAAATCAGAGAATTCTCTGGCTTGGTTCTTCAAGAACTTCAAAAGATCGCCCCAGCGAGTTTTCAGGATTTTCCTGATGAGCCTTTCCAGTAAGAAATGCTCTACTTGTGAACTAGAGAAGTCACTAGACGCTTTCCGATCTGGCAGGGCACGTTGTAGAGACTGTGAACGAGAATACTCTAGAAACAAGTACAAGACTTTACAGGACAAGCGAGCATCGGGGGAAGGTACCGATTTCTGTAAGAGATGTGAGCGAACTCTTCCAGTAGGAGATTTCTCTACTGGAGGGAACGCTACTATTTGCAAAATTTGCAGATCTTGTGCAATATATGGGATTACTTATAAAGATTTCATAGAGCTAGGAAACACTCAAGACTGGAAATGCCCTGGTTGTAGCACCGATTTGACAGATAAACGCCAGGGTTCTCCAAATAGTGCGCACATAGATCATGACCATATTACTGGCCGCGTGCGCGGCTTGCTATGTATGCACTGTAATCATGTCCTTGGCAAAGTCAAGGACGACATGATGACACTTAAAAATCTAATGAACTATTTGGAGGTTCCCTTTGACTGAGCTAATGCCAAACTTCCCTAGTAAGCAGTTCTTCTTAGAGACTATCCTGCCTGATGACTTGGCAGGAACATTTACAGATCCTCTGAGACTTGAACTTTACAACCTGGCTGTGGCATACTACCGAGCGGGTTGGGAAGATGCTACGATCGCTGTAGAGCGTACGCTGACTCCCCTTTACTACGCTGACTTCCCATTCGAGAAGGATGACGAGTAGTTAAGCTTTACTCATTCCTCTCTGCCTGGCAAGTGTAGAGAGTAGTGGGTATGGAATAACTACCCAAATGGAGGAATAATGGAGCCTGTCACCTGGATGAAGGCTAAGTACGCTGCCGAGAAGACCAAGGGTCGTTACAAGAGCACTGGTGGAAACGGCGCTGCTAAGAAGAAGCACAAGAAGAACCCTCAGAAGATCAAGCCGCTGTTCACCATGCTCAAGGTCATCGACCTGGACAACGGTGGTAAGGCTCGCTGGGTGAAGCAGTATGTCTGATCTTCGTATGGAAGGAAGAGGGTTCTACGACATAGAAGTGGTGGTGCTCTGGTAATGGCTATTGCTGGGGGAAAGAACGTTGATGAAAACGACCCGATTAAGCGTCGTAAGGAACATCAGAAGGCTATGCGAGATGTAGTTGAGAAGGCTTGGGACGCAGCACGCAATAAGAAGATCAAGAATCTTCTTGAAAATGGTCCCATGGAGGATGGTCCTAAGCATAGGAAGGACAAGGGTGCTAAGCACCGTAAGTCATGATTACTTGTCCGCATTGCGAGTCTGACTTAACCGTCTTTCTCGGCAAGTACAAGGTCGTTACGGGAAAAGAAACCCGTACATACAAACTATATGACTGCTTTAATTGCGATAAGGAATTTGAAGTAGATGACTAAGGTTCTCATTACTGGGAGCCGCGAGTGGCCCCCAACGATTGATTCGTTGGGGGTCATTTTCGCAGCTATCGACAAGCACCTAGAACTGTCTTGGGATGCACCTGAGCTGATTGTGGGAATGAGCCCTGGAGGGGGCGTAGATGCCTTTGCCTACGCCTATGCGATGGGTTGTGGGTATGGGGTCATTCCTGTCCCTGCGGAGCCCTCAGAAGGCCGTACAAAGCTTTCGCCCAGAGACTTCGCTGCGCGCAATCAGAAGATGGTTGACATGAAGCCCGATGTTGTACTAGCATTCATCACAGGCAAGGACGATCCGACACAGAGTCGGGGAACGAAGATGACAGTAGGCATGGCTGAGAAGGCTGGCCTTTACATAGAAAGGTACTACGCATGAGCTACGCTGATGACCTGGTTGAGAAGGCACTCGTTGAGTACCTACGAGTTGAGCACGACATTGAGACGAGCAAGGCATGGTTCGGGGAGACTGAGAGTTACACCTACACTGTAGGCGGTTGTGAGACCTGTTCTTGGCACGAGACTGATCTGTCCTTCCGTATTTATTACGAGGATGGTACTCGTTGGAACAGCTCTATTGAGAAGGAAGGCGATCCGCTGAACTTCTTCCCGGTTCTGTTTGCTTACATGAAGTCTGTGGAAGATGCAGAGCAGGCTAAGATGGCTGTTGGATACGAGATGATGCGGACTACCTACAATGACTGATTTCCCCTTCTGGGTTCTTGTTAAGGACGGCGAGACAGTTTATGATGCTATTCTCAGAGGTGACTGGTACTCCTCTGAGATGGCCGCTAATGCGATTAAGGATCAGTTTGAGTTTGAGCTAGGAGCTTCTTACAGGGTATTTGGAGCTAACCTTAAGGAGAGCAATGACTGATTTCCCCTTCTATGTAGTTGTGCGCTTTGATCAGAACGTGTATGACGCTATTCGGGCGGGCGAATGGTACATCTCCGAGATTGCTGCTGAGGCTACCGCCGATCAGCTAGCTTTCATGGAAGAGAAGCCTTATTTCGTGATTGGGGGTCCTCTTAAGCAGCAGGATAACACCCCTACAGATAAGCCGAAGGTTCTCAAGAGCCGTATTCAGCGCACCATCAAGGATATGGTTACTGGTGATAGTTTCTACACCGTTCCCTGGGCAGCCGCAGTTAACAAGGAAGACATTCCTTACTTGGATACCACCTTTATGATTCATGATAAGCCTGGTGGAACAGTACAAATGCTGGTGCAGAAGCTTGGACCTGACTGGTACCAGCTTGGTATTCCTGAAATCTATAAGTTCCGCAAGGTTAATCCTCGTATGGAAGATCCCGATATTTGTTGGAATTTGAATTTCATTTAGGAGGAGCAATGCCTAGAGTATGGGCGCAAGAGTGGAAGAAGTCTGATGGCTCTTCCATGTACTCCATTCACCGTTATCAAGGTGACATCATTCAGTTCGGCAAGCTCCACAACGAGAAGCAGTACACTCGTAACCTCTTGACACAGCACCACCGAGCATGGCAAACTGATGTCAGTGAGGAAGATGCCCAGAAGATCGACGACCACGGTTACGGTCTATTCGTAGCTAGGAGACCACGATAATGAGTGACAAGGAAATCACCCCAGAAGCACAAGCATTATTAGATCAGGCTGCCGAAGACTACGCTAAGTACCACAGCGAAGAGACTAAGGCAGCATGGAACGAAGCACTAGGAAACATTCATGCAACCATCGTCAACGAAAAGGACGAAGGCACTGCCTGATGCTCCACACAAGCCCGAATTCTTAGTGATTGGCATTGACCAGTCTTACTCAGGATTCGGGTTTGTTGTGTTGGATGAGACAGGACATTGCCATCAGAAGACATTACGTAAATACGAATTAAAGAAGTTTGATGGAGAAGGCGATAGATTATCGCATATCTATACTGACTTAGTCACCTTTTTTGCGTATGCACAATCTCTTTCCCCTAATGTCAAGGTATTCATGGAAGGCTATGCTTATGGCTCGAAGCTCAATCGAGAGAAGCTTGGAGAACTTGGAGGTATCGTCAAGCTTGCTTGCCGACACGTTCTATGTCGAGATCCTGCCTCCGTTGCTCCAACAACTCTTAAGGCATTTGCTACTGGGTCCGGAAGAGCCACTAAAGAGCAAATGGTTAAAGCGGTTCAGGCATTCGATCCAGAAATCACAAACGACAATCTAGCTGATGCGTACCTCTTAGCGGTATATGGTTCAGAAGCGTAGTACAGAGCCTTTCCTGTAGAATTATGGGGAAGGCTCTTTTGCTTTATAATCAAAGAAACATATACTGAACCACATATGGAGAATCAAATGGAATTGACTAACAATGAGGTATTACTAAAGGTAAAGTCCTCTTCATCAGCTTCCAACCTTGCTGCTGCTATTGCCAACAACGTGTATGACGGACGTGAGGTCACTCTACGCGCAATTGGTGCTGCTGCGGTCAATCAGTCCATGAAGGCTGTAGCCATTGCTCAGAGCTTCGTAGGACCACGCGGAAGAGTCCTTAGCTGCCGACCTGGCTTCACTACTGTTGAGATGGCCGATGGCGAGATCAGTGCATTGACTTTTAAGATTATCGTTGACTAAGGATTAACTTATGCCCGGAACAGACTTTCGTAACGGGGCCAATTTTCAATCCAGAGGTGCCGAATTCTCTGGTGCCTTGAGCGGGAGCAGCGGAGCCAATTACGTAGTAAAGCAAGCTCCACCACCCGTATTGAATGCATACCAGCCAAGCTCTGTTCTGTCCCCTGTTGGGGCTAGTCAAAATGGTATGAGCGGCCTTACTTATTCAGCTAACAGAGCACTAAGCAATTACTAGGAGATATTATGACTTCAACAGAACCAGGTACGGGAGCATTCCCTACTATGGGTACCTCTGCTGCTCAGCTAGCTCACGTAGCCAAGCCTGAGAGAGGCCGTAGCCGTCCGCGTAAGGGCGGAATGAGCGGTCAAGGGGATCTAGCCCACAAGAGCAACAGAAGCATGGCATATGAGCGTATGGGAGCCTCCCTGCACCCTGTCATGAAGATGAGTGAGCCTAACTCTACAGAGCCAGCCAAGACAGGTCAGCACGTCCTTAAGATGCCTTCTCGTGGCTCCTGGACAGACTCATTCCGCGCTAAGGCAAAGTACGGGAGATCATTTTAATGTTTACGACCAGACACGGATGGGTATTAGCTCTCTTCCGTGCCTTGGCCAAGGATAAGGAAAGATTCGAGACAGACGCAGAACTACAGTTCAAGATTCACAAGTTCGCTTCGTACTTCTGGATTGTGAATTTCTGCGTTGCATTATTCGTATTCTTTGTCTTTCCTGGTTTATGGGCATCGGCAAGTGTGCTTTACCTTGTCCTAGTTAGCCTATATGCCAACTTTGCTACCGATTACGGAGCAGTATCCGCTTCTCTAGCGGCTAAGAAGAATAAGGAATAACCATGCCACAGAACCCTAATGTCGGCAATAACAATATTATGTACAACCCACCAGTTGGACAGCAGGGTTCTGTTACCCAATATGGTGGAGGTGGAGGACTCCCAATTTCGGGATTCCGCTCCATTCTTGATGCAAGACTTGCAGCAGCTACGGGAAAGACACCAGAAGCTCAATATCCTGACGGTTATCTGGGCTCTGTTATCGACCGTAGACAGGACAAGCTTCTACAGACTGTCCGCAACAACGCACGCTCCTACTCCAGAGGGGTCCACAAGGGCTCCAGAATCGCTCCTACGGACTATTTCTGGCCCGATGACCTTACACCCTTCTCAACCATTGAAGCGCGCTTAGAAGGCTCTACAAAGCGTTTCGCTGCACAAGGCAATCCACTGGAGCGTTTGGCTCATGGTGGAAAGTACATCACTAATGCCGAAGCCGCTAAGCTGGCTGAGGAATTGAATATCGCAGTAGATCCTCAGATGAAGGTTGTATCTCCAGAAGTAAGAGCATTCCACAGAGCCATCAACCTCCCTGGCTGGACTGGAAGTGGTAGAAGTGTCTAGACAGAATACTGATTACGATCCACTAAAGCGCCAACAAGAGAATCAGACGATCTATAACTACTCCAGACCGTTTCAGTCTCTACAAGAGGAATTAGTCCATATTCAATTGGCTACTGCTGCTTCAACGGTTGCTGATGTGATTAAGCCGCCAATTCCCAATATCGGGAAGACTCCTAATCGATTCGGCTATGACAGAACACCACCTGGCATTGCGGATATTCTCGTAGTAGATGATTCCTTTGCTGCTAACTTCGGTGATTATGGTGGTACAGAGAGCGGGTACATGGGAACTAGCTATCCGCAAAATCCAAGCATCAATACTTAAGGACTATTAAAATGGCAGATGCACCACGCCGTGCCGATGATAAGAGACAGAGTGGTACGGCTAAGAATCCAACTGTTGTGAAGACTCCAACAGCATCAAAGTACAAGGCTCCTAAGGCTGTGAAGGTCGTTAAGGGCAAGGCTGGAAGACCTAAGAAGGCGAAGTAATATGGCATACCCACAGCTAAGATCAATGAATGCAAGCCTTCATGAAGGCTCTACAGATGGTAGATATAAGAAGGTTCGTCCAGATACGGAGTGTTCCATTGTAGACGCTACGCCTGGAACGCAGAACTTGACTTATGATCTGCGCGAGGATCTGAACCTACAAACCTATGGCATCGGTGAGAAGCGTGACCAACTGATTCCTGGGCAGGCTGGCAAGCGTTCCGCTATGCCTGACTACTACATGAACAGACTGAGCTCTTTGTCCAGTGATGCTCAATCAAGCTCCTGGTAGTACATGCACCACAGCTACTCGCTTGACAGGCTCTCAGAGGTACTGATAGGCTAAGGCCAGTTGTTACAGAATCAAGACAATTGATCTGTAGCGACTGGCCTTATTGTCTACAGGAAGGACAGCAATGTCCGGGAAGATATTCAAGCGTGCCATTGCAACTCTTACGCTAAGCTCCGTGGCCCTGTTGGGACCAATCCCTCAGTCGCACGCCACTACTCGTTCTACCGTAGGTTACGCGCTGCCTACTTTCGCGAATGTCGCTCCAAAGGTTACTAAGCCTATGGCCGCTCCGCAGGTTGCCAACAACGCAACTCGGGTGCTACCGTTGGAGCTGCGCGCATTGAAGATCGCAGAGTCTAAGACAGGTGCTCCATACAGTTGGGGTGCTACTGGACCTTGGTCCTTTGACTGTTCTGGACTTGTGTACTACTCTTACCGCAAGGCAGGGAAGCACATTCCTCGCACTGCGGGAGAGCAGCAGAACTACGCACACCGTGTGTACTCTCCTCGCCCTGGTGATCTGGTCTTCTTCGGATGGCCTGCCTATCACGTAGGGATTTACGTGGGGAATGGTAAGTTCCTCAACGCTCCGCATACCGGAGATTCCGTTGAGATCGATCCAATCTGGTACGACGGAACACCTAGTTCCTACGGACGAATTAACTAAGAAGGGTTTGTAATGAAGACGAAGAATATCGCAATTGCTTTTACTCTCTCCGCTATGGCGCTGGTTGGAGTTCTGGGCTTTGATATCAGCGAGGCTCACGCTGCTTCCCATGACTGGGATGCGGTTGCAAATTGTGAGTCAGGTGGTAATTGGCATGCCAATACTGGAAACGGCTATTACGGTGGTCTCCAGTTCACGCTAGGTACTTGGGCTGCTAATGGTGGTTCTGGTAATCCTGCTAATGCTTCCCGCAGTGAGCAGATTCGTGTGGCTGAGAACGTCCTGGCTTCTCAGGGTATTGAGGCGTGGCCGATCTGTGGAGTTCATCTTTACGACGACAACCGCAGTAACCTTGAGTCTCAGGACCGTGCTGTCCCTGTGGCGCGTCCTAAGGCCACTGAGAAGCCTAAGCCGCCTATTGACTGTGGTCCTGGTAATCACTTCAAGCATTGCCACCAGCCGCCTACTGAGTTCAACTACATCGTCAAGCCTGGAGATTATCTTGCCAAGTTGGGTAAGGAGTTCAGTGTCTCTTGGGAGCAGATTTACAGTGTGAACAAGGACATTATCAAGGACCCTAACCTGATCTATCCGGGTGAGCGAATTCGCATTCCTGTGTACAACGCTCCTCACAGCTAACGATTAGCCCCTATGAGTCTTTAATTAGACTTGTAGGGGCTTTTCTGTTATAGTAAGGAAGTCAAGAAACAACTCGGAAGGCTTAAATGACTGACTCATTCGATCCATATAAGGATAAGACGGTTCACAAGACAGGCTTAATCTTTTGCCACCCTTGTAATGTTATAGAAGAGATTCCGGATTACGATCCAGATAACGCTGATAACGATCCTCGCATTGACCACATTATCGCGACACACTTACGTCGCCACCCATCATTTGAGGACCGCTTCATTCTGGAGTGGGCAGCACTGGCATTCGTTCCGACTCGTCACTGGAAGGACCCTGAGTACCAGAAGCAGATCAAGCACAAGCTTCTGGAAGGAATGGGCAAGAGTGGATTCGATGACGAATTCTATGCCACTCAGAACACTTTCAAGTCTGACGCTATGGAATGCTATAAGCGTCACGGGAATCCTGCATTCAAGTCCAACACGCAGCCTAAGTGTACGGACTATCTCGATCACAAGATGGAGATCAAGCCAAACACCAATCAAGAGCGTAGAAAGGCTGGTTTGCCTACATACGACGAGACAAAGATTCGTAAGTCTTTCATCTGTGAATACTGCCCGTACCATCAGAGTGTTCGTACAGAGCTAGGAAAGTAATGAAGAGATATGCTTCCAAGAGTGCCCTGGCGATA